CGACACGAATATCGCCCTTAATGCCGTTCAGCGCGATGCCACCCTGACCGTTATCAGCGCCGAGCGTGGTTGAACCGCCGCCGACGCCGCCGCTGACATAAACGCCCGACCAGTTTACGGCCGGTGCACTCTCTTCGACCGCGACCCGTGCCGCAGGCTGCGACGCGCCGCCCTTGCGGTCATAACCGTCGGCCGCGTAGGCCGCGCTCGAAGCCAGCGCGAGTCCCAGCGCCGCCAGAATAGTCCGCTTCATGATATGTTCCCTTCGCATTATTGCGGTTGTACGCCAGCGCTAGTAGGGCAGCGCGCGTAGGGGTGCACTTTACGGGGGCACCGGGTAGGGCCGCTGTGCGCGAGAGTGTTGCTAAGCGGCTGGGCGATCAAGGTAAGTTGCTCAAAAGCAACGGATTCGGCAACGAAAAAGCCCCCGAGGACTGGTTTCCTCGGGGGCTCTTCTGTCACTGCTCAACTGTCACGTACCAAAAGCTCGCATACGGGCTCAGTATAGAGGGGGGTGCCGAGCCCGTCAAGCCACCTTAGGCGTCGAGCGCGGCAATCTCCTTCTCGATATCCTCCTTGCTCATGCCGGCCAGGGCCGCTTCTTCCTTGGTGCCCAGGGCGGCGAGCAGCTTCCGCTTACGCTCCGCATTGGCCGCCGCCTTCGTGGCTTTCTCGCGCTCTTCCAGCTTGACAGCGATCACGCGCTTCAGCACTTCCAGCTGCAGCTCCAGGCCCGCCTTGCGGGGGTCCGGCTTCAGCGTCACGAAGCTGCCTTCCTCCAGGCTCTTCAGCTCGGTGTTCACGGTGCGCGCCATCGCGTCCAGGTTCGGACGGTTCGCGTTCGCCGAGGTCAGCGGCAGGTCCCAGAGCTGTTCCACGCTGAGCAGCCCGACGGGGCTGTCCCACCGCACTTTATCACGGGTGGCTTTCTCGAAAATCATGTTGGCATTCTCCCTTAAAAGAAGATCGGCTGACTCTCTCAACCTCAAAAGACGATGGTGTAAGCCTTATTCAGGTTCGGCCCCATCGCAACGACCGTAACCTTATCTCCGCGGCCCGCCGAGAACCCGACGCCGCTCATCTGCTCCGCGACCACCGGGCATTTGGTCTTATCGCCGAGCACTTCGAACACCTTGCGGTGCGCTTCCAGCTTCGGGCTCAAGAACTCGTTGTAGAGCCCACGAATGGTAGTCGGGTTGGAGCACCCTTCCAGGATGAAGAACCAATGCTTATTCCCGACCGCATTGCCGTCCCAGTGGTTCGGGCTGAGGATCAGCGAGTTCACGCGGGTTGGGGCGAGAGTTTTCAGGCCCCATTTTTCCTGCGGCAGGGAGCCGGACGTAATGCCCGCCGCGGGCTTGATGGTGGCGCGACCGCCCTTCATCGTAATCGTGGCGACGGCCTGGTCCGCCTTAGAAGGGATGCCCTTCGCGTAGTTAAGCTGGAACAAACCCGACGCGCTCTCCACTTCCACGGTAAAGCCCAGGCCGGTGCTCTCCCGCCGACTGAACTGGTTGACATAAACAGAATAATCTCCGTCCGGCGCGTGGCTGACCCAACGGATATTCTCCACCGGCTCCCGCGTCGTGCCGCCGCCCGCATTCATGTCAACGTCGAGCTTGTGGCTCTTGTTGCCGAAATAAATGTGGTTCTTATTCGGCTCGATGACATGCAGGTCCAGGTCATCGTAATTGTGCCACGCTAAGCTAATGCGCAGCGCGACGCCTTCCACCTTACCGCCCGCCTTCTTGACCTTCTCCTTAATGCTGTCCGTGACGTTGCCGTCATAGGACCACGCGAAATCATTGTTCCACCGGAACAAGGACTTAGAGTCAGCCACCTCCGGCGCCGTGAGGCTCATGAAGTTGCTAAGGTGCGTGCCTTCCAGGTAAAGCTGCAAGCTGGTCACGCCCGCGAGGGCGCCGAGGAAGGTTTCAATATCCACCTCCTCGGCCCGCGAGAGGTCCAGTGGCGCCGGTTTTACCTCGGCCATCAGCAGGTTCTCAATACCGCCTTTCATTCTCCCCTGCACTGCGTTATCCACGAACAGCACGGAGTTGACGCTCACGTCGCTGAGCCGGGCATGACGGCGCTGCAGGGCGTCTTCCAAGCCCAGCTCGGTGATGGTCTTCATCGCCGAAGCCACCATGGCCTTTGTAATGAGCGCCGTGGGCCTCTTATAGTTTTGCGGGGCGACCTTGGACTCATAAACGCGAACCGCTTCTTCGACTGCGCCGCCAGTGGTGAGGTCTTCCACCAAAGTGCCAATAACAGTGTTGCGAAAGCGCGCGGCCGGATCGCGCAGCATCTTCCAGGCCAGGTTCTCCTGCACCTTCGGGTCATTAATGCCATGGAATTTGGCCTGCAGCGCCTGGAAGCCCGCCACGGCCTTCTTAAATTCGGCGCCACGATAAATGGCCCCATCCCGGATCAGCTCGGCGACCGTCTCAACGGCCGCGGGGCTCAGCTCCCGCACCGCACGGAGCAACATGGCATGCGTGGTGCGCAGTTCGCCACGCTTCGCGTCAGCGTCGCGGGTTACGTAGTCGCGCGGCACGTCCACCGAGAAATGCGACCACTGATGAGTTACGCCATCGATCAGCTCGAAGTTCTTCTCCACGCCGAATTTGGAGAACGGCGTCAGGAACACGTCGCGGACGACCAGGCCCCGAACGTAAGTCGCCATGGCGTCAGCCACTTCCGCATAGGGGCTCGGCAATGTTCCCTGCCAACCAGCATCCCAAATTGTACGCAACTGGCCGTCATAAATGCCCACCACGTTACCCACCGACCGGATAAAGGACCGGCAGCACGAGCAATCATGCTCGGTACGCTCACGGAAGACGGGGTTGGTGCCCTCGGGGAAGGCGGCGAGGTAAGCAGCCCAAATTGCGTCACGGTCGCTCTCAGCGACGAACAACTCGCCCTTGGCGAGGTCATTGAAATTCTTGCGGATCGCCGCGCCGAAGACGTGGAAATTATCGGTGGTCATAGGTAACTCCCTTTACCTGGTTTGAGCCAGGCGTTGAGAGTTACCTTAATTTCAACTAGGGGGCTGTCCCCTTAGGCGCATTCCCGCTGACCATCCGGGCCGATTATACATTGCATATTCTCGTCCGGCTTTACCTCAGCCTTCTTGAGAATGCCGCCTTTCTGACCTGTGGGCCGAAAAGTTGTGCAGCTCTTGCAACCCGACTCATAAGCTTCCAGGTAAATATTCTGGAACTGCTCCCAGGTGACATCGGCCCCGACATTAATCGTCTTAGAAACGGACTGATCCACCGCGCTGCTCACCGCTTTCAGCACGTCAACATGCTGCCTCAGCGAAACCTCCTCGATGGTCCGGCCTGTCACGTCCAGCTGGCCGAAGCCATAATCGGTGACGCGGGTCGGGACCGGGTCCGGCGAGCTCGGAAAACGGATATCGCGCACCATTTCATGCTGGAAAACTGGCTCCAGGCCAGAGCTCACGTTGTCCATCGTCAGCGAGATGGTGCCCGTCGGCGCAATGGAAAGCAAGTGCGAGTTGCGAATACCGTGCTTGGCAATCAGCGCCTTGACATCCTCCTCCAATTCTTGAACATGACGCGAGCGGGCAAATTTCTCAGCGTTGTAAAGCGGAAAGGTGCCTTTCTCCTTCGCCAATTGGGCCGAGGCCCGATAAGCATTGTTGCGCAACACCTGCGTAACCTTTGCGGCAAAATCCACAAACTGCGGCGAACCATACGGCCAGCCCTGAGCTTCGCCCGCATTCGCCAGGCCCGTAAAGCCCAGGCCAATCCGGCGCTTCGACTTCATCTCCCGCTCCTGCTCATAAAGCGGATAGGTGGAAGCTTCGATTACGTTATCCATCGCCCGGACCACCACCGGGATATCTTCGCAGAACTGACCCCAATTGAATGTATAGCGACGGCCCGTAACGCTGTCTTCCGTTGCCTTAATGCCAATGCGCAGGGCCGTGGGTTCCAGATATTTAGCCAGGTTGAACGAGCCCAGCAGGCACGAGCCGAAGGCGGGCAACGGCACTTCACCGCAAGGGTTAGAGCCGATGATCTCTTCGCAGTAATTCAGGTTGTTATCAGCGTTGACGCGGTCGATGAAGAACACGCCCGGATCGCCCCAGTCCCAGGTGGAACGCATCATCGTCTCCCAGAGTTCTTCCGGGTCGACTTCGCCATGCGGGGCGCCGTTGTGCTTCAGCTGGAACGGCCGCTTGGCTGCTAGGGCTTCCATAAAGGCGTCAGTAACCTGCACGGAGAGGTTAAACCGGGTCAGGTAATTCTCCCGGCCCTGCTTACACCGGATAAACGCCATGATGTCCGGGTGATCGATGCGCATCATGCCCATCTGGGCGCCGCGCCGCTCGCCGGAGGACGAAATCGTACCGCCCGCGGCGTCGAACATCTCAATAAACCGCATCGGGCCGCAGCTATGGCTGCCGAGCTTCTTGATCAGCGCCCCGGCCGGGCGCAGTAGCGAAAAATTATAGCCAATACCGCCGCCCATGCGCAGCGTGGTCATCGCTTCCGTGAGCCGCTTCATGATTGAGCCGTCGCCTTCCAAGAGGCTGTCCTCGATCGGCCCAGAATGGTAGCAGTTCAGTAGCGTGACATTCTTCGCGGCGCCCGCGCCCGCCCAGATACGGCCCGCGAAGCTAAAGCGCTGGAGGCCGAGCATCTCGCGCAGGTCGTGATAGTGGCGGGAGCTATCGCTCGTTGCGCTGGCTACACGATTGGTGGCTTCGCGGAAGGTTTCATATGGCGCGCGATATTTCGCGGCATGCACGGCGTCGGCCGCAGGCGTGACTGGTCCAAACTTAAATTCCGACATGGAATTAGCTGCCCCCGAATTGGTGAAACACTATAGGTAGGGCAACTAATTTAACGCAGGATTGCGGCTAAGTACGTGCAGAATTGTGGGTTTTAGGCGAAAAAGTGAAACCTATTTGCCGCGTTTACTGCGAGTGCCTCACGCACGTATACGGTCCGGTTAACGGCGATGTCGGCCAAGCAAGGTCCGACCCAATTTTAGCGCTTGCCGGGTTTTACGCGGCGGCATCAGGGTCCCAGGTCGCGACGAGCGCGGCAAATAGGCCAGGCTAGTTTATGGCCGCTGCTCCCGGTCGACTAGCGCTTTCCGGGCCGTGGCCAAAGGCAACGCAGCGATAGCGAGATCGGCGTGCACCGTCCAAGGGTTGCCCAGCTGGGCGGCGATCAGCCGGTCGCCGCGGGGCGAACGCAGGCGCTTTTCAATATAGAGCCGCGCCCTAAGGACGAGCATCTGCCACTTCCAGGCGTAGTCCTTCTTATTCGTGAACACGGTAATCATGAGTGTTTCCGCCTCGCAATATGCGACCAAGCGACCGTCGGGCGCTGTGTACACGGAAAACGGGAAGATCAACACTGGTTCTGGTTCCCCCTCGAGGATTCGAACCTCAGTCTCAAAGTCCAAAGCCTTGTGTCCTACCACTAGACGAAGGGGGAGAAGACGCGGCGGGATTCGAACCCGCGATCGCTCGATTAAAAGTCGAGTGCTTTAAACCACTTAGCCACGCGTCCAAACTGGCTCCCGCGGCTGGATTCGAACCAGCAGTCACCCGGTTAACAGCCGGGCGCATTACCATTATGCTACACGGGAAAATGGTACTAGGAGAGGGATTCGAACCGACGACCTTCCTCATGTGTGGTTTCCGTGGATGGGTTCGAACCACCGACCTCAGCGTTATCAGCGCTGCGCTCTACCGGACTGAGCTACACGGAATAACGAGGACGCTCTACCTCTGAGCTACCCTAGTGAAATTTGGTGCCGGGAGAGGGAGTTGAACCGACGACCTTCCCCTGTAAACGAGGACGCTCTACCACTGAGCTACCCCGGCAATAATTGGTACCACGGGTTAATTTCGAGTTAACGACCTCCGGTACTTCAGACCGGCGCTCTACCAACTGAGCTACCGTGGCATTCTTACCCACTACGACCGCGGTCGCATTATCCTGCGTGCCGCAGAGGCTGGCTTAAGTTTTTAACCGGATCCGAGCCGTCCCCCTGCCGTAGCGGGCCGGGTCAGTTTAGCTGCTCCGGCGCCGCCGTAAATGCGGAATTGTCTTGGCCCGGCCCGCGCCACCAGCGCACCATCGCCTCGGCCCGTTGACAACAACCGCCACAGAGGTCTGACGGGCCATCATACCTCAAGTCAAAGCCCAATTCCAACCAGATTAGCGGCCATATCGGCGTCAGGATCACGCCGCGCCAGAATTTCCCTGTGAGCATACTCATCCTCCGTAAACACCCAACGCCGACTAGCTGACGTGAAACGCGCTCCTGTTCGACTTCAGCAAGATACTCAGAGATTACCTCGTTTTGCAGAGCGAGCGCTGTGCGGATATAATCGCCGGGCGTCTGGCCCTCATAGAGCCGCTCGCGAAACTTCGCCTCGATAAGACGTTGGAAATCTTCAGGTTTACGCATTTAAGTGGTGATCCCTGCGGGATTCGAACCCGCGACCTTTGGAGTGAAAGTCCAATATCCTGGACCGCTAGACGAAGGGACCAATTGGAGAAATGGACGGGACTTGCACCCGCTTCCACGGCTTTGCAGGCCGCCGCATAACTATTCTGCCACCATTCCTATAAAAGGGCGGAATGGGTAGCCTCTTACGGCCAACGAACACCACGACGACGGCGTGGCATCCCCTACCAGCGCAACTGATACATAGACTTACGGGGCGAGTCCGTCGCAAATCCCCCGCCTAGCGTCTTCAGTGTTGTTGCCAGCCAGCTTTAACGGCGATCACTCCGTAGTATCACTGGACCCATTCCTGAAACGAAGTTACCCAGCTTTTTCCGCTTCGGAAATGCGGAAATGTCTTGGCATGGGATAACGGTGTAGGGCGCCCAGGGCAGCGCACTCGCCCTCACCCGCACGCCGAGCCCCTTCCCTCGGGCCGTAGAGGAAAACGGCACGGTAGAGCCGCTCTAGGCGCTCCGGAGTCCACTTGCGGCGCGCGCTGAGCGGCCGGGAAGGCTTCCGCTCGCGGAGGTCGTCGTATAAGCCGCGGAAAGCGTAATTCTGAGCCATTGCCTTACAGGCTGAGGGTGTTCGGTAAGTGCCGACATAAAAAGCGGCACCCGTACAAGTTAAGCCCGCTTCCGCGGCTTCCTCGAGGCGAAGAAGTTCTTCGGCGCTCCACGCCGTCCAAGGCCATCGCCGCGGCACCCAACCGGCCGCCAGCTTCTTCTCACGTTGCCGACGCCGATAATCCGCATTTTTGATTGTATCCGCAGCACGTTGGCAGGTAATACAACGCGGGCCGGAGAAGAACTTCATCGGCCCGCCGCATTCTGGGCAAGGTTTTGTAGAATAACCCTGCATTATTGCACCAAGAGTAGCTTCTCCGAAGCACGGGTGATCGCGGTATACAGCCACCGCGCCGCATCACCGCGGGCAATTTCGGACTCATCCACGATATAAACGCGGGGCCACTCCGAACCCTGCGCCTTATGCGCAGTGAGCGCATAGCCATAGGTAAATTCGTCCAAGCCGCCGCTGCCCCAACGCGGCGCGTCCTCATAGCGGAAAGGCTCGGAATAAGCGAGCGTTTCTACAGCCTCGCCCCCTTCCTCCGGGCGCACTTTCAGCTCGAGTGAGTTGATATCGCCGCTGCACTCCTCAACGGTCCAGAGCGTGCCATTAAGCAGCCCCTTTTCCTTGTTATTGCGCAGGCACACGACGCGCTCCCCGGCGAGCGGATAGGTGCCTTCATAGCCCATCCGGCGCCGCATCGCCTGATTGGCCGCCTGGCGCGTCTTATTCCGGCCGACCAGCACCTGATCATAATCCAGCGTCTCGCCGCCTTGCAGGGCCGCCTTCTTAATTACAGCACTCTCGCCATACGTCCCCTGGGCCAGCTTCTTGCCCTCCCGGACCAACGTAGCCATGGCCAATACCGGATTGTCCAGGGCGTGACGATGAACTTCCGTAAGCATGACATGCGGGCTCGGCGTATTGAAATAACCCAGGCCGTTTACAGGCGGCAGCTGCGCCGGATCGCCGAGCACGAGGATCGGCTTGCCGAAGCTCTTAAGGTCTTCGCCGAGCCGCGCGTCCACCATGGAGACTTCGTCCACCACAATCAGCTTAGCGTCGCGCGCGTCACTATAGGGGTTGAGCTCCCAGTCCGGCTTATTGGCGTTGCGCTTCGCCTGCAGCAGCGCCTTTTCACAAGTTTGGAGGGCTTTGGTGTCGATCTCCTCAGCCGCGAGCAGATTGGCCCGTTCTTCCTCGAGCTCTAGGATGCGCTTCTTGCTGGCCGCCTTGGCATTGTAGAGGAGGCTATGCAAGGTCTGGGCGCCGCTACAGCCCTTCTTCCGCATCACGGACGCTGCCTTCCCGGTAAAGGCACCGAAAATCACTCGACCCTCAACGGACTGGGTCAGCTCAATGGCGAGCGTCGTCTTCCCCGTGCCAGCATAACCGAATAAGCAGAACACCTGCTCCTCGCCCGCCGCGAACCAATCCCGGAAGGCTATGAGGGCCGCGTCCTGTTGCGGTGACCATTTCATGGTTGCACTCCGAGGTTAAACAGCCAGTTGAGCAGCTCTCCGGCGCCATCCGGGAAGCGTCCGACCTTATTGATGAAGCTGAGAAAAGCGAAGAGCCACGCCACCCAAAATGCTATGAGCATAGCCAGAATGTAGGTTTGCCACCGGTCCAGCTGAGCGACGAGCGCGAGCAATTTGTCCTTCACTTCTTCCCCTCCTCCACTGGCACGCGGGCATAGGCACAATAACCCCGCCAATGTAACTCGCGCTGATATTGGCCGTGGTTCATGGAGTTGTATGGGGTTCCCCAGCCGTATGCGATTTCCCAACCCTCGCCTTCTGGGCGAAAATCCTCCATCTTCATATCTTTGCGCGGCGGAGTTTGCGTATCCTGCCCCGGATAGTGCAGCGACGCGACGGTACGTTCCGGAGTCAGACCGAAGCGCACCGCGACCTCCACCATCTGATCGCCCCACCGCCAAGCCATGCATTGTGAACCGAGGCACAACCGCGCAGCCGTATAGCCGGGCACCGTGGTAAAGTGGCCGCACCCCTGAGGCCCACAACAGAATTTCTTCCTCGCTTCCTCTTCCGAATACTCCGGCACGCGGGTTACGCGGGGCCAAGCTGGCACAACGCACTTTGTCATTTAATTGCTCCCTTGCTTAATCAGCTTCTCGTACAGGCCCCGCCAGTAACCAGCGGCAATAGAGAGCTCCGGCGCTGACACATAAAGGGCTGCAGTTTCCGCCTGCTGCTTCACCGCGGCGACAGCGTCAACCACTCCACGGAATTCTTCGTCGGTAAGGTCTATCGTCGGCATTAGGGCCTCCAAATGAAAAACGCCGCCCGCTACGCAGGAAACGCAACGGGCGGCGCAGGCTGCTAAGGGCTGTAACCCCGAGCCTAGAACGGAATTTCCGCGTCGACGACTGCCCCACCCGCGGCTTCCGCGGCGCCGGGCGACGTATAATCCGGCTTGGCTACGCCATCCTTGCAGAGGCGATAGAACTCGGCCGCTTCCTGGAAGATCTCCGAAGTTGGGTCCAGCCGCGCTTCGATCGCGTTATCCCCGTCGAAGGCAATCTCCATAATGTAGAAGACGCCTTTGTCATTCTCCTGGCGGAGCGTGGTGATGCGAGCGCGGTGCGCCCAGAGCGGCGGCTTCTGGCCGTTGACCTTGATATTGGCCAGCCGGGTCATCCAGTGCTTGTACGCTTTGATCTTCGTCGAGGTGAACGGCAGAACCATCGGCTGCCAGGTGCCGTCCGGCTTGATCAGCAAGCCGTAGACGTAGAAAGTCTCGATCAGGTCGTTGCCGTTCTGTTCGAGCTTGCCGAAATCATATTTCTTCTTGGCCGCTTCCACGACGGCCGAACCGACCTCGTGCTGGCCGACGTAACCACCGCCCCCGCCTTTTTCGTCGCGCTTCTTCCACTCAACGAAGAGGTGCTGACGGTGACAGGGAATGAAGGCCACGCCAGCGTGTTCCGCACCTTTGGACTTCTCAGCCTTCCACATCTCCTGACTAACGCTGTCCATCAGCATGCCGGGCCGGGCATTGTCGTCGAGCGTGGTAATGGGGGAGGTGGGCTGCAACACGTAGAGGAATGGAGTGGCGTAATCGTCACGCCCCATATCCTCGAAGCCTTCACCGGCATAGGCGCCATAATCATAGTTCATGGCGGGCAGGTTCGCGGCGTCTTCCACCACAGCAACGGCCTTACCGTCGCGAGCAGGGGACTTCTCGGCTTTTGCCATCGTTACTCTTTCGGTTCTGTAATTGCTATTCTACGTTGACGATGTATTCCGAACAGTTTCATATCTTCTGTGGAGAGATTATCGCCCCTTTCCAAAGAATCACGCACCCATTTAGCCAGCGTCGAGTGATGAATATTCCGTTCGTCGCTGACTTCTACTTCCATCGCCGGACCAATTGCCCGCTCAATGGCTTTAACAACTTTATCCGCTAATTTGCCCTGTTTTGTGTTAAACGGCACGGTAATCGTCCGTTTTACAAGGCTTCCATAGCCGCGCTTCTCCAGCTCCGCGCAACCCTTTTCGCGGTCCTCTTTCTTAAGCGTCGCATGGATTTTCTCGTCCAGCACCACTTTACGACCGCCCGTAAGACCGAAATACTCCATCTCATTGGCGTCCATCACGTCGGGCATAAGCTTACAAGCGAGGTGCTCGGCCGCCGCGTGGGTCGCCTTGCTCAGCGCTTCCAACTTTTCCGAAAGCTCTTCGAAAGCGAGCTGGGCGCGCAACATCAGCCGCAATTTGCGCAACGAATCATTTTCAAGCGCCGCGAGCTCCTGATAGGCGTGCGCCTGAAGAAGCTCCAGGTTGAAAGGGACCAGGACTATATCCTGGACCTTAGCGTAAAGCTCCGCGGCCCGCGCCTCGCTGACTTTGTTCAATGCGGCAAAGGCGTCCCGTGGGACCGTTGACTTTTCCGGGTTCGGGGCGTCCATTACTTTATCCTTGGGGAAGGGGGCGACGTGACTATGGCAGGCTCTAGATGAGGGGGGGAATAGGCTCTAACCAGAACGTCACGTCGCCATTTTACGGCCGAGGGGGGTGATCCTTTGCCGCAAGAACACCTTAGCCTGCCAGGCCCCAAGGCGCTCTGATTAAGCCCCTTACGTAAAATGCTGAAGGCGCGTCCGCATCCGGTCGCCCAGGGCGGCGGCAGCGACCTCCTGCTTGTGCATCAACGCTTCTAGGATATCCTCGCAGATCGTGCCGCGCGGTAACAGGTCGATATATTGCACGGCGTGATGCTGGCCGATGCGATAGAGGCGCGCCTCGCTCTGCTCACGCTGAGTCAGCTGATAGGAATTGGAATAGTAAATCGCCGTGCGTGCGGCCGTCAGCGTCAACCCCTCACCCGCCGCGCTTTGTGTAGCCACGAAATATGGTACATCGCCCGCCTGAAACGTAGCGACTGCCTTGCGCCGCCCATCGGCGTCCACCGACCCGTCATAGCGCACAGCCTGGTCCCCGAGCGCCGCCATGATTAAGTCCATATCCTTACGGAACCGGCCCCAGATAATCGCCGAGTGGCTCAGGTCTTCCACGACTTCTTCGAGCAGCTTAATGCCGGGCGGCTTCGCGTCGATCAGCGTCATATCGCCTTCGTCCGAGACCAAATAGCCCAGGGCAATCTGCTGAAGGCGCAGCTGACGGACAATCGCTAGGTCGGCCGAGGTCATCAGCACCCGGCCCTCAGCATTGCCGTCCGGGTCGGGCACGGTATTTTCCTCGTACCAGGTCATGAACTCCTTTTCCAGCCGGTCATAGTGCTTCTGCTGCGCCGGGCTCATCTCGTAATACAGGCGTCGGTAGGATTTCGGCGGCATGTCTACCATGTCGTCCAGCAATACCCGCGAGCTGATTGGTCTCAGCAGCCGCTTCAACTCTTCGAGGTTCTGGTACATCGGCTTGCCCTGCCGATCCTTACGCTGCACCTCCACCTCACGGCCGCCATTGACATACATCTTGCGCCACAGCCCGAAGTTGTGCTTAAACGCCTGAAGCGAAGGCAGCCCATTCTGCTTCCAATAGAACGGCTCCATCCAATGGATTAGGCCGTAAGCGTTGAAGGGCTTTTCCGTGACCGGCGAACCCGTCATGGGCCTGCGGTATTCGGCCAGGGAGCGTAACTTCATGCACCGCTTAGAGCGCTTGGCGGAAGGGTTCGCGATGCGCGTCGCTTCGTCGATAACCCACAAGCACCGATAGGTGGACAAGAATTGCTGCGCCGCGGCGTAACCCTTATCCGTGATAATGGCATCGAAGCCCATAAACAGCCAGCGCAGCCCCTTTTTGTGCTCCATCAGCCGCTTCCAGTCCAACTGGGCGCCCTTGGTGCCCGCTTTGGAGGAGCGCCAGATCACCCGCGCTGAGTCCCGGAGAAGGTCGGGCGGCAAGTGACGCTGGATGCCCTCACCGGGCACGTCCCAATTGGTGTGGATATCGGTCGGGGCCAGCACGAATACCGCATCGATCTTGCCGGTCATGAACAACCAACCCGCGGTGTCCACAGCGACCTTGGTCTTCCCGGTGCCCATCTCCCAGAATAAGGCATAATTGCGCCGGTCCCGCGTCGCCTCCCAAACATTACGTTGTAGGTCAAATGGTTGGGTGGCAAACGGGTAGAGAAGAAGTGAGTCCAAACTTATACGCCCTTACTTAATGACGAGGAGAACCTTGATCTTATTATCCTCCAACTCAACCTCGCAACTCTGACTGTAGTTGGTCATAAAACGATTCACCGCCTGCACCGCCTCAATCAACTCGCGCAACTCCTTGCCCTCGGCACTTTGTGGGCTGAAATGCATCGCGTGCGCCGCCATCTCAGCCGCAACCTGCCGACCACGCCCTCGGTTAGCCTTAACAACCCGCGGCACGAACTTCCTAGGCTTCGGCTTGTGCGGCACGCGCATCGTAGGCCGCTCCACAACAATAACGTTGTGGCTCCGCCGCGCGGCCACAACTTCCGTACCGAAAACAGGGATAGTCTTATCCTTATGTGCCACCCGGTAAGGGTGCGAGGCCGACCGCTCATTGGTGGAGATCAGCCGCCCGCTCTCTTCTGAGCCGCTCAACACCGCCCATTCGGTTTTCGAGTCCGGATCAATCGAAATACGAATAAACGGCGAAGAAAATGCTTCCCGCTCTTCTCGGGTCAGCGTAAATTCTAGGTGCGAAACGTTACGCCCAACTTTCATGTCAATTCTCCCTGGATGACTGCTCAACTTAGAGTTGCTGCAGCGCTACGGGAAATGACAATGCTACGTTGCACTACGGTGTAGCAGGCAATTCAGCACAAAAATAGCCCCGTCCGGGGCGCAGTTTCCGCTAAAGTGATATTGGGGAGGGTGTCCGTGCCACCCCGCGGCCCCGAACTGGGCGCAGTCGGGCTAGGCGCGCAGTCCGGCTGCGTTCGTTACCTAACGTTGATCGACAATCTTGGGGAGCGACGTGGTATTGACGTGCTTGTGAGCGCCGGAGCGTGCGTTCATCACTGTAACGACAAGCACGAGCGTGATCGAGGCCACATAAACAAACTGGCCCGACCTTACCCAAGCCCGGACAAGAATTTCGCCAAGGTCGAAAGGCCTGTGATCAGGTCGCCGCCCTTCATCACGTAAGCCATCGCCAGAATTCCCCCCGCCCATTGACCCGCGGAGGTAGCGATCGGCTTTAAGAAGATGGTCCACTTCTGCGGCAGTAAAGACTCGCTGGGCGCTGTATTCGTCTTGGCTTGCGTCCGGACGATTCGTAGAAGCTCTCGGATCAGCATCTCCTGCCGCAACTGCGCCTCTCTCAGGCGATCCAGCATGATATGCAGAGCGATGATCGCGTCCGTTGACATAAGCCATTCCCGGGGCTTCCATCGGTAAACCTCTCCAGCGTCCTTAATGCTCCCATATCGAAGGCACCGTGCACCCTCAACGGTTACGCTGGGCTGCGGCCACCCTCCTCGCCCAAATATACGCAGTCCTTACTTTCTAACGCGACCAATCACGTCCCGTACAACATCACCGAGCGAAGCGGGACCATTGGCCAGCGCCGCGCGTTCTTGACTCTTGCCAAAGGCGTAAATGCCCGCAATGGCCATAATCGGCCCACCCATCATCAACACCTGCGGCGCCATTGTGAATAGGACGTAAGAGCCCAGGTAGGCTTGCTGCAAGGCGAGCGCGCAGGTCGCGAAGGCATAGAGCGTGGCAATCCACCCGGCGAGCGGGCGCCACAGTGAATAGAAGCCGCCGCGGCCATAGTCTAGCCGCATCATCTCTACATGCGACTCAATCTGGGTGCGGACCGTGATCGTTTCCTCGGCCGCCGCCTTAAACGCGGCTTCGGCGCGCGCCAGGTTCGCCGCGACCACGCTCGGATCAGCGGAGCGCATCGCTACTTCCACGGCGTCCGAAGAATTATCCGTGTTAAAAGCCTCAGCCAGGATGGAAACAACAGCGCCGCCGAGCGGGCCGCCCAGGGCCGTGCCGAGTACGGGCGCGACCTTGCTGACGAGGTCTTTAAGTGCTGAGGCCATTGGGAGTTCCTCCAGATTAAGCAGCCGCAGCTTGCGCCGGGCGCAGCCAGGAGAGGAGTTGCGTAAGGAGCGAGGGCGCCGGGCGCACAGTCGCGCTCACGGGCAGCGGCGTCTTGGCCGGGAGTTCGTCGCCCGCCATGCGCTTAGCAACCTGGATCACGCCATCCTGCTTACGGATATTGCCCCTAACACGCTCACCGAGCAGCCGATTGCCCCAGCCCTCACCGAATACGGGCCAGAGCCATTGGCCGGTCTTGGAGTTCTTGGCCACTTTCATAAAGCCGAGGCGTAAGTCGATGTAGGCTTCAATCACCTTGGCCGCGGCGTAGTCGTCCGCGGCGTCAATGGTGGCGAAGCCAATCTGGCCATCCTCTTTGAGGCGCTGCAAGCCCGCGACCCGATTAATGGCTTGCTGGAGCCACTTCTCGCCGCGCGCCGGGCCGGAATTAACGGCCGCATCGAAGACTAGGAAGTCGATGCCTTTGGGCAACTGGTCGCCGCAAATTTTATCCCAGTAATTGGTGCGGTAGCACTCAGCGACCTCGGCCTCAGTAATCATCTTCACGGAGCGGGGAAGTAACTTCCGTGACCGACGGAAGCCGTCATAGACAGCTTGAGTGATGCCCCGGTTAGTCGCGCCTCCAGCGTCAGAAGGGTGATTGGTATAGCCGCCCTCATAGCGAAGCACTTCTTTTAGGCTGTCATTGAAATTCTCTCGCATGGTGTTGATTGCAAGTTATTGCATGAGCGAATTACTTCTCGTAATTTATTCAAGGCTCTAGCCCTAAGGAAAAATCAACAAAAATCCTGTGCATAAAGCCAGTTAACGTGCTTTTTTAATTCGGGAAACACGAGTAGGATTTGCCTCCCTCCAGGCCACCCCTAAGTGCAACATGCAACAACTAAGCAACAAGCATGCGCGCAAAATAAAACGCTTCTCCGATGGGGACCGGAGAAGCGTCTCGGCAGCGAGGGGTGCTGCATGCGCTGATTATGGGTGGGGGAATCCACCGCTCCTAATCGAGGAGGCACCTTCCGTGCGGGGGGAGAGAAGAGGCGGCTTGGGGGCCGCTCAACATTGGTCCCGCTCAGGGCACGAATCACTAAATAGCGGGTTTTCCAGCGCAACGTTGTGCTGAATGGCGGAATAGGGGATAGGGGTCAATATGGCGGTGTGGAAAAAACTCTCTCGAGCAATCAAAGCGGCGCGGGAGGCTTGGGCGAACGAAGTCCCGATGCCGCCCGCTCTCCCCTTACCCGGCTCGATAACCCGACCGCCCGCCATTTTCCGGCGGCCCCCGCGCCGCGACCCGAACGAACCCTGGACGCTCCCGGCTAAGGACCAATATCGCGTCTATACCCTGCTAGAATTGCTCGAGATTCCGCCTTCCCCCACCAGCGCGCTCGGCGTTCTGGCCATAAAAAGTCAAACCCGCCTAAGGGAGACGCCCGGTAACGTGTTCGCCGCTACGCTGCCGCTCTACCGCCAATTGCACTGGTACTGGCTTCATGCGAACACGGACGGCACCTTCCTCGGCGGGCGCGGCGAGCGTTTCCGCTGGGAGGCTGAGAACTTCACCTATAGCGCCTTTTGGTTTAAAGGCGAGCCGATCGTCGTAATTTTCCACAGAGGCGGCGAACGCGCAAACAAGGACGGCTCTCATCGCCATTGGGTCGTCACCCGCCTGGCGTTGCCCTCCGAGCTCTTTCATCTTCAACAGACCTACACCATAACCGAAGCCCTAACCTCGGAGCTGAAATCCTACATGGCGGGGGCGGCATAGTGGACGAGAAGACCAATCTTCCGGGGCGGGTAGCGGCCGAGCAAACAGGCGAAAGCTATCGCGCCGCGACCTTCCTGAAAAACCTACGGCCGCGCGGCCCTTGGGTCGTTACCTCCATTCACGATGGCACCGTACGCTCAGAGCAGTTTAGCTCCGGGCAGCAAGGGGCTATGGCAAAGTGGATTATGATGCGCCAAGGGCGCGTCAATTTGTATTGGCACATCAACCCAACATATAGCGACCCCGGCAATAAGGCCGCATTGGAAGACGTGTCTCATGTAGAGCGACTGCACGTTGATATCGATCCGAACCCCAATGCGGGTATTCCGCTCGAAGACCAACGTGCCGCCATTCTTAGCGCTCTTACAGACAGGGCGCGCCTGGTACAGCTGGGACTTCCCGGCGCACCCAATATCATTATCGACTCTGGCGGCGGATATTGGGCGTTCTGGAACTTAGTTGAGCCTTATTCATTGGACGGCCGGGACGCCCAGGAACGCCGAGATAACGCCCACCGGGTCGGCGGCCACAATAAGTGGCTGGCCAAAAAGCTGAACGAAGCGCTCGGCACCCGCTATGCCGACGATTGCCACAACGTGGACCGCGTCGCCCGGCTGCCTTGGGTCCTCAACATCCCCACGGCGAAGAAGCGCGCCCAGGGGCGGACCAACGCGGTGGCCTCGGTAATCAAGGACGACGACGGCGGCCACTACACGCTCGACCAGTTCGGCTGGGAGGACGTCGGCGAAGCCGGGCCATGCCGAGAAGCCGTCGAGGCGGTGCACGTTAGCGAGGGCGACTGGTCTCCCTTGCCGGGCGGCGACGCCTGGGAGGCCGTACAAGAGCTGATTCGCCGCTACCCCGAGGTGCGGCCCAAGACCACTGAGCTGATCCTGCTGGGTAATTACTTGCACCCGGAAGGCGAGGGCGTGCCCACTAAGGCCGAGGACGGCGCCGAAGTAGTGGACCGTAACGCGATCTTCCACCGGGTGAACAGGGCGCTGCAACAAGCAGGCGTACCGCTCGGCCTGGTCATTGAGATCTTGAAGGATCGCCGCTTCGCCGTGAGCGAACATGCGCGCTTCCCGGCCAATAAGGGCGTGATCTCGCGGCACGAGCTCGGGGGCGGAGACCTTCACCGCTTCGTGAGTAACCAGGTGCGGAAGGCCGCAGCGAAGCTGGCCCAGGAAGCGAACAACGCCAAGATCGCAGCGCGGAAGCTGGATGAGGCTACTCTTACGCAGGCAGAAGCCCCAAGCAACACTGCCGAAGCGTCAAGTCCGAGGCCTGAGGTGTCAAGTAGCGGCCCGCGCGCCGACGCCGAGCCCGCGGAAGGCGGCGGAGCAGCGCCGCCAGGGCCGCCGCCTCCACCACCTCCGGGCGGGAATGGCGACGACTACATGCCGCAGGAAATGCGCTTCCAACTCCCAGAGAACGGCGGACCACCTCTTAAAAACGAACGCAATATCCTCGTCGCGCTACGCCGCCTCGGCGTAGGGCTCAGCTATAACCGCTTCGCTGACCGGCTGCTCATCGAAGGACTCGAAGGCTTCGGCCCTGAGCTCAACGACGCAGCCGTCACCTCGCTCTGGCTCACCATCGACCGCACCTTCGGCTTCCGCCCGACCAAGAGCTATTTCTACGATGTACTAACGAATGCAGCGCTTGCCAATAGCTTCCACCCCATATTCGATTATTTTGCTACGTTAGAATGGGATGGAACGCCCCGCCTTGACACATGGCTGATCCGGTATGGCGGCGCTAAGGACACGCCCTATGTCCGGGCCATTTCACGCCTTACGCTCCTAGCGGCCGTGCGCCGCTTACGGGTGCCCGGTTGTAAATTCGACGAGATGCCCGTATTGGAAGGACTACAGGGCACGAATAAATCCTCGGCCCTCAAGATCCTCGCTGTCAACGACGAATGGTTCACGGACGACCTACCGCTCGGCGCCAGTTCCAAGGAGTTGATCGAACAGCTCACGGGCAAATGGATCATCGAGATCGCCGACCTCCACAAGCGTGGCCGTCCCGAGATCAATAAGGTCAAGGCCCAGCTGAGCCGAACCGAAGACCGCGCACGCCTGGCCTATGGAAAGCTCGCGGTGAGCGTAAAGCGGCAATTTGTGTTCTTCTCAACAACAAACGAAGAGAAATACCTTGAAGACCCCACTGGCGAACGCCGCTTCTGGCCAGTCTTTACGCAACGCTTCGACCTTGACGCCCTAACTCAGGACCGCGACCAGCTTTGGGCCGAAGCCGTGATTCTTGAGCAACGCGGCGAGAGTATCCGAATGGACGCCTCGCTTTGGAACGAAGCCGCCATTGAGCAATCCAAGCGCTCCGTGGTGGAGATTGATCCTTGGTATGAACACCTCGACGAGCTGCTCGGCGAGCGCGACGGCAAGATCCTCAACTCCGATATCTGGCGCCTCGTCGGCCTAACCCCAGACAAGATGAAACGAGACGATACCTTCCGCATTGCCAACGTCATGCGGCGCCTCGGCTTCGCACCGGCCTCGCTGCGCTTTAAGGTCAACGGCATTAACAAGAAGCACCGCGGCTTTGTTCGCGGCGAAGACGCCGATACCCGCGAACAGCAACTCGTCGTGCGCATCACGGATAGCGGCGTCACGATTACGCTGATGAGCCTCGAGGAGCAAGTTGCCCAGGGCGGCCATCAATACCAGCTCAACGGGCACGAGGTGCCTTTCTAGCCCGATAGGCCCCGTTCCTGACGAACACGCTAAGATCCCCGCCCTAAAAAGCGGGGATTTTTACATGTTGTCCGTTCCGGTCCGGTGGGAACGTACCCACCCGTTCCGTGAAAAACCCTGGCTCTGCCACGTGTTGCACGCCGCCAGGAACGCCAGTACGGTGAAAATCGCAGTTTTCATAAGGGCAAATTTCTAGGCGCCCTACCCCTACGCCCAGGGGGCTACTCCCCTCCCTCCTGGGCTACTCTCCTACTCTCCTACTCTTTTATATATCCGTTCCTAGAGTTCCGGGGTTCCGGTAGGGGGTACGACCATGGAAACAGGCCGTTTTACCCGGAACGGATGCCCGGAACGGATATGGTGATTTTTGGGTGGATACGTTCCGAGCTGATGGCGACAGCGGCGTTGGCACCCCCTGGGTTATATGTTCGGGCAGTGCAACATTAAGCGCAACGAACTCCTATGGACCAACAATCCCTCACTGCCCTGCACAACGCCATGGTCGCCCTCGCCGGGCTCACCCTGGGCATTGTGCTCGTTCTCCTCTCTGCCGCTTAGGAACACTTGTCATGTTCTCAATCGAATCGCTTAATGCAATCCACGCCCAGGCCATGGATGCAATGTACGAGCATGACGCCGTACTAAGTCATATGGATCGCACTTGGCGTTATTTCCGCATGAACCCGCCGAGCGAGGCTGTAGCAGTCGCCTGGCGGCTTTACGCGCTCCACGCAGCGGTGATTATCCAAACCCTTCCCCAGGGCCCAGAGCGCACCCTCGCCCTCCGAGGGCTGCTTGAGTCGCGCTCCCAGCTGACTTTGATCGCGCATGACGCGAATGAGGCTGCACAAGCCGCGCCCAGGGGGAGCGAATGATGGCGCTCGTTAAGCTGCCTATTATGTGGTGCTTAGTGTGGGGGCCGTACAATCCGGCCGTCCCGAAGCAGCCTTTCCAATATATGCGCTGCAATATCCCGGAGGCGAGTGTGTGCTTCCGGATGGCACTGCTCACAATGCGCAAGGTGCGTTCGGTTCAGTTTATGCACTGCCGAGCGCAGCGGGAAGGCGAATAATCAGAGCGGCGCCGCGATGCTTGGCGCAAAGCTAGAGCAACATGCAATAAATGGGGACCACAATGGCACAGCACTCCTCTAAGCTGATGGAAGCCGTAACGCGGCTGGGCGAAAGCAACAACATTCGCAGCGAATGCGCAATGGGCCGCATGGAGTTGCCCAGGGAGGCGACCGTGTTGGAGCCGGTGCTGCCGCGCTACACGCCGGAGCAGGCGACGCTGACGCCCGATCATGCTTCAGACCTGTTAGCAGGCGTGGACTATTCTCGCTCGGAGGAGCGCATCAGGGAATGGCTGGCGGGTGGGAAGAATGCCAAGGCAGCTATCCGGGCTGAATTCCGCCAGAAGCTGGTCCGCAACGACTTCACCTCTACCTATGAACGTGCCGTGGCTGATGGCCTGGTTGAGGCCGATCCGAATGTGGGGCCTTCGATCGGCGCGATCGCCGAGGCGATGCTGCGCGCCTATTCTCGCAATCCACGGGCTCGATTGGAGGACTGCAAGACGAAAGACTGGACAAACGCAGCTAGCGCTTATGCGAGTTATCCCAAAGGCGTGGCGCGGGACGTCGATGCAATGGCGAAGGTAGTCTTAGCGGCTCGATGCGCGCCGCTCGACGTCCCCCTGCCATGGAGCAGCGTGAGCGATACAGCAAGGCAAGACTATCGGGCCGCCGCGCGCGCCGCTTATAATGTGTTGCACCGTCGCGTGCCACAGGCCGCTCCGAGCTCGGTGCCCTCTGACAGCACGGCGCCGCAGGAGCACATTGAACTCGCAACTGTGATAATGCAGGCGTGGCGTGGCAGTCCTAGCCGCACTTGGGGTGAGTTGTTGGCCGAGGCTCAAGCCGGTTACCTTGCCGTGGCACAGCGGTTGTGCTTCTTATACCATACTGTGGATGGCGAGGTTATTGCCCAGGACGAGCGCCTCGCCGATGAGTTGCGCGAGGTGTTCCATGCGGTCTTCGTCGGCTCCAAGCCGCGTCCCTGGGCAGAGCTCCCCAGGCACTCCCAGCAGCGCTGGCTGCGGGCACTGCGCGCAGGCCGCCATTGGCTGGCGAACCGCATATCGGCTGACCTTGAGGTTATGGCTGGCGTGGCGATTGTGCCCAAGCCGGGCGGAGTTGAGCGTGTCAATCTCAACAACAAGGCGCAGGATGCATCCGACATCGTCCTGGAAGTCGCCCAGGTGCTGCGCGGCAATACGGGCAACCCCCTTACCCGTGATTGGGAAGAGCTCGCCCCTGAGCTACGGGCGGCTTGGCAAAAGGCCGCGGTCTATCTCTACCAGTTGTGCGCCGTGTATAATCCGGAAGACCTACCCGAATGGCTGCTGCAGGATTGCTGCGCTGCCTTTATGGGGCATGACAACGCCTGGACCGACGCTCATATCCCCCTCTGGCGCTCGGGCGTAAAGGCGGCATTGCGGCGGCTGTATAAGCTCCGGGCACAAGCGTAGCCGTGAGCCGCTACGCCGGAGTGCAATGCGAAGGAGCCTAGGCCGTGACATTCGAATACACCCCGGAACAACAGACCCTCATCTCTGCAACGGAAGTGACGGCGCTCGGGATGATGGGCACTTTCCGCCCAGACCCGGCGCTCGCGGAGCGCTACAAGAATCTGTTCGCTTCAATGTTGCTACCGCATATGCGCGTAGAGCGGTTCTCGGCCTGGGTGGGTTTTAGCCAGGGCAACACTTCGGAATTCTCTCAGTCTTTCAGTTACCTGGTGCATATTCGCCTACCGGACAGCACCGAGCGCCGCACCTATGAGCGCGTACACATATTCACCCATCGCACCTTCTCCCAACGCTCCATCCTGAGCACAATCGCCGAGCTCGCCTGGGGCCTTAACGTCTGGACCACGAAGTTTCCCGTTGAGGAACTCCGGCGCTGCACTCGGCCACTCGAGGAGGCCCCGGCCTAGCCATGCCCTACGCCGACCGTCCTGGCCCGCCCGTCACCTACCATTACGACGAGAGCCCAGAAGCCCTGGCCAAGTTGGACGCGGCCGTGCTGTACAGGCTCTGGGAGCTCTGCAACGCCCTGGGCACGGATACAGTCGGCCATTCCGCTCTGGCGGGCCGCCTCCGAGATTATTGCACGATATACCGGCTTGTGCGTTCGCTTGAGCGCTTGTGCCAGGCTGGGCGCATCACGAGCGATGGTGATATCCTGAGTCCTGTGGGAAGAAAGAAGCGCACCTATACCTTAATCGAATGGGGAGAATTACCCCCTAAAGCCTTATAATTATTCAACTAGTAGGCTAAATGTCTCGACACTACCTAGGGTTTAATAACTTATAGGTTATACGTCCAGCCCAGGGAGAAACCGTGCAACGCTCCTGTTTTACATGGTGCAACACATGACACGCAATCCTCGCCTGGCCACTCTTTCTAACCTCTACCGCACTGCCAATCCATTGCAACGTCAGTCAGCCCTGAAACGCGCTATGAGAGAGTTCGCGGCGCTGCGGGGCTATATAACGGTGGGGGAATATCAAGCTGCAGTAAAGCTCCGCACTTACGCAATCTTGGTGGAAGATGACACCGCACGGCGCAATCGAAGATATCGGGCGGATCCGGAAAGCCCTCGGCTCTAATCTGGCAAAAGTGTTCGACGTTAATCTCCTGGAGAACGTCGAACGACTTCTGCCGATGGCCGCGCACTTCGATTATGGCAAGACAGACTTCGATGTCACCCATACCGAGTTTGGCCAAGACCTGTTTAAGCGCGGCTTGTTCCGGCTGCCGTTCGACGTAGTGTTCTTCACTTCTAACATGATGCCGCGTTCCGCCATTTTGGCCACGCAGCGCGTTGCCCAGGCGCCCGAGTTGGGCGAAGAACAACTGTTCTTATTTACCTTCGGCCCGACAATGTTAGGTGACGACCCCGCCGACTGTGTTGAGCTCGAGGGCCTCCCGCTGATGGCCGCGGGCATTGATAGTAACCACCAGGTTCGTTGGAAGTGCTTGACCTCGGAAGGCTACCATCGCCGCCGTACTACGGGTGAGATGTACAAGGATAAAGACTTCGAGGAGTCCGTGGACAAAGCGGTCAACTTTCTGCTCGGTGCAACGGCGCTGCTCATGAGCAAGGAGGTGGTCACGGAGCATATTCCGGCGCCGGACAAGCTCAATAAGCGCCGCGCCCAGAAAGGTAAGCCGCCGCTCGTTGACCGGCACGTCGTTCGCCTCAATCCAGCGGCGCATCGTACCCTGGGCACGGGCACTCCTATAGACGGCCGCGCCTCGCCCCGTATGCACTGGCGCCGCGGGCATTTCCGCCATATCCGCGAAGACCTTATCCTCCCCATCCCGCCGACTATCGTAAATGCCCAGGAAGGCGTCACCCCGCGGCTCAAGACCTACCTACTAAGCGGGGCAAAATGAACGTCTACCGGGTAGAGCGCCCGGACGGCGCCGGGCCATATCGTATCCCTACGCCCATGGGGTCCACTTCTATCCGGGTGTACTTGCACCCGGACGGTTATGACAATCGCCGCCACCCAATGTGCCCCTTAGCTGCGACTAGGGTTGTTTACCCCGGCAGCCCTTGGATATATGGCTTCCCTAGCCGCACCGCTTACCGCAGGTGGTACGCTACGCCCTGGGAGCGGGGCGTGCTCGCCGCGTTCGGCTTTACCCTCGCCACCTATTCCGTGCCGCATCAGTACTACGACCGCATTGTGCCGGAGCAATGCGTGTTCCACCGAAAATATGCGGTGCTCGTTCGCCGCCAGGAGATTCGTATATGAAGCCGACCCGCCGTTCCTTCCTAAAAGTCCTCGGCGCCGCGCCGCTGGCCGCGAATGCCGCGCGCACTAAAGTCATGGAACTCGTTGGGGCTCAATCTATCGGCGCTGGGGCCGAGGTCGTTAACATGGGCATGACTTCGCCCGGTCCTTATTCGCGGCCCGAGCCCGCAAGCCCCGTTGGTTACAACAATGAACCTTACAAAGTCGGCCGCCGCTTGGTCGCGTGGATCAAGCAGGTCGGCTGGCCAGAATGGCGGAAGCACGAGGTGCGCCTCATAGCGCGTCAGGGGCGGTTGATAGACCCGGACCTCGCCGCCCTACGGTCTATCTCGCCTTCAGCGATGTTGCGCCTGCAGTGGGCTCGGAACGAGGCGCGCGCCTATGAAGGCATCCTGGGCAATATTGCTCGGGAGGAAGAGCGCAGCGAATGGCATGAGAAGAATCGCGTAGGGTGGTTCTAGCGGCGCGCGCCCTCGCCTTACCTAGTGGGGGAGCTTACACTGAGGAGCATCAAGTTGCGCTGCTCCTCCCCCACTAACCGCTAAACTTATTTCGCCACCTCCGAATAAAACCGCGAAGAGCTTACCGGGTTATCTCCGACCTCGACGCTAGCCTGGGCGAGCAGGTCATGCACCCGCCGTACCAGGCTAGCGTCGCCGTGGCGCAACACCTCCAGCTGGGCGAGCTTTTCCGGCACGTAAATGGCGGCGAAAGGCAGGTCGTTGGCCACGATGGAAGGCACGTTGTCCAGGATGTCAGCGAGCTTAATGGTGGCGCCCGCGGGGGAACACTTCGTGATGTGGGCGAGGTCAATGGCCGCTCGCGCTTTGCGATTGCCGTCCTTGGGCTGGGCGACGTTCGTTACCTGATCCACAAGCGCGGAAACGTCGGCGCCAAACTTCCGAGTGAGTTCGCCCAGGCTGACACCGCAGTCCTCGACTACGTCGTGCAACACGCCCGCGATGAGCACGGCGTAAGGCATCCCCCGCATCGCCAGGGTGTGGCTAACGCGCAGCGGATGCAGGATGTAGGGCTCGCCAATATGCTTCCGAACCTGGCCCGCATGCGCCTCAGTGGCGAAGATCACTGCGGCGAGCAGGTCGCTCTCGCTCAGCGGATGGGTGGGGTAATGGGTCATTTGGCGTTCTCCTTGGGTGGTGGTGGGGCAATCATGATGTAGTGCGCGAGCAGCAGCTTGATCAGTTCTTCGAGCTGTGGGGCGTTGAATTCGATCCATTGGCCCGGTACGTCGTTGAGGTGCATCTGCACCCGAATAACGTTGCGCTCCGTGACGTGCTCGGCTGAGATGGAGTTGATTGGGCTGGGCGTGACTTCTTCGCAGGCCATTGGCCCCTCCTAATGCCTCAGCGCCGCTTATTGGGCTGCGCTGAGGACTTGGGCTAACCGCATCTAGAGGCGGTTTAGGTGGGGGACCGCCGTGCCGAAGCAGAGCCCACAGGCTATCCCCTCAATTTCGGTCACTCGGGGAACGGCTAGACGTCTAATCCGTGGGGAGAAGTACCTGGCGCGCATTTCTCCCAGCTCTCCCGGACTGAAAAAGTGCCTGTATCGCGCAAATTGGTCAGCAGGTCGATGACAATCGCCTTTTGCTGCACGCGGGTCAGCACAGTATCAAATGCGACAAGATGATCGCGATTGTTGCTTGCATATTCCTTACGAAATAAGAACAAGGCGTGGCGTTGCTCGTTGTTCAGGCCGAGGTCGAGCGCGGCTTGTGTCAAATCTTCGGGTGGGCGGCCTTGGAGTTTATTCGCCCAGCCTGCCATGCAGTAAGCCGTGCCGCAAGGTTCATCTGCCCTGGGCGTAAAGCGGATATACATCTCGGGGCTGATCTCGTGCTTATATTCGCTCATGCGCAGCAAACCTTCCGGTGCAGAAATCGCTGCAATCATAGCGTTGATTAGGTTGACTTTATTGAGCAGCACGGATTCCCTCCTCGATCATAGAAGCCGTATTGGCCATCTGTTTAAGCCGCTCGGAGCGCAACTTCGATAAGCGCCGATCCAACTCACGGGCGGCGGCGAGGTCTTCTTCGTGGGTCATTCGTCCGCCCAGGGCTTTCAGTATGAGCAGCAGGTCTTCGTTCTCGATATCAATCGTCCAGACCAGGCGGCTCTTAAGGTCAGGCATCTATTTCCCCTCCTGTTGGGGCTCAAAATAAAAGTGGCCGCCGAAGCAGCCACTCAATAAAACCGTATCGCATCCTTACGCGAAATGCTCGACAACGCATTGCACGGGAACTACGCAATGCAGCTTCAATACTGGGACGCGCCGAGCGCCGTTATACCGCCAGCTCATATAGCTGACCTTGAGGTGGCTATGGATATGCGCTTCTACCACGGCCCGGAAGCGTTCACCATTTAGCCGAATCGTGATGCGGCGCGGCGTCGCCCAGTACAAGAAGCCGTCGTTGGCGGCGTTAAGCTCTTCGATACGGTTATAGGCTGCGTCGTCGCTAACCCGCTCAACAGCTCGGCCGTTAAATCCGTTGCCTACCAGCGCCCGCATAATGTTCATCATAGCGCCCACCCTTAGTACGAAGAAGCGTTGTTGATCAGATCTTCGTGGAACAGGTTAAACAAGAAGGCTTCCTGCTCCAGGTCGCGGACTTCAAAATTAACGAACTTGCCATTTGTGTCTATGATAATGCGGTCTTCGGGAGACTCATAACAATCGAAGGCCGGGTAGAAATCAAGGGCCGGGCCATTTTCTACGCCGCCGCACTCTTCATAAACCGCGTCGAAATGCTGGTGGGCATAGCCCAGTTCGATCAGGTTGGCGTGAACGCCGAGGTTCAGGATATCGTTCATTGCTTCTCTCCCCTTCACTGCAACAAACCTATACCAACACCCCGCAGAAGTAAAGCCTTAAAAGAGCACAGCGCGTGGCAAATCGCTAGGCTATAGTGGCCGGGCCGGGAGTTCTTTAAGCTCCGTTTCTCTTCACCTAGGGGTCACCACCTTCGGTTGGAGCTTTCCTCGTCGCTGCTCCCGGCAGCAGACCTTTGACGCATAGACGGCACGCCCCCACTAAGCCTAGGCCACCCTGCGCCGAAAGCTTAGTGGGGGTTCTTGCATGTACAGGGTAAGTGTACGTGAAGATGCCCAGCCGGTTAGCAGCTGGGCTTTAGTTCGTCATTTACCAACGAACACGGTTGAACATACTTGCACTGCTCAACAGGAGGCTAGCTTACATCATGACACGGACGCTCGCAATTCTTATTTCCGTAACCGCTCTTCTCGCAGCTTGCAAAGCCGAGACCGGCCGGGAGCTCTATTACCACGACTCTTCATCCCTGGCTCAGGCCAACAAGCACCACCGCTCGGCCTCCCTCAATCGCTGGAAGGCGAATGGGGGTTGCCAGGGTGACGGCAATATGACGACCGAACAGGCATCATTCTGCTGGGGCCGCGGTAAGTCGGCCAATTCCTTCCCGCCGATCGGCGCCTCGGAAGGGGGCAGTGAAAACTAACTTTTCCGAGGCTGGCATTCCAGGCCTAGTTTTGGGAGAAAGAGGGCGGTAGTCACTGGGGTGGCTGCCGCCCTTTCTACATTTGGACACACCGCGCTGCCCAGGGCGCGCACTAGAGTTGCGAAATTTTAACCTTTGGGATGCATACATGGACAGTCGCCGCCTTACCATCGAAGAAGCTGATGCTCGCATCGCCGCGAAGCCGAACCGAGTGACCGTGGAGGGTATGGCGGCGCGGATCAAGGAAGTCGACTACAAGGTGTACGGCAAGTTGACCATTTGCTTTATTACCATGATCAACGATTTTACTGTAACTGGGGAGAATGCCTGCGTGGATCCGGCGAATTTCGACGCTGAGGTCGGCCGGACTTATGCATATCAGAATGCCTTCGAGAAGCTCTGGCCGCTCGAGGGTTACTTGCTTGCAGAGCAGCGTTACGCCTATAAACTCATTGAGGCTACTAGGAACGACCCCCAATGTTCAACCCCACGAAGTTTCCCTTCTTCCGAGTCGATCATCTAATCGCGGGCTTTATCTATTTCCTCTTCGCCATAGCGGCCGTGCTGGTCGCCTGGGCCGGGCCGGTCGGCGCTCAGGGTATGAAAGATCCGCCCAGCTGGAAGCGCCCAGTCGGCTACGGCATCTCCGTGCCCGATGAATTTGTAGCGCGCCCGCGGCTCCCGTGGCGCATGCCGCTGCCCGATAAGAACACCGTTCGGAAGCTGGGACCTGTAGACTCAGCTTTCCGTTATGAGCGGCGCGTGCTGTTAGTGAAATGCGCTGCCTTCTACGTCATCTTCGGGCGTAACTCCACGACGGGCGACGCCGAAACCCTAAAGCAACTCAGCATCGCCGCGTTACGCGAGGCCAATCGCCTCGCCCCAACCCCGGCACAAAGGGAGGCGGAAAAGGACGAGAGCTATTTCATGGCAGTCTACGAGGATTACGTGATGAGCGTGGAACGCGGCACGGACCTCTACGATCAATATGGCGAAACATGCAACGCAGTGGTGCGGCCACTGTTGCAAATCGGAGCGGACTAGTGAAAGAGAAGCGCTTCCATTGCCCAGCCTGCGCAGAAGAGGGCATCGTTCGGAAATTCAGCACGAACGGTGCCCTAGAGATGCACAAGAGTACCGTCCACCCACCGGCCCGGCCGACTCTGGCCCCGATTAGCCCGGCACGGGTAACGACGACGCGTGAGGAGCAATTGCGTAAGGCTGGCGAGTTTAATGCAGCCTACCACGTTACCAAGAATGCGGGGAAGCGCCGGTCAGTGCTGTGGCCAATCGGCTTCCTGGCGCTGGCCGCGGCGACGGTGGCCCTGGTTATTTACAGCGGCACTATTCGAGAAGAATGGGGCTATTGGCTGGCGGGCGACCCCACGGCGACGCATCAATGAACCGTTTCTGCGTGGATTGCAAGTGGTCGGGTCTGCCTCACGGGATGGTGTTTCAATATGAGCCGCCTTCCCCTGAGACGATGAATCTCTTCTTGCTTTGTCGCCACCCTGACCGGCCCGGCTGCCAGTGTACTTCACCCGTAACGGGCAAGCCGGGCGTTTCACCTTGCTGGCTGACGCGGCAGACTTCTTTCTGTGGAAAAGAAGGTGCGCACTGGGAAGCGTCTGCGGAACAGTGATGTGCAATGCGTCGCTCGGGTTTACGGCCGCCCAGCCCGAGCGATAACGTTCCCTCTCCACTACACCCGGAGGGGGAGAGAATGTTCGGCATTAAAGTTGCTGCCACCTTACTGCTCGTTTCTGACCTAGTCTTTCAGGCCACGCCGCCCGGTCGGCCGCGGCCCCCGGTGGAATATGTTCGGCCCGTCCCGAAGCCTGCCCCCCTCATCGAGTTGTTCGTCGCTCCGCCGCCCGCCCCAGTAAGTGCCGAACCCTCTGCTCCGCGGGACGAAGAGAGCTATGTACTGGTGAAAGGGCTAGACGGTAGGCTGCTGGTACTGCCCTCCATTATGGCCGAGCTCGCCCTAACGAACGGCCAGGAGATTACCCTGGAGCAGATGTACCAGCTGCTGGACTACAACAACCGGAAGCTCTATTGATATGACCCCGCCGATCCCCGTCCCCTCCCGCCACGTCTACCCGCCCGGCGCGCCGAGGCATGGCGCCTTCCGCGAGGACCGCGGCGGGCTGGGCGACCGGGAGCGGAAGGGGTTGCTGCGATTGCGGACCGTAGAAAGCGGCGAGGTTGAGCAGCGCGAAACTCTCCCGGACGAGGATGGCTTAATGCTCTTCCGCAACCGCGAGGTGTTCGATTTCTACGATCAAGATACGCGCATGCGCTTCCTGCTCGACGTGCGGGGCATTAAGGACGCTATCGCTGAGGAGCGTGTATCTTACGTGGTCGGGGAAGCGGAATTAACGCTGGACAGCTACTTCATCCTGTTAGAGCGGGGCGGTATTGAAGAGTCTCACCTCGCCCGGATTACTAAGCGCGACCTAGAAATCCCAGTAATCTACGTGCAATGGCCGGATGGCTCCCTTGTGCTAATCGACGGGGTGCACCGGGTGGTCAAGCAATTCCGCGCCGGGCGGCCCGCCGTGCGATGCGTGATCCTGACCTTCCGGGCCGCGCAGCGCTTCTTCCTCGACCTTTCCCGGACGGAGATGTTTAACGCGGCGGGCGAGCGCATTCCTTTCGTCGCGCCGCTACCGCCTATAGCCCCGAAAGCGTCGCTATGAACAAGCCCAATCAGCCCGAGCGTGCCCAGCTCCACCTCCCCTCAGCGAAGAAGCCTATGCACCGCGTTCCTACGGCCTGGATTACGGCCTTGTTTATCCTCCTGCTCTGCGTGTTTTTTGAGCTGCAAATTTGGGCATTGCGCTCCGCCTCAAATCAGCTTTGTATAAAGGCGGGTGGGACGCCAACCGCGTTCTACCTAGCGAGCTGCGATTTTCTTGGCTCAGCAGCGCGCACGGTAGCCCCCACAGCGCCGCGGAATGGCGCTAGACGGAATCGGGAGTAGGATTATGACGACCGTGACCTGGGAAGAAGCTTGCGATCAAGCGAATAGAGAGCTCGCGCATCGCGCCGAGCAGATGACCCAAGACGAATATCAAGAAGTGCTCCACGACCGCACGCGGGAGCTGCTAGGTCAGTTGCCGCTCGCCCGGCTACGCGACGGCAAGCGGCTGAGCTCCGAGCAGTTCTTCCAGCTCGCTAGTATTGTCGGCCGTTACCTGGAAGACTTCGAGCACGTCGCCACCCTGGGCGACGCCCGGTTCTATGGCAGGCGGCTCGTCATAATGTTTCGCCTTTCCGCCCGGCCGGACGTAAGTTTTTCCATCGAATTAACGCCTACCGGCCAAATGGACCTTACGCGCGCCGGGCAAGATGCGGCCGTCCGAGCCTACGATGTACTGACTCCGGAATACGTGGACCGGCTGATCAAGGCCAAACCAATCACGCCATGACCCAGAGCAAGGGTATTCGGAAGCGGCAAACCATGACAGCCCGGGATCGGCGGCACGCAATATTGATCCTTTATGCGGAAGGGCTGCTGTATAAGGAGATTGCCCACCGGCTGAGCATCGCGATCGGTACAGTGCAGAACGACCTTTGGCAGTTACGCGGCCAGTATAGCGCGCGGAATGGCCCCCACCTTGTTACGCGGGCATTTCAGCTCGGCGTCTTAAAGGTCCAGGAGAACACCCAGAATGGCAGCCACTCTCCCCTCGAGCCTCGAGAAGACTATGGAGCGCCGCGTTTATGCGGAGCGGGTGCCAAAGGGCATGATCCACTTTGAGGTGCCGATTATTATCGTGCGCTATGGCGGGAATGTCTGCGGCTTGGCCATGCACCCTGGCATTATGGTCCTGGAGGATAACGTAGAGCGCGTGCCCGGCGCCGCACTGGTCTATTTGACCATGACGCGCTTTCACCATGACAACGCCGAGGTTGGCTTCGTGATCGGCGGTTATGCCGTTTATGCCAGCTGGTGGCGGAAAGGCGCGCCAGTCCAATATCAGCGACGCGCTTATGGCTCTAGTGAAGGGTGGCCGACGCAAGTCGACCCGCGCAAGCAGCTTCGTTTTGTCGGGTTTCGTAAACCTTCCTGGCGCGGCTGGAGAGAGTAAATGGCAACATGGCAACTGACCTCAGTCCAGGAGCGCGGCAAGCGCGAGCTGGTGGAGGTGCTGGTTCACCCGCACTGGTTTCTACAACTTTGGGGGAAGCCCCTTAGGGTCGCGCACTTCGTTCGGGAGGCCGGGGCCTGGTATGAGGCGATGCCGAGCGGAGTATTGGTGCGGTGCTATCCGCAGGTTGAGGACCGCTTAACCCAGATGATGGCCCTCCGTGCAATTAAGCAGCGGGCGCTGGATGTAGCGGTTGAGCAAGGTAGGATCAAACTCCGCGCGACGCGAACGAATTATTCTGACTATGCGAAATTGGGCAGAGACGTGCACCTAGGGAGAGAACATGCCAAACGCCCCGATGAGCCTACGAAGAGCGATTAATCTCCTAACACGGGCGCACACGGACGACGCTCCGCCGGGCGGCCCGGAAGCCGCCTGGACGCTACACATGCCCAAGGTGGATCAGATTTGGCTGGCGCGGGCCGGGTGTTCCTTCCACGAATATATGGAAGCCTGGAATGCGCTGCGGGAGGCGCGGAAGGGCATCCTCCGCAGCCTAGACCTTACCGAGCTCCGACCGCTCAGCGAGTGGCACGAAGACGTCGGTCCAGTATTGTGGTGGAAGTTCCCGCTCGACGAGCCGCCTTATTGCGGCTCCCCGTTGGACCTGGGCTACGAGGTGGTGATTACCGGCATAGCGACGGCGGCGGCGCCCCTAGATCAATCTCCCAATGCACCGAAGCCTGTTACGGTCAAGTCGGAGATGGGCTCGATTATGGTGGGCGGGTGGCCAGGCTACCATACCCACTGGACGCCGCTGCCGATGCCCATGGCGCCGCGGGAAGCGCCGCCCAAGCTTCCGCACGATGAACGGGGCTGGCAGCCGGATTAAGCCCCTACTTCCGCTTCCTGACACTCCGGAAGCTTCCGAAAAATCTCCCATAATTACAAGAGCGTTCAATGAAAAAGCTAGGCCGCCACCATACGCGGGTTTCCGTAGAGGCCCCCGTACGGAAGCCGAAGCAGGTCCGCGGCCAGATGAAAGCCTTTAGCCCGGCGGATGTCACGAACATTGAACAACGGCTACAGGAAAACGGCAGCCTCGTAGATATCCGCGACCTAGCGCTATTCCGCGTGGCTATTGACACGATGCTCCGCGGCTCAGACGTCATAGCCCTAACAGTGGGCACCGTTCAGCCCAGGGCGGACGCGCCGCTCGTGGAAGAGTTCTGGTGGAGCCAGCGGAAGACCGCGCGGGCCGTCCAGTGCCACCTCAGCGAGCGCACTCGCACTGCCCTGGGCGCCTGGCTCGCCGCGTTTTGGGACGCCTACACGCCCAACGACCGGGTGTTCAATATCTCCGATCGGCAGTTCCGCAATCGCATTAAGCTGCTGGCCGGATATGCGGGGCACGACCCGCGGCTCTATAGCGGGCATAGCACCCGGCGCACGCTCCCCAAGCAGATTTATGCCCAGGAACGCAACCTGGCCGCGGCGCGCCTACTACTCGGCCACACGTCGATCGGCGCGACAGCAGAATATTTGGGCGTAGAGCGTGAAGACGCGAAAGAAGCTTGGAAGAGGAACGTGCTATGAGACTATGGATTGAGTGGGCGTGGGCGCAAGTTACTCGGGCAGCTCAGACGAAGTTCGGAGAATTTGTTGCGCTGCTCTTCATCATCTTCCTTATGCTCGCGGTGGTCGTGGTCGCCCTGGGCTTCTTCAGCAAACCGAAAGAAATCGTGCTGAACGCTCCAGAAAAGCTAGCGATGAAGGGCGACGCCTTACAAATCCGCGCCGTAGAGCTCAAGCCTTCTGAGCCGCTCCCCGTAGCGCCGCCGCGGCTGGGCTTCATTATGGTGTTCTCGGCGAATGGTGCTTTGGTCATCTACGAGGCCATAAAGGGAGAGGTGCGCAAAACGGAAGCCGGTATGTTCTATACGAACAGTGAGGGAGTTGACCGGGAGTTCGGCGGCCATTCGGTATTTTTCCGCTCTGCCCAGCCACTAAAGCTCGAGGAAACTCCAAAAATCGCGACGCAAAGCGCCGCCCGGTTTAGGGCCAATTGAACATGAAACCCTATTTGCTCGCCGCAGCCATCGTCATTTCGCTCGGCCTGGCTGATTATGTCTTTGACATCTCTCTCCACCATTTCGCCACTTATTTGGGCGCGAAATGAGTAACCGGCTCTTCCTCTACCACCGCCCCACCCGGCAGTTCCTGATCCTGGCCCAGCGGGGCGAATTCGGATGGGTGCCGACGGGCGGCCGGAATGACGAGCTATTCGTCGGCCTGGCCAACATGTTCCAGCGTGCAGCCAATGGCCTGGATGCAACCCAGCCCTTCGGTCACCAGGATGACTTCGTGCTGCTTATGGACAGCGCGGAGGGCGCCCCTTATGCCTACCCGCTGGACGACGCCTCCCACTATTGGGTCGGCGACGACCTACACCTCCGGCCGCCGCTCGCCTTTACCGGCGCCACTAACCGCGACGAAGCTGCCCAGTCCCTACAGCGCACGCTAGCCATCGTTAGCGGTCATCGCGGCGTCCCGAAGGCCTGGGACGATAAAGGTCAGCAGCGCGTGCTCGCCGCGAACGACATGTTGCAAGCGGAAAACGCCGAACTGCGTGACGGTATTCGTTACCTGATGGAGATGATTGATCTGCGTAAGCTCGGCGAGCAGATTTTCGCGCATGAGCTGCTCGGCCAGAAACACCCGGCTCGCGTGCAGTTTAAGGAGCGCGTCGCGGTGCTATGGCCCAAGGTGTTCGCCTGGGCAGAAGGCTTCGAGGAGCGGGTCAAGAACTGGCGCCGGAAGCGGCGGGCCTGAGATGGCTCGCGCCCGGATAACGCCGCCGATCAAGCAGGTCCAGGAACGCCTAGAGCGGATCGAGTCGCTGATTAAGGCGCATGCAACTTATATCGGGATCTTGGAGGGCGAGCGCCAAGAGCTGCTAACCGCGATGAAGGTTTTACTTCGTCCCGGCTATACGGCGGATTACGGCGCCCGATATAGGCGGCGGCGAGCGCCCGTGAAGCGGCGTCTGGTGCCATAAAGCCTTTGTCGATCTGGCCATTGCGCCAGCCATGCCAATAATCGCGGGACCGATTGTCGCCGCAAGGCTCATTCGCGCGGCCGTCGGCGTAACCGGCGATCACCTCATAGGAGTCTAGGCTAACGAGCTCTTCGATAGTGGTAACGGGTTTGCGGCGATCTTCCATGGGGAGCCCTGAGGCAGCTTCTAACCGCCTCAGTATAACCGTATAATCGCGCCTAGGCCGCATCTTCGAGGACTTTTCTCACGACCTCATCGTCGCCGATGGCTTCTTGCTTCGCGAGTTCCTCGACCGCAGGGGCCTTGTTCATGGCCAGCTCGGACTCGGTAATCGCTTTGGCCAATTCGAGCTTCTTGGCGGCCTCTTCTTCCTCGTCCATCAGCTGTAGCAGGTTCGTAACTTCCTGCTCGGCCCCTTGGGCCGCATGAACCTGCGCGGTCAGCTGAAGGCGCGTATTGCGCAGTAGCTCTAGGCGTGCCAGCAGTTTTTCCCGCATGAGTCTACGCCCCCAAGAACTGGCGCATACCGCCGCGCTTACCACCCATTTTGTGGTAGAGCGCTTCGAATTCCGCTTCGCTCATATTGGCAATTGCGTCGGCCGTTAGGGCGTCGCTACCGGCTCCACCGACGCCGCTCAGCGTCGCAGAGGCCGCGCGGGCCGCTGCCTGATTGGCCAGGGCTTGAGCATGGTTAATCGCCGCGGGCGTAGCCGAGTTCGGCACGGGCACCGGAGCGGCGGGCGGCGGAACCACCGCGGCGGCGGGCGCCGGAGCGGGGGCTGGTGCCGCGGTGGGTGCGGCGGGCGGTGCGTGACGGAAGCCCCGCATAATGGCGACGTTGTGGATAAACTCGGCGGGCCGCTTGCGCTGCTCATATGCCTTGCGCACCAGCTGGGCTTCTTCTTCCCGAATTACCTGCATCCGCTGGTTGGGGTCTGTATAGCCCATCAGCGTCAGCTCAGCGTTGCGCGAATCGATCAGGTGCCGATAGGCTTGAGCGAACTCCGGCTTCGCCGCGGCATAGGCCTGGGCGTCACCCTTATAGCTCTGCATCATATTGGCTTCGGTAAGCTGCCCTGAGACCTCCTCCACCTTCTTGGTGGCGGTTTCCTGAAGGGCCGTGATGCGCTGATCCATCTTCGCGATCTGGCGGCCCTGCCAGGCAGCATAGCCGAAGATATCCGTCTGCGGGTCGGGTGCTTCGTCCACCGGCTCGGGAGCGGGCGCCGGAGCGGCGGGCTGAGCGGGCGCCGCGCGCTGCGCCAACAGGTCGTTGAGCTGAGCGAAGCGGCCTTCCATGGTGGCCAGGTTCTGGCGCAGCTGGGTCAGCTCCGTGGTAGCCGTATCAGCGCGGGCGCGCTCCGACTTAAAGCGCTCACGGGCTTTATGCAGAGCGGAGTGCGGCACGTAACGGCCGCGCGGGTCGCGCATTACGCCCTGGGCGTCGACCGTGAGGGTGTCAAAGTCTACTTCCTCATCTTCACCGACGGCTTCCGAGTTCGGCGCCGGAGCGGCGGGCTGCGGTGGGGTAAGCGGCGCACCGTCGGGCGTAACCGGAGCGCGCGGCGCTTCCGCGGCGACGGGCGTCGGCGCCGGAGCGGGCGGAGGCGTATAGGCGGGCTGAGGTGTCAGGGGTCCGCCGTCGGGCGTAACCGGAGCGCGCGGCGCGACGGGTTCGGGCGCGACGCCCAGCCCCGCAGTGTCATTGCCGCGGGAGTTGAAATAGGCGAGCTCTTCCGGGCTAAGCTCTTCGCTTTCCCATCCCGATTTCTTCTCGCCGAGTTCAGTCCGGGTGAATTCGTCCGCGTTGGTCGGCGCGGGCTGCGGCGCCGCGGCGCCGGGGATATCAGTAGCGGTCGTCATTATGGCCTCCTGGGCTTAGAACGCTGGGGCGCCCGTTCCGGGCATTTCACGCGGGATATTCAGCAGGCCCATCGGCGCCGCGCCGCCGTCGGGACCCAATTCCATCGGCAAACCTTCGAAGAACTTGCCGCCTTCCGTCGGGAGCGCGCCCAACTGGGGCGGCCCGTCGAGGCTCATGCGGGAAGACGGTGCGCCGATCATTGGCGTCGGCGTTTCGTCGCCCAGCAGGCCGAGCCCGGCGAAGTCGTCCAGGCCGTAGCCGCCGAGCGGGTCTTCGTTCTTGTTGCCTTCCGTCGTGATATAACGGGCCTTGGCTTTGTCCAGCATCGCCTGGGAAGCTTCCGCGCCCGCTGAGGCTAGGTCCAGCACCGTCTTGGCGCGGACTGCCTCAGTATCGGCCTGGGTTTTACCAAGGCCCATTTTATCCACGATTAAGCCGAACTGCTCACGCTGAGCGATGGCTTTGTCTTTTTCCGCAACGGCCATCAGCTTATCCAGCTCGGCCTTAGCGGCGGCCATAGCCATTTGTTGCTGCATCTGCTTCTGTGGGTCGGGATCCTTCAGCATGGTCTTGAGCGATTCGACCAGCTTGGCGGGCAGCGGCGAGTATTCCAGCAACAACAGTACAATCTCGGGCGTCAACATATCCCGAATGGCGGGCAGCATCAGTTGGATCACGCCCCACGACTTTTCTTTCTGGTTGGGCGAAGTCGGGGCGTCGTCGATGATAATGTCGTAATCGCCCTGGGTCTTATCCCGGAGCAGTTGTACGAACTTAAAGCCGTCCGGCCCAGTAACGCGGATCCACCGGCCGTCGCTGAGGTAATTCTGCATCATGTAGAGCCGCACTCGGCCTACGCCCTTGCGGTAGCGCCTCAGCGAGTCGAACAACGTCGCGAGGATCGTCATTGCCGCCTGTTTACGCTGCGCTTCGAGGATGCCCGGCTGGGTGGCGTCGCGCATGCCCAGCAGCTCGAGGTTGATGCCGACTGTGTCGCGGATCGAGGTAATGGCGAATTGCAGCAAATTCATATAGGGCGCGGCGATGCCGCCGCCCGGCTTCTGGATAATCTTGCCTTTCTGGATGGCTTCCTTGCGCACCCAGGTAATAGCGTCGGGCTGGGCGTAGGTCTCTTCGGCTTCGCGCTGGTCGGGGAAGGCGTCTTCTTCAGCTAGGATGCCGCCCTTCGCCGTAGCGTTCAAGATGTGGAGCGACTGGCTGAGCCACTTATTGGCCCACATCTGCGGATCTTTCATCAGCCGCGTTAGGCCGAACCAAGTGCCCTCATTACGGTCGCGCTCGCCAGTGATGCACTGGAAGGTGAAGCGGTCAGCGACCGGCGCCGGGCGCACTTTGTTCAGAATGGAGGCGCCCAGGAAGGCTTGCTTATAGACGCGGCGGCGGCATTCCAAGGCGATGAGCGGCCGATCCAGCATCATGTAGCGCTTAGCCAGGCGCTGATATTCTTGCGGCGAATATTCTTGCGGAGCGCTGCCGGTGGCCGGATCCACGACGCGCCAATAGACCTCCCGCTCCCACCACTGGCACTGCACGATGTGCACTTCGGTTTTGGGATCGAAGTCGAATTTCAAGTTTTCTTCGCGGAGGCGCCGGTCTTCGACGGGCTTTACCGGCTCGGTATTAATGCCCGCGGCGCGTGCCCAGGAGGCGTCGAGCTCAACGTCGGGCACGCCGGGGAAGAGCTCGCGGGCGTCGCTTAGCGCCATCTTACGCACGCGCCACACGCGGCGCGCATCCATCAGGTTCTTAGCGCGAGCGTTGTAGTCCCAGAACATCTCTAGCGGGTCGACGCGCTCTTCAACGTAGGTGCCTTCGGCGTCGAGCTCGAAGTCCAGGCGCATCTCCGTCCAGCCCATACCGCAGATGCAAGTATCCTGGAAGGCGTCGGACTGCTCATCCTGGGCGTCGCACCCGTCGCCCATCCACCGCGACCCCTCGGACAGCAGCTCGTTGAACTCGGCTTGCTGCATATTGGTGGCTTGGCGGGGCAGGAAGGCGATCTCATGTCGGCCATTGATTTCAATGCCGGCAACGGATTTAATGATGGCGAGTGTACGGTTGAAGGTAATCGGGACGCGGCCCTGATCGGTTAGGGCACGCTCGTCTTGCGGGTCCCATTGACGGCAGGCCACGAAATCAAACTCATCGCGCGCGGCGCGGCGCCATTTGTTGGAGAATTGTGCGTCGAGGTCGAACCAGGTTTTAAGGGTCCGATAGAGCATCTCTTCGGTAAGCTGAGAAGGCGCCGAGGGCCGTTCTTCAATGCTTGCCTCCCCACTATGGGGCATGCCGGGCACGCCGCCATTCCTTAATTTGGGATGGCCTGCATCGTAGTGTTCTACTGTGTAGTCGACCATTGCTTAGTGCCCTACTCCCGCAGGCCGCCTTTATTCGACGCTCGCCATCTCTAGGGTGACTTCGAATGTCTCACCTGAAGCGGGGGCATAGGCGCCCAGGGCTTCTAGGAGGCCGTAAAGGCGTCGTTCGCGGGCCGAGACGGATTGCAGGTCGAAGTTGATTTCTGGGCTGGCCGCGGCGGCTTTAATAACGTCCGTCGCAGTCACGAACGCGCCCGTGCTTAGGTCTAGGGCGATTGTGCCCAGGAAGTGTTGGGCGGTAGCGACTGCCAGGGCACCGTTATCGCCGTTCGTTACGACGGGAGATTGGCTGAAAAGGTGTAGGTTGAAGCTGGCTGCCGTCACCGTTTCGCTGTCTTTAAACAGCCGAGCGCGGCGGATAATACCACGTCCAGAGCTTAGGCGGGACGTGGTGAATTTGAGCGGGATAACGTCAGCCGCGTCTACGTCATTGGCGATAAGGTCGCCCGCCGTGTAGGCGGTTGTGTTCGCGGGACGTGTAAAACTATTCGAAACCGAGATAATCATCTGATAGAGTCCCATCATTGGTGAGGCCGCGTCACTTTCATCTTCAGCCGCCTCCGCTTGGAGCAAGGCTCCACCGATCAGAAGCGGTGAGTAGAGCCAGCTCATTAGGCAACCTTTGAAATTCGCCAGTTAATGGCACGGTCCGTGCCCGCTGTTTTGTCTAGGGTCATATCCCACCCCACGCCCAGGATCAGGGAAGGCGAAACCCAGATCGGCTGGGACTGTACGCCTGTAAACGTCGCCTCGTAGACGACGCGCTGGGTGTCGCCAGTGCGGACTTTTTCGTACACCTTGAAAACGAATGTGTCGCCTGCGGCTAGGGCATTAAGGTCAATAAAAGCCTGATACAGCCCCGCATTAACGTCTACGTCAGGACCAGCTGTATCCGTCGTCAGCGAATGCTCGGTTGTTCCGATTGTTTCGGTGCCAGTATAGGCTTCAACGGTGATGGCCATGGTCGTTGCGTTCCTATTGCACGAGGTAGGCAGCACAATCCAAATTGGTCTGTGCACCATTCAAGACGCTGCTGGCAGCACCCCGGATTTGGAGCTGCGTGCCCGCCGGAATATCGCAGAAAATTGGCCCCTGATAGAGCGAGACGCCGACTTCCGTCGAAGCCATGCCGCGATAGACGCGTGGTCCGATTTTCGTTCCGCCCGCGCCAAATTGGAAGTCGTAAGTAACCTTGGCTGCGGAAGCGCCGGTTACGCCACCGACCGCCCACTGGGCTGCACCGGACCGTGCTGCAGCTGGCGAGCCCAGGTTCGTCCAGCTGGAGAAATTCCCACTAACTGTGCCGCCCGACACGTAAGCATTAACGAAAGTCGAGCCTTGGAGGTCGATATGAGTGCCGTCCACCACTGTAATGGTCCAGGCCCCGTTCGCTTCGGTGGTGCCCGTAACACCGGCTACAGCGCGCCGGTCGCCGGTCGTCATGCCAGTTGTTGAGGCGACGGTAAGGCGGATTAAGCCGCTACCGTTATCCGCGGCGCCCGAAACTGTAATCGCGCCGCCCGGCGTATGGAGTTGGCCGAGGCTATTCGCTGCATCGAAGGTGGCGATGCTTTGGACTTTCTGGCCGCACCACCAAGAAGCCGGGTTCTTATTGCCGCCGAACGCAGCGGCCAGCACGCGCGTGGAGGAGGGCGCCGAACCACTCTGCATACGGATGCGCGCACCGAGCGAGGCCCCGGCCGGTAGCCAGAGCGGGAAGTGGTAGGAAAGCGGGATGGCTGCGCCAGTGGCATTATAGAGAATCGTCGTGGTGAATCCGACGATGAGGTCAGCGATCAGCTCCGACCAGTTCGTGCCTCCGGCCGGATCGATCAGCAGGTCCATCAGCGCCGCATTGGCAGCATTGGACGTGCCCAAGCCCGAGACGGCCAGCCACAGATACTCGCAGTCATGGGCGAGCGCGGGCATCACTGTAACAGCCGTTCCGTCCGCGGAAGACACGCCCGCCGTAATGCCCGCACCGAAGCCCGTAGCGTCGTCCGCGAAGGGCGGGCCGAAATTGTCGGAATAATGGGCGAAGCAGGGGCCGCTCGGAACGATTAGACTCACAGCATATCCTCCGTTACATCTTCGTTCATGGCCAGCCCCCGCTCTTAAACGCCCCTGAGACTATTGGTTGCGCGTAATCGTGGTCAGCTTTTTGCGCAACTCGATGGCCAGGATGAACGTGCCATCGAAGGCGGCGGACGCATGTTTGTTGTACAGCGTTACAGTGATGACGCCCGCTGTGGCCACGGCCTTAATAACGGGGGTGCCCGCCGCGGACGTGCCGCCATTCCAGGTCACTTGGACGTAATCACCGGCTTCAGCGCGGCCGTGGTTGATGGTCAGCGCTTGGCTCGCTGCCGCGGCCGTGGTCAACGCTTCCGTCGTCACCTGCATGGCCAGGCGGTCGGGATTCGCCGTGCCAGCATTCGAGCTCAGGGTGATCGCGTCGATTTCCTGAGCAATACCCACCATCTCCAGGATGCGGTTGCGGTAGGTCATATCCCGTACAACGGGTCCGCCAGTCGACATTTCTATTATCCTCTCAAGGGGTTGTTCGCTTCACCCACAGGATGATTGCGTTAGATCATGACGCTACAAAATCCCCATGGATGTTTGCCGCCATGATCTCAGCGGCTGTTTTGAGCGCGGGGATGAGGTCGGCGCTACCAGGCAACACAAGCTCTTCGTCGCGGGGCGCCATGTTGGGCTCGGTAAACTTGAATCGCACCACCTGCTTCTTGTCGCGGTAGTACATACGCACGTCGCTTACGGTGCCTACGGGGTGCAGCGCATCGACGAGCGTAAGGCGCACATCAATGATCCCCACGGGGAGCGCCCTCCTTCTTGGGCTTCGTCGCCTTCTGGGCTGCGGCCTGCAGGACGCGCTCGTGACGAGCAGTCTGCTCTTGCAGGGCCTGATCGAGTTCGCGATCCTTTTGCTCCACAATGGCCAGGAAAGTCGCGCCGAGCTTCGTGATGATCGCGCTCTTGGGAAGCGGGTGAAGCTTGCCGCTGAGGTGCGCCCGGTTGAGCTCTTCCCATTCGTCGATCATGTCCTGGGCGAGCTCCTCCCATTCATGATAGTTCCAATGCGTGATGCCGCGCACGGCTATGTCATGGCGAAGCTGATCTTGAATTGCGGGTCGCATCCAGCCCTGCACGGCCCGACCGAATTCAGCGCCGAGGCCCGCCCAGCCAACCAGGCCCGCGGGCGGCGAATAGGGAATTTCGAAGACGCGGCCAATGGGTGCATCAATAACTTTGACCACCGCAGCAACGCGGATGTTCTTATTGATGGTCCGTAGCGAAAGACGGATGATCTCGGCGGGTTCAGGATAACCTAAAACTTCTGCGAAGCCTGCCTTAAAGGCTTCCAGTTCTTGACCCCCGATGTACTTACGGTAGACGCTAGGCATGGTTGGGTTTAAGCTCCTGTACTAGCTTTCATGCATGGCTAGCACCCTACCATTTATTGCTTTGAAATCATGCAGAAATTTATGCTGCACAACCTAACAACGGTTGTAATACAGTAAAAAGTCAAGTAAAATCGTCACCGGAAGCGCTTCTTCGTCGGTGGGCTTCCAGCTTTCATGTTTTAGGGCATATTGGGGCTCGCTTTCTCTCCCTGGAGGCGAGCCCTTTTACTTATGCCGCCCAGCCTGATACTCGTTTTGGCCGAGTAGAGCGGTGCAGGCCGGGCTTAACCTTCCGGTCTAGGCCCGCGGCGAGGGTTAACAGAAAGGCGTCGGCACGGTTCGGAGATTTGACACCGCGCTTTTTCATGTCTTTCTTGGACTCTACCACGATGCGGCCGTTAGAGTGGAAGTCATAGGTCGGCTGGCAGAGCTCGGCGATGGTGGCCTCGTCATTGAAAATGCAATTACGATCCATAAAGAACTTCCGGCCTTTGAACCAGAGTTCATCGCGCAGCCTCATATAGAGGTCGTCTGCACTGGGCACTTCGCCGACGTTAATGCCTGTCACGGGCAGGCGCAGCTCATTTAGCCGATCAACCACGCCCGCGCCCAGGCCAATTACGTCGACCAAAATCTCGATGGGGCGCTCATCCGGATGGGTGGCATTGTATTCGGCCATAATCAGGCCCGCCACCTGCATTGTGTCTTTCTGGTGCCACTCCTTAATCGGCTCTAAGAGCTTATTGCCCTTCCGCTTACACAGCGCAGTGCTGTCGTCGCCGTAACGGGCCACGTCAAGCCCCCAAACGGGGATGACGTCCGGAACGGCAATCTCTCGGAAACGCGCCGCTTCCATGAGTTCGAGCGGGATAACAGTTTCGTCGTCGGCGGTCGGGAATTCACCCAACACGCGGACACGATATTTGTTGGATCCCTTCCCGTAAGCCGCGATAATATCGTCGATGTGACCACGGGCGCGCGGCACGTCTTCCGAGCTAACGACGAAGGTCTTCCACCGGCCGCGCAGCTTGTGGTGCGTATCATAGAAGAAGCCAGAAGCGCGGGTCGGGTTGCCCAGGAGGATAGCCTTGGCACCCGGCGAGGAGAGCGACCCCTGGGCGACTTCGAACACGATGTCATCGATGCCTGAGGCTTCGTCGATGATGTAGAAGGTATTCGTACCACGCAGGCCTTGCAGCGCTTCCGGGTTATTCTTAGAGGCAGTGCGAGCGACGGCGAAGGCGGCTTCCGCGGCGACCTTGATAAAGACGCGTTCCTTTTGGATCTCCACCTGTTTTTGGAGCTCTTCGGGGAGGCGCTTATGCCACTTGGTAATTTCTGGCCAGTTATTGTCCCGCAACTGATTCTGGCTGTTCGCCGCAATCGGAATCTTAACGTCGTCATGGGTCAACAGCGCCCAGAGCACGATCCAGCTGATAAATGCGCCCTTCCCCACGCCGTGGCCGGAGCGGATAGAAAGGCGATCATGCTTGGGAATAGCCCGCAATACTTCTTGCTGCCAGAACTCTAGCTGCGGCTCATTCTTCGGGTTCGGGGCGCCGAATGGCAACACGCCCAGGACGCCCGTAACGAAGATGTAGGGGTTGTTCTTGGATTGTAGCCAGGCGAGCTGCCAGCGTGGCAATTGCGGAACGACGGGCGGCTCTAGGAGGTCAACCAAACAACGCCCTCCGGATACGGACGAGCGCGGGCAGCGCAGCCTGCTCCCGAACGGGATCGGCTAGGGGTTTTTGGGGGTTTTTGGGGGTTTCCTGCTCCTGTTCGGGAGCCATCGCCCGGTCAGCGGAGGCACGCACCGCCCAAGTGTCAGGTTTAAGGTGCCTTCGGCTCAGCGCGCGCTGCGGCGAGCGCGCCGCGGTAAAGGTAGGCGGTACGATGCGGAACTGTTCTAGGCGATTTTTGTCCTGGAGCTCCACCTGGGCGACGAGCGATTCCGGTCGGTTATGCTTCATGCGGGCGAAGGCCCAGAGCTCCGTGGGGTCATGAGCGGTATCGAACATCGCCTCACGCACCGCTTTCCGCAGGATTGGCGGTAGCTTATCGAAGCACTCCATCCAATAGCGGGTGCGTTGCTCGTAACGCGCACTAACGGGCGTGGAATAGTTCAGCGCGATAGATTCAGGCCGCTTCTTCCGGCGTGACATCGATAATGTCCTGGGTCAGCATTGGCGCGACCTGCCCCTGGGCCACCATCACCCAAAGGTTGCGGAAGGTCTCGTCGGCGCTGAGGTTGAGGTTGCTAGCGGGGTTCCAATCCTGCTTCCGGCGCGAGCGCAACCAGGCTTGGCACGCACCAACGTCGGGCGGAAGATGCTTCATCACTGGAATGACGTGCACCGAGCCCTGATGGGTCTTAAACTCTACGTCCGGATAACTATAGCCGACGGCCCGCTGGTAGAGCGAGCGGATTACCCGCTCGTCGGGTAGGTCTTTCCCGATAATCATCGCGCGGAAGAACTCTTCATGGCGCGACTGCCAGCCCCACATGGTGCTCATCGAGACGCCCAGGGCGCGCGCCACCTCAACGTCGGTGCCGCCCAGCTCACAGATCGTCTTAGCAATGCGGGCGTATTCGGAACGGTAGGTGGTGCCCGCTTCGCCGCTCATGCAAGCTTGCTTTTGCAAGGCGCTGGCTTCGGGAATAGGCTCACCGCGGGGCAGGTAATCGCCAGGCTCAATAAGGGGCGGGCCGGGCTGAGGCTCGTGAGGATGCTTCCCGTCGCGCAACTCCTGGAACGCGCGCTCGGCCGTAAGGTGCCGCTGAGCGGTATGCCTCCGGCCGCGCTTCTGTGCATTCGCCTTATTGCCCTTGGGCTTCTTCGCCTTACCTTTCGGAGGCGAGGTCCAAGCAGATTTGGATTTTTCTTCGTCGGACATGGAAAATGGCATGAAAACGGGAAGTTATCATGGCCAGTATGTCTGAGTGCTTAGAACCCGACAAGATAAAACGTACTAGATACTATCAGGACGCTTGTAAAAAGCTTATCCGATCTCCTTCCGCGAAGCGCAGCATCGTTTCTCCGGCGATAATAACCGAAGTGTCCGTGGCTTCTACAAGCGTTTGACCTGCGGCCGTATATTCCATATGCACGCGGTAGCCTGCATCGACCTGGATGAGCACCATCTCTGTTTTGGCGGGTGCCAGGGAAGCGTCAGTGTGGACGGGGGTGACGAGGTCGATGGTGAGCTTGGCTCGGCCGCGGGGCGGGTGGTTGAGAACATAGAGCGAATCGCTGTTCGGGCGGTTCGTCCCCCCGGAGGAAATCTTCAGCGAGCTAAGCCCAGGGAAGGCGAACACCCGAACAGAAGCCATGGGCTAGTAGCCTTTCTTGCCGCCGGAGGGCACCTTGGGCGGTTTGGGCGTCGCGGGCGCTCCGGCCTTACCGCCGCCCTTCATGCCGCCCTTCATGCCGGGCCCACAATTTTTGTTCAGCCAAACATCTTGCATTTCCATCTCTCCAGGTTGCAGCGCGCATTGCCACTATACGCTGGACGCGGCGGGGCGCTGTGCAATTCCCTTATTCCGCAGCCACAAGATGATAGTAGTCGTCCATCTTGCGCCATCCGCGGGGCGCAGCGTTCTTCGGCCGCTGGGCTTCCGGTTTAATCCGCATCACTTCGAGGGCTCGGGCCTCGGGGATCGTAATGCGTTGGGTGGGGGTGCGCCGATCAATGGGAATATATCTCCCAGTTAGCGCAAGTTGACCTTTTTGAAAGGCAATCTCTGCGCGCCTCTCATGGAGAATTCGAGAGCCCTGCCAGGAAAGTACGGAAGCCAGTCCGGCGACGAGGAGGGTTAAGCACCAGAAGAACGGTGCGCCGAGATGAATAGAGAGGTTACATTCCACTGCCAGGCCCAACAATTCTATACTCAGCAATGCAGTGTAGCCTCTCCGGCGCAGAAGTCAAATTTCCTGTTTATTCGCGTCCAGTTACTACCCACTAATGACGGCGCGGCCAAGCTGAGTGATGGTCCAGTGGGGCGTCCCTTCATTCTTCTGTAGAGCGACCAAGCCTTTCTTCTCTAGTGCTTTCATTGTGGGGTTTGTTTCGGCTTTATAGGCGCCCAGCCCAGTATAGAGGTCTTGCAACGTGGTGCGTTGTTTGTAGGTGACATCGGGGAGGATTGCTGGCAGGGGCTGCTCCGAGGCGATCGGACCGCGCTCCAAGCCGGTGGCCGCCCAGCAGGCCTGGGCGATTTCCTTATAGTCCCAGGCTAGCCGCTGGCGCTCCCAGTCATGTACCCATTCCGGCCGGTATCCACCTTGCGGCCGCAGCTGCACGCGGTCGGTAACGACGCCGCAGAACACAATAGTGAGCAGGGGCTGGGCGTTAAACTGAGCGCTACGGGTCGGTTCAGACCAGAGGCGGGCCAGGCGCATCTCGAAGTCTGGTGGCCAAATTGCGTTCGCTTGTGCGCTCATGTGACGCAGCAAGGCTTCTTCAACGGTCTCGTTTTCCTCTAGGGTGCCGCCCGGCAGGTTCCACCCGGCAAATTTCGCCACGTTCGGGACCAGTAATAGGTCGCCGCGGCCATTAAAGACCACGGCTTCTACTGTAATGCGGCGCGGTGTCATTCCGGGATACCTTTCTTGTGTAGATGCCCATGACCGAGCAATATTCCTACTACGTCCTCGGCCCAGGGGTTGTCGCCGCCGCGACTACGCAGCCAGGTTAGCAAGCTTTCCGCATCCAGTTGGGCAATGTCAGCGTTGATCCACTCGCCCGATGTATTGAGGGCTCTTACATAGACGCCGGTGCCCGGTTCTGTACCTTCGCGGCCGGGCATTACTTTCAATTTCATCGTTCTACTCCACTATTTTCAAGAAATTGTGCATCTGTGCGCAGAACAGGCTTTACTTCTGCGGCCCGCAGAAGTATAGTCGTTGTCAGAGGGGAGAAGCGCTTCCTCCGCCACCATACTGAAGCGCCCGGCTAGTGCCTCTCCCCGGTTACGGGGGCTCTACAAAAGGCGGTCTCAGCGGTAAATGACTAGCATTGTTAGGGCGGGCGGCCTAGACGAAGAGGCCGCCTCCTCCAGCAATGGAGTTTACCAGACCGATTATCCACAACTTTTTGGCTAATAGTGCCACGGGGAGCATGAAATGATGACACCGACGAATGTGTCAGCGATGCGGGCATGCCTGCTCGTCGCTGGCTTGGCGGGCGGCGCTTATTGCGGCAGCACCGCGTTTCTGAATGGCTTGGAAGGCGCCACCGGCTGGGCGGGTTATGCTTTGGCCACCTCCGGCTTGTCCGTCGCTTTCGGCAGCTGGTTTATCCTACCCTTCGCGGCGCATGTTTCTTCGGAAGGGGCGCGCGGTGAGGCTTGGATGCTGCGGTTCGGTTGGGCGCTTTGCACGGCCTTTGTGCTGTGGAACGCCACCGGGTTTACCGCGATCCACCGCACCGAGAAGGTTTCTACCTCGCAGGTTAGCATCGACGCCTATAACCGGGCGGAGACGCGCCTCAGCGAAGCGACTGCTGAGCTGAATGAATACAAGAAGAATAAGCGCTGGGAAGCCACCAATGGCTGCTCCAACGCCACGGTGGACAAGTCCCGCGAGTTCTGCGGCCAGGTTGCCGTGACTAAGTCCAATATCTCTACGGCGGAAACCACCCTGGCCAAAGGTCGGCCCGGCGCGGCGGACGCCCAGGCGGAAAGCATCGGGTGGCTGCTGCAGCTCAACCCGGCGCTGGTCTCTAAGCTGGACCCGGTGCTGAAGGCGCTGATCCAGGAAATCGCAATGAGCTTGTTCCTGCTCTGCGCTTTCCGGCCCTCTACGGCTCGCAAGGAGGCTGTTACGGTTAAGGCGCCCGTCGCTAAGGTGGCGGACTTCTCGCCGATCTTCGAGGCGATCACGGCCGCTACGGCTGAGATTAATGCGGCCCGCGCCGAATATGACCGGGCGATGGAAATGCTGCCCTTCCTGCGCTATGAGGCGCTGCTGGCTACGGCCGCTGACCTCTTCGTAGAGCCGGAGGCTGATATTCTGGGCTACGTCGTCCAGCCCGCTCCCGCCGTTGAGGCGGTGGTCGCAGCCGAGGTGCAAATCGTTGCACCTCAGGCCAAGAAGGCGAAGAAGGCACAGCGCAACACAAAGGCTGATGCTATGAATCGTCGGCGGGACGCGAATGGCCGCTATGCCAAAAAGGCCAAGCTGATAGCGAAAACGGACGAGCCCAAGCGCAAGCCGCAGCTTTCCGCCCTACCGCTTAATGGCGCCGAGAACGTCGTTATCTTCGGCACGCATCCCAAGAAAGACTAAATCGGGTCGGCCGCTCCGGCGGCCCGCCCTCCCTTTATGGCCGCCGGACCCTCCGGCGCCTTTATGGGGAGGTCGTACAATGAGTGACACTCATCGGTTCCGGGGCTGGCCATTCCAGCAACCGAGCGACGTACCAGTGGCGCCCCTCCCACAAGCCGGGCCGCGAGGTTGGGCTTGTGGGGAGTGCCTATTCGGCGTCGACAGGGCGAATGGCGGCCTTGAGTGCCGCCGCTATCCACCGCAGCTTTTTAGCTCGGTCGGGCTACCCGCCCAGCCCTTCGTCGGCCAGTATCATTGGTGCGGCGAGTTTCAGCCACGTGATGAAGAGAAGAAGGAAGTCTGATGCCTAAGCCAAAAGCCGTAACTGCCCAGGAGATCAACGACGCGACGACCGCGCTGGTGAATGCGTCGGGAGAGCTGCCGGGCTTAGCGCAGCGGATCTCGCAGTCCTACCTGGACCCCGCAGGCCTCGGCGACGTTGAGCACCTTGAAGCGAAACTCACGGCCGCTATCCGGGATAGCGCCGAGCTACTGGTTACGCTGCAAGCCTATAAGGGGCTGCGGCGGCATTTGGAGAAAAGGAATGCGCCGGGAGATTGAAAACATCAAGAGCCCGCGGCAGCTGGACGCTTGCTGCCCTGGGCACGATGATTGGCCCAACGACGTTTACCGTAACCGCCGCTCCATCCGGGCGCGTGCTCGGGATATTAAGCGCGAGCACCGCTTCGCGCGCCGGGTGCTGCGCTTCGCCTTGCTGAGGGAGGTGTTCCGATGCCTGTAAGAATATTGGACAAGGTGTGGATGATCGTCACGGAACGCGGCATCCTCTATACGGCCCCCGCTACTTCTAAGCAGGGCGCCTGGCAGGAAGCCGAACGTTCCGATTTCCGCTTGACGAAGAAGGACATGAGGGCTCGTGGCTGGGAGGCCAAGAAGGTCTCAATCATCATTGAGGAATAAGGGCGCTCCGATGAGGCTTATCCACAAAACACCTTGCCGTGAGTGCCCCTGGCGTCTTGTGGCGCCTGCAGGCCATTTAGGCGGTAACACGCCCGAAACATACGCGGACGTGGTTTGCAATAACGAAGTTCCGTCCTGCCACCGCACAGACCGCGGTCCGCGTAGCAAAAAGGCTATGTGTGCCGGAGCACTAGCAGTTGCTGCAAATGCTTGTATCTTACCGCACAACACACCTGATGGACGGGAAGCAAGAAACGCGGTGGGGAAGCGCGAAGATTGCTTCGCCCACCCAGCCAAGTTTTATGAGCACCACGCTGGCCGACCCTATATTCCGCGGTGGCAGCGCTTAATGAACGCTCGGGAGGAACCGAAATGAAACTCTACCACGGAACTTGTGGGTCTCACCTGCCGCGCATCTTGAAGAAGGGCATTACCCCGCGCGGCGTCCGGAAAGGGAATTGGCCGGAGTGCCGGTCCCATCCGGAATGCGTTTACCTCACCGACGCCTATGCCGGTTATTTCGCACTCGCTGCTTCGAAGAAGGGCCGGTGCGTGGTATTCGAAATCGACACCGACCTGCTCGCCGAAGGCGATATGCTTCCCGACGAAGACTTCCTCGGCCAGGTTGAGCAGCGCCAGCTGCAAGGCACCCCGGACGGGCAGACGCTCATCCAGCGCACTGAGGCGTTCCGGGAACAACTGCCGAATTGGTGCTACACGGACACTTATAAGCTCTCGTTGCAGCACCTCGGCACCTGCGCCTATCTGGGCACGATCCCCACAATCGCCATTACGCGCTACGTGACGTTCGGTACATGGAAGAACGCCCAGCTGCGCCTCATTTTCGATCCGACAATTACCTTGATGAATTATACGCTGCTCGGCCCGGCTTATCGGCGCAAGACGGCATGGCTGTTCGGCGACAAGCCGCCGGAACCGGGGCCTACGGACATTATGTCCGACCTCGACTTGACGCTACTCGAACGGAACGACTTTCGGGTGGTGAAACTTCAGAAGGAGTTCGCATAATGAATGACAAGAAGAAGGACGACCAACAGAAGCGCGACACAATTCGTGAGAGCGTCCGGAAGGATCCAGACTTTTACGTGCCGGACCCCAAGAACCCTCCGCCGCCCACGCAAGACCCGCGTGACAAGAGCCGCCGCCACTAAAACTCGGTTCACCCCAATGACCTACGCCGCCGCCCTTTTCTGTCAGCAATTCGCCCAGGAGCTGCGCCGCCCTGGGCTCACCCCCCATCAGCGCATTACTGCCGTTATCAGGCGGATCTCGCCGAGCCTAAGGGGGCGGCGGTTGCGCATTTATATTGACTCGTTGCATGCTACAATGACGGTGGACGGCGCGCTGCGCCGAGACTGGCAACAAAAGGTCTTGGAGGAACACGGGTCATGACGGAAGAAGGGCCAATGGGCGGCCGTACGGATGCGAAGCCGACTGAGATACTCTACCCGGAGATTCAGGTAGCGCTCGGCGACCTTTCCGGTCCGGACGGTAACGCGATGATGATTATTGGCAAAGTCTCTCACGCCCTCCGCGCGGCGCAGGTGCCTAATGCCAAAATCGAAGAATATGCTAACGCGGCCATGATGGGCACCTATGCCGAGCTCTTGGCCACAACTGGGCGCTGGGTGACAGTGCTATAAGATCCGCTTTAGCGGCGCGGTGCACCGCCCGCTGAAAACCCCTGCGCAGCGATCCGGGGCGAGACTACGTAGCTCCCCTTGAGATTTAGACGCCCGATATGGAATATGATTTGGCAGTTGATCCCGTTCCGGTATTGCGTTCGGGTTGTAAGACCAAGTTGACCACCGGGAGCTGGGCTTGTCCCAGTCTGCGCAGGGTTCTATGTGCCGAGCGCTGGTTGCGGAAGCCCTTGCGGGCGGAGGGGTTCGATTCCCCTTAGGCGGCCCTGTTTCGGGGCCAGGAGGGTTCGAGTCCCTCCCCGGTACGCCCCTACCGACGAAAACCTCACAGGGAGTTTACCCCTTATGACGCCTGAACAGTCGTTTACCCTCCGGGCGAAGCCGCTCGCGTGGCGTGCCTTTTTCAGCCTAGCGCTGTATTTCCTCTACGCCTTCATTAATAACCTTCTCAACCCGCTCGCCACGCTCGCCGCGGGGAAGGCCGCGGGCGGCCAGTTTGCGCCCGACGACGTGAGCTACGTCACGTCAACCTACGGCCTGAAATTCGCGCCGCAGCTCGGCCTGCCCTTCATTGCCTTTCTGGCCGTGCTGGCAGTGATCTGGTGGAAGCCCGCCAAGATGCTCGCTCAGATCGTCTTCGCTGCCAGCCTCGCCGCGATGCTCACCCTCCCCGTCAGCCCAGCTGGCGCCTACTACGACAAGACCAATTATCCGGAGATTTACTGGATCGCGCCGAATGAGAGCGCCTTCTTTATCCCGGACGTCGGCGACAATAAGACGGATCAGGCCAAATTCGGCAGCGAAGCCTACTACGAGGCGAATAAGATCGCGGCCAAGCGCTTCGAAATCCCCCACGTCAAACTGGCCGGGAGTTCGTACACCTGGGACTTCTACGTTCCGGCCGGGCGACTGATCGTCGTGGACCGCGCGCCCTACGCCCGTGAGTGGAAACATGCGGGCAACGGCACCGGTGATGGCAACGAAGCCCTGCAATGCCAGTCCTCGCAGGGGCACGACGTGACCGTGGAAATCTCGATTGCGGCTTCGGTCTTCGAGAAAGATGCGCCACGCTTCCTTTATCGCTTCGGCATCCGACCCATCAAGGGCGACCGGAATGACCCCGTTATCAAATGGCAGTCTGTCTTCGAAGGCAAGAGCCTGGCGGAAGTCATGGACACGGTGGTTAAGGGCAACCTACAGAGCCGCCTTTGCAAGTTCTTCTCGGTGCGGACGGTCGACGTAATTAACGCGGAAGCTGATACAATCATCACCGAAGCCGAGAAAGACCTGCGGAAATACCTGATTGAAGAATTCGGCATCACGCTGGACTACATCGGTTGGGGCTCCACCTTCGACTATTCTCCGACGGTGCAGAAAGCCTTGGACGATAAGTTCGCCGCGGACAAAATCGCCAGCGTGCTACCCATCCTCGAGCGGCAAGCCCAGCTGAAGATCCAGGAAGGCCTGGGCGAAGGGCTCAAGGCTCATGGCCTGCCCAAGAACCTGGTCGCGATCCCTTCGAACCTGATGGACTTCACGAAGTGGTTTACTTCGCCGACCACGCCCGGCGCTACTTTCGTGCCGAACGCTCCAGCCCCGGCGCCGCGCCAATAACAAGCCGCTAAGACCGCAATCCCCGCCGCGGCGCCCCCAGGCCCCGCGGCTTTTTTGTGCGTAATATGAGAAAAGTGCTCCAGGAGGCTTTACTTTTGCGGGCCGCAGAAGTATAGTCTGTTTGCGGGCGGGAGAGGGACTCCGTTACCCTGGCCTTTGACCCGCTAACTCCTCAGGAGACTTACATGAAAGCCGGAATCACCACCCAGGAACTCGCCACCCGCGTCCAGGCCAATATCGCGGCCCGTAAGGACATTATTGCTGGTGCCCGGTCCCTTGAGTTCCGCCACGACGAAGAGACCAACGCTCTCACGGCCGCGATCGAAGGCTTCGAGGGCGACTACGCAATGACGGACTTGTTCTCCCAGCAGGTTTATTCTGACCTGGGCCTGCCCGCGGTCTATGCTCGGGCGTTGAACGCCAACGACCGTCACCTGCTCGCCTACAACGTCAACCGCCTGGCGCAGCGGGATAGCTCTACCCGGCTGATCCGCACCCTGGAACGCGATGCTAACAAGACGGCTCGCGCCTACCTCTCTAACGCCTATCGCCCGTTGGATAACGAGCAGGTGCTGGAGCAGGTGCTTCCGGCCCTGGGCGCGATCGACGGCCTGCAGATCACCGAGTGCGAGCTCACCGAAAACCGCATGTACATCAAGGCAATCACGCCGAAGATCGCGGGTGACGTGAAAGTCGGCGATACGATGTATGCGGGCGTGATCATCTCCAACTCGGAAGTCGGCGGCGGCGCCCTGAATATCTCGCTGCTGGCTTACCGGCTGCGTTGCCTGAACGGCTTGATTCTGCCGGACGGCAAGTTCCGGGCGATGCACCTGGGCAAGCGCGCCCAGGTCGGTGATGACGCCTACGAGCTGTTGACCACCGAAACCAAGCTGGCCGACGACCGCGTGCTGCTGATGAAGGCGCGCGACGTAGCGGCGGGCATTTTCACCCAGGACAATTTCGATAAGGTTCTGGGCAAGATGCGCGCCGCGGCCGAAGTTCAGCTGGACACCAAGCGCCCGGATAAGGCCGTGGAAGTGCTGGCCAAGGAAGTCGGCTTGAATGGTCAGGAGCAGTTCGACGTGCTCAGCCACCTGATCCAGGGCGGTGACCTCTCACGGTGGGGCTTTACCAACGCCGTCACCCGCGCTGCCCAGGACGTGCCGAGCTACGACCGTTCCGTGCAGCTGGAGCAGCTCGGCTCCCGTATCCTGGAGTTGCCTACCAAGACCTGGCGTGCTATGGAAGTCGCCGACTGATATCTATGACCTGAAGAGTCGCCCGCCGCGGGAAACTGCGGCGGGTTTTTCTATGGGGTGTAGCGGATCACAATGATGCCCTGGCCGCCAGTGCCGGCATTCGTAGCAGTTCCTGGTCCGGCCCGGCCGCCACCCCCGCCGCCGTAGAGCCCACCATTACCACCCACTGCGCCCAGCCCTGTACCGTTACCTGCACCCGCACCGCCGCCCCCGCCACCCGCGCCCCCAGTCGCGCTATCGCTCGTTTGGACCCATTCAGTGCCATTGCCGCCATTGCCGCCAGCATTGGCATTGCCGTTAGTGAATCCACTCCAGTCACCCCCACCTCCGCCGCCGCCCAGGGTGGCATTCTGGCCCGGCCCATCAGTAACTGCCAGGCCACGGCCGGTGCCTAGGCGGCCCTGGCCACCATTGCCGCCAGTGGAGATGCCGCCTGCGCTGCCCGCTGTACTGGAAGCGCCGCCCTGACCACCGCCTCCGCCGCCTCCGCCCGCTGTGGCATTTGTTCCGCCGCCGTTTCTACCAGCGCCGCCAATACCGCCTGCACCTCCGCCACCGCCCCCGCCACCAGCGTTGGTTGTGACAGAACTGTTGGCACCCGTGGCACCGTTACCACCGGCGAAGAGGAAGCCCGTCCCGCCGCTGCCCTGGGCTGTTCCACCGGCCGTGCCATTCGCAGCGACGCCGCCCAGCGCCCATACATTCGCGCTCGCCGCGACGGCATTGCCGAACCAGGTATCGCCGCCCGCCGTTGCGGCCCCTGTTCCCGTGTTACCTGCGCCGCCAACACCTACATTGTAGGCGACTGACCCACTAGGCGTTAAGGTGATATTGGAAGCTTTGCAGATCATGGAACCGGCGCCCCCGCCGTATGATCCGCCGCCCCCGCCGCCGATGCACCAAACATCGTTATTGGAACTGTTCCAATCGGCTGGGACAGTCCAGTTATTTGCACCCGTCGTCGTTAGGAAAACGAATTTGTCCGCGGCAGAGCTAGTCGCGATCATCAATGCCTGGAAGGAAACGCCAACCATGCCTAGGTGAGCCCCGTTCCCGAGATGATCCAGATAGTGCTCGTAATTTTCAGGGCCGTGGCAATACCATTCGCGGCGAGGGTGCGGCTACCCGTCGCACCCGAACCCGCTAGAGTGAGGGTGTCTGAGTTGATCGCGATCGTTACAGTATTGATTTGATTGACGAAAGTGATGCACGTGCCGATTGGATAGGCTACGGAAGCGTTCGCCGCGATGGTAAAGGTCCGAGCGTTATTGTCGGCCGTCGGGTGCAGTATATGCTTCTGGGCGTCGGCCAGCACGGTGGTGTAGGCGGTCGACTGAGAGTTCTGCGGGATGCCCGCGAAAAGTGGCACGCCTTCTACAGCGATCACGCCCGCCGCGGAACGAGAAATGGTTGTATCGGAAGCCGCGCCGAGTTCAATGGTGCCGCAGGTAAAGGCGTTGCCCGTACCGATGCTCAGTGCGCCATTGGCCGTAAGCAAGCCCGCCGAATGCGTGAGTGTGTAGTTGCCGTTATTCCAGTTGATCACCCCGCCGGAAGCGAGGAAAAGGTCGCCCCAGCTTAACGTTCCTGTACCCAGGGGGAGCTGGTCATTAGCGACGGGAGTGAGACCGGAAGAGGTAAGCGCTACCCGGAAAGAAAAACTGCCGTTGGAGCGCGTCCCTAGGGCTATCCGGGAAGTTTCATTGCCCGCTGTATTCGTGGTGAAGCTGGTCTCGATCGTGCCAGTATTGGTGTCTGCGGAAGCGGAATTCCACTGGTTGAATTCGATGTAGCTGGCGTCGGTTGAGCCGGGCGTCGTTGGGCGGCTAAAATACCGCATCATCCCAGCGTTATTGCCTGCCGAGGAATGCGTCAGCGTGAGTGGCGTGGTGCCGTTCATACTGACGCTGAGCGTGCCACCGACCATGCTAAGCGTGTCAGTGGAATGGGTGAGCGTTACGTCGCCCGCGTTAAAATTGATTACCCCGCCCGAAGCGAGGAACAGGTCGGACCAAGCGGTGCCCGAAACGCCTAGGGCGGCGCCATCATTCGCGGAAGGCCGCACCGGACCACCATTAAAGGTGTAGGCCGTCGCTGCGCCTGCGAAAGCGAGCGTATCCGTGGAATGAGTGATTGTTACGTCGCCAGCTGCGAAGTTGATCACTGCGCCGGAAGCGAGGAAAAGGTCGGCCCAAGCTGTACCAGACAAGCCCAGGGCGGCGCCATCATTCGCCGTGGGGCGCAGATTAACCCCGACCCGCAGCGCGCCGTCGGTATTGGCGGCGATTAGTGCTGTAGTAAAGGCCGAGCCGTTGGAGCTTACCTTAAGCGTAAAGTCGTTATCGCCGATCAGGCCGAACTCGGCTCGGCTGCTAAAAGCGGTCTGGAAGAGGTGCGAGACGGTATCTCCGCTCGCGTTCTTGTTGGCCTTAAGTTGGGTGCCCGCGCCAGCGTGATTGAATAGCACGGCCGTCGAATTCACGGAAAGGCGATTGGTGGCGTCCGCCGTGGCGTTGACCCCGACCGCCGTCGCCCCGTTCATGATCCCAACATCGTCAATGGTAACGAGCGAACCTTGGGCCAGGGCACCCCCGGTGCCGTCGGTGCGGACAATAGCGTTATCAGTCGAGCCGAGATTGCCACTAACCGGCGCGACGGGGATCAGGCTCTTAACATACTCAATGGCTTCTTGGACGTTTGTTCGGGGTATCGCGGTGCTGTAGCCGAAGGCGGTTTCGCCTGCTTCCTTCCGGGCGCCGATATCCGTTGATACAAGCATTTTAGATTATCTCCTAGCCGAAGGAGGCACAGGATTTTGCCTCATGCCCAGGACGCGGCGCAATAGCGGCTCGCCCCAGCACCTCCGCCCCCCGGCCCAGCGGAAAAACTGGATGCGGCCGTCTGTTGAACTGGCGTATGGGCATTGCTAAGTTGCACGCCATCCAGGCCGGTATCGATGTCCTCAACGAGTGGCGACGGCCATGTATGCCCCCCGCCGGAAACTGTCGCGCCGGAAGTAACTAAAATACCGCGCTCTGGGATATCTATGAAAAGCGTGGAGGCATTGTCGCTCGTCGCCGTGTCAGAAGGCGTTCCGCTGACGAGCCGCGTGACCCGGTACACGCTTATGACGCATTCCTGCATCGCCCCTGCGCCGGTATAGACGACAACAATGTCCCCAGAAGTTCCTGCCGGCACGAGTGCGGAGGCAATAGCAACGTGGCCATTGCGGGTATTTCCGTTATTTGACGTCTCTGTATGTATTGTGGCCGAAACCCCGCCTATAGTGACCGTGGATATAGAGGCCCCAATCGAGGCAGAGCCAGCGCATGCGGCAACAATAATCCTCCGATCTACAGCTGCTTCGCCAAATGACTGCGACGCGAATGTGTAGGAGAGTTGATTGCTCGAATCAGCCGTTGACGCAATGTGATCGAAAGTCGGTCCGGCTATATTCAGCATGCCGATTGGAAACCAGCCAGGCGGAAAGTTGGCCTCCACCGGACGTTTCCAATCACGGCGCAACTCAACGGCCGCGGGCCGGACGATCGCCGGTTTTGGCGGGAGATAAAAATCAACCATCAGAACGGTCCAAGAGGTGGGGCAACAAGCACGGCGTTTGAGCTATTTAATGCGAGCAGCCCCATGATATAACGCTTGGTGCTGCTGTTGAACGTCAATGCATTCCACAACGCCACGTTCGGCCCCAGATAGCCCGCCCCTAGCGTAAGGGTTCTATCAGTGCCGTCATTGCCCTGAATCCAAATCTGGCGCCACACCATGGTTTGCAAATTGGTCGGGGCGTTCAGCGTCCTATTGCCGGCCAGCGTAATCTGGCCATTTATGAAAGCGTCCCAGTCTGGCGTTATCGTCGCGCCATCGGTGATCGTCACTAAGGCAGCCGCGCTTTCCAGGTCAGCAGCAGTAAGAGCATGCGCGCCGGTCGTAGCGGCCCTGATTTCGGCGTCAGTCGCGAGGTCGAGCACGCCCGTGTTCGTCTCATCCGCTGCCTGTTTCAGTGCGCCGAATGCGGCAGAAGCCGATGTCTGGCCTGTGCCGCCGTTGGTGAGGGAAAGTGTGCCTGTAACCTGCGTGGCTAGATCAATAACGCCAATGTTGAAAAAGCTGTTAACGTACCAGCAATCGTCACCGGCATCGTAAGTGAATTTGTGCGTGGCCCCGGCGAGCAGCGCGCCCGTCGCCACGGCCGTACCGCTGTGGGTGCGGACTGCCTTCGCCCCCTGGGCATCCACATTGAGGGTCGGCGCGGCACCAGACGTGGTATGCATCCGGAGCGTGACGCTAAAACCGTCCAGGAGCGCCGTCGTAACCTGAAAGGACGTATAGGTGTAAGCTGTTGAACTACCCCCCGTAACGGCGAGGCCGGAGGTGTCGTCCCGCCACTTAGCGACGGCCGCCATTTCCGCGCGGGAAGAGTTGTTCACGTTGGACGGCGGCATACCTTCCGCCCAATCGATGGTCGAATCGATATCGTCGTTATCAGCGGCCGTCCGGGACCATTTGTAGAGCGTCATATTTCACTCCATAAGCGCCATAACGCGCTATCAATGTGGCCTCAGCGAAGCATCGTCGGGCTGGAGAGCAACCCTGGGCCCTGGCCAAGCGTCGGCCGGTTGGCCAGCAGGGCTTGCAAGCGGCTCATGTCAACTTGCGGACGCTGCATTGCAGGGGTTTGCGGCACCTGGGCACCCGCGAGCGGGTTTGCGGGGTCCGGCTGGCCGGAGCTGTTCATCATCTTGCCGAAGTCGAAGCCGCCTTCGCCGAAGAGCGAGGAGAGCAAGCCGCCGCTACCAGAAAGAGCCGAGCCCAGGGAGCCTACACCCGCGCCGCCCGCCGCGGCGCCTGCACCGGATTCGAAGAGGGAGGCGAGGAAAGGGAGCACGGCTTGTTCCTTCTGGGCTGGGGCGGGCTGGGCCGCCGCGGGAGGGGTTGTGGGGGAAGCCGCGGTAGGCGCCATCGAAGCGACCACGTCCGCGGTGTTAAATGGGTCGCTCGGCGTAGCCGCGCGCGGGGTCTTCGCGACTTCGGTGCCGGGCTCGGCGATGCGCTTACCCGCCCAGTTGATTACGTCGGCGCCAGTCCAATTAGCCAGGAATGGGTTCGCCTTAATGGCTGCGGGACTAAGCAGCTCACGTGCCGGTTTTTCTGGATTCGCCAGGAGCGCCGCGGCGCCTTGCGGTCCGGCGAAGTGGGAGAGCGAAATATTCTCGTCGCTCGGCGCGTAGCCGCGGCCAGCTAGGTAGCGGCCGTTTTCCTCGCCATAGCGCTTGGTCATCTCTTCGTTGAGCGCTGGGTCGGACCGTAGCGCGAGCACCTCGGCCTGGCTGCGCCCCTGCATCAGGTCTGGACGATAACGGGCAATCATGTTTAGCCAAGTTGAGCTAATGAACTGCCCAGGGCCGTAGGCCGAGGAATTCGGGTTGCGTGCGTGGCGACGGCCATCGCTCTCAGCATTGATTATGCGCTGTTCAATCGCCATTTTTAGAGGAACCCCTGCCGAGGTTGTAGCGCCCTAGTGCTAAAGTGCAGTATTGTGTATAATGTGTTGAAAATCACGGGTAAAATGGAGTAGAGCGTATGGCGTTTACTTTCACTGAACAGGTAAAACAAATTCTTCGTGCCTCGGGCTTCACCGAAGCTGAAATTCGCACTCAGGAAGTGCGCACCGCCCAGGGCATGAACCAGAGTAAACGCCCTGACGGAGCGGAACCGGGCATTGAATTGCCCGAGCGCTTTACTGGCAAGCCAGAAGACCTCCCTAAAGTTTTTCAAAATTAATCTCCTCAAGCTCCTGCAACCAAATATCGGTGCGCGGGTCACCATATGTGTCTGCGCCGCTATCGTCGATATGCGTGATTAAGAAGTGGCGTTCCGTCGGGAAGAGCACTTCTTTTTCAGACTGATGCGAGGAGAGTTCCTCGATATTCCGTCCGGTTAGGGACTGGATATGCAACTTTACCTTACCGCTGAAGCTGTTCGTCTTGTCGTAACTGGTCGACCAGAACGCGGGCGTGACGATTATCCGGCCAGGCTTCCACTTCGCGAGCTCCTCCGCGTCGAGATCTTGGCCGCGATAAACCTCGCCGGTGAAGGGCGGTAACTTCTCTAGGGCACTTTCCAGCAGCTCCGCGTAGCTCAACCAACGCAGGCGTTCCGTGCCCAGAGCGAGCGGGTCGGAACGACCGGCCTTCTTGTCCTGGCGCAACTCACGGTTAATGTCGTCGGAGTGGTCGCCCGTATAGGCGTAGATCGCGGCAAACTCTTCCGCACTAAGGCCGTGCCGCTCAGCGGCGTCATTTCTGTAGTTTTCATCGAAGTCGTAAACAGATTGCAGCGCCTTTTTACGTCGTTCTTGGGACGAACTTAGCTTTTGGAAAAAGCGATGGAACTTGTTGGCGAGGTTGTGTTTACGCTGCAAGGCGTAATCTAGAAAAGCGTCGCGGTTTTTCGGGCGGCCCTTAAAGCGCGCTTCGGCATAAGGCCGGATCATGCCCAGGTAGGCTTCGTCCGTGAGCCCGTTCTGCAACGTGTTGATCGCCTCATAGGCCGGTTCGAAGAGCTTATTGTCGACTTCGGCGCGACCTTCTTCGACTGCCTGTTTCAGGCCGTAGAACCGGACGTTGAGCTGGCTCTTCTTCCGCTCAAGTTCGCTTATCTCCTTTGCGGAAAGCATGCCCGCTTCCGGATAAAGATTACGGACCTGTTGGAAAAACGCTGGAAATTCGGAGCGGGGCTTTGACCGCACATGGTCAAGAATAAAGTCCCAAAGGCTATTGTCTGGCCGAATTTCTGGTAGGCGGCCCGCATTCAGTGCGTCGTCATAGCGTGCGGTGAGCGCATAACGGACCGCGCTTTCCGCGCTACGCATCGCATTGTAAACGGGCGTTTCGTACTCTGCTTTCAGTGCCGGGATTTGTAAATCCTCGGCCTTCACCTTATTGGGGTCAGCGTTTTCTAACAGGTCGGCTTGCTCAGCCGTAATCGCGCGACCTTCTTCGTTGCCGAGCTGCTCTCCGGCGCGGCGTAACACGTCCGCCATAAAGCCATTCACCGCTTCATAAGTCGAAGCAGCGAGCTCGTTCTTCTCCTTGTTGTAGCCGTAGTCTCGCCAGTTCTCTAGAGTCTGCGGCGCGATTAGTGCAACGATTTTTCCATCCGGGAAGGTGACATGGTCGTAGCCCTGAGTGCGTAAGAACGCGGCGTTCGCCTCCCCTGCCGGGCCGCCAGTTTGAGCAAGGTAGCTATCGGTAGAAGGATAGAAGCCAAATTTCTCTTGTGCCTCCTCGGCGCTAATACCATTCTGCGGTGTAAAAGTTGTCCGCTGCAGGTCGGGCGGAAAGGATCTGTTCGCCCAGAGCATGGTTTGCTCTGGATCTTTCGAGATCAGGAAGGAACGCTCACCTTTCCCGCTAACCCGCGTCCACCAGTCATTCGGTTTCAGCGTCAGGGCTTCTTTAATGTCCCCTAGGAACCGCTGCTCGTATTTATCGAAAACTTCTTTGAGTGCAGATCTCACTTCCTTGATCGAGGGGTGGTCCCGGTCAGTTAGATCGGTAATGCGATTCCTCGTCGCCTGTTCGACTTCGTTTTTTGCTTCCCGCTGAGCGTTCAGGTTCTCAGTAACACTTTCAAGCTCTTCTTGGACGCGCTTAAATTCTGCCTCGTCTTCCGTGAGCTGTGCACCCCCCTGGGCAGTGATCTTTTTAACCACCCCATCGAGCTTCCCCTGGGTTAGGGCACGCCAGAGCTTATTGTAAATCGGCTCTTCTTCGCCGTACACCTCGTTGGGGTGGTAATCGGTATCCAGGCGGTCTTTGCCGATATATTTAAACGCCTGGCCTTTATCGATGCCGACCAGGCCCTTATCCGTAATCAGGAACTGGTTCGAGTGGCCGTCATGGTTGGAAATCAGCCAGTCCACCACGTGTTCACGCATGAGCGCAGTGATTTCTTGCGGCGTAAGCTCGCTCATCTTCGTGCCGCGCAGCGTCCCGCTATTGGGCAGCATCTCCTGCATGACGCCCAGGCGGCCGTTGAGGCTTTGCACCCAGATACGCGGTGCGTTCGGGTTTATGAGCCGCGAGATATGGCCACCAGCCGCTTCGCCATGCGCTGAGAAGGGGCGGTCCGGCAGGTTCGGCTTGAACATATACTCATTGCCTTCTTCGTCCTGCCAGATCTCCTTCGGCTTGGACCCGCCGCCCGCATTCCCGACGAAGGTGTAATTGCGGTCCGGCGCCGGGATTAGGTCATCGAAACTGAGCCCCGCGGGCACGCTAACGGCGGGCGCCGCCGTGGTATCCGGCGCTGTATCAATCGTTCCAGCGAAGTCGCGCATTGCGCGGGCGGTGGCCGCGTAACCTTCTTTCTCGTTAGCCGCTGCATTGTGGAGTAGATTGTCGATAACAGCCTGCTTAAAGGCCTGGGTTTTTACGACATCTGTGTAGGGGCCTTGGTCTTTGAAGACTTCGTTGTAGACAAATTGAATGCTGTCCCGGATGATCTTTTTAAGAGAGGAATTCAGCTGAGATTTATTCAGTGCCTCGGTGAGGGATTTGTGGGTCTTGGGGCTCGACGGAGCGAGCTCTTCGCCGGTTAGCGCATTCTTGGCAATTGCTTCGTTAACTTGCTTCTGCTGGACAGCAGTATTCTCGTTCGCCTGCTTCTTCAGCGTATTCGCGCCTTCGAAGAGCCCGTTCATCAATTTGATGAGGCTCTCCTTCACGGCCGGTTCCGTCGCATTAATCGCAGCGACGCCCAGCTGGGTCGCAACGCCATCCATTTTGATATGCTCAATGGCGTAAGGCGTCTTTATTGAATTTACGGCGTCTTCGAACGCTTTTGCGATCAGCGGGCCTTGACTTTTGGCGGCGGCTTCCGCTTGGGTGAGCGAAGCGAAGCCATTCTGTCCCGGAGCAGCAGCCGGTGCTTTCGCCGAGACCATCTTCGTAACGGCGTCGATGAGCTTTTGCTGCGCTGCTTCTTCCGCCGCGCTCTTCGGCGCCGGTTCGATCGGCGTCCCACCCTCAATTTGGTGCAACGGCGTCCCGCCCAGCAGGTCCACCCCCTGGGCAATTGCCATCAACAATTTATTGACTTCCGGCGCATTGGTCGCGCCTTGCATGCCCTTTGTGTATTGGAAGATTTTCTCGTAGAACGCCTGCTTAAATTCTGGTGTATCTGCTAGGCCTGACCACCCGACCTGGGGGTATTGCTTTTTAAAAGCGGCATGAACTTCTTTTAAAAGGCCCTTCGCCTGGTCAATCGCATTAATCGCGTCGGGGCCGCTATATTTCTTAATTGCGTCCATCGCGGCGAAGACTGAGCCGGGCGTGCCGGTCTTCTTCGGCTGGGGCTCTGGCTCAGCGCTAGACTTAGAGCCCCATTTGCCCAGCAGGGCGGCGTCGGGCGCCGCGCCGCGGCCGGGCGCACTGATCGGCTCGGAGAACGCGCCGTTGTCAATCGCGTCCAGAATATCCCTAATTGGAGCAATCTGTTGCTCAGTCAGGCCCCCATGGCTATATAATTCGAGCATGTGGGCAACGGCTTCTTGATCCATTGCCTCGTCATAGTCCGGGCGGTCCTTATTGTACTCAGCGTAGAGTTCACGGATGGTCGGCGCGGACTCATAGTTTTCCGCGTAGGGGTCGCGCGTTTTGCGGGCGAAGTCCGCATAGCCCAGGCCCAGGATGTTGAGGTCCGTCGCATGGCCAAGAAGCCGATTCCAGGCGCTAAGGGGCAAGTGCCCCTCTCGGCGGAGGGCATGAAGCAACTCATGCCGCAATACGCCCCGAAGTCGATCGCTGCCACTCTGAGCCGGATCAACCGGAAGAAGGAAAAGGCCGCTGGGGTTCCCGAAGCCGGGCGGCATGTAAAAGGCCCGAACGTCAGTTAGGTCTTCCCACACGCCTTCCATGGCGACTTCCTCGCCATTGGTGGTTTGGAAGAAAGCATGGATTAGTGGCTTACCGGCTTCGTCGAAGCCCGCGGGCTCGACGCGCGTCAATACGTTGCCCGGGATGGAGTTCGGTAGCGCGTCGCCCAGGGCGGCGAACGCCTCAAGGTGCGCATCGACGATGGCTTGCGGCATCAGCACCGCGCGGCCCGCATTGAGCAGCTTTTTCGCCGTATCCGTAATCTGGTCGGCGTCCAACTCCGCGGAGAGCTCTACCGGCCGGGTTAGCGGGTTGCCAGGCTCAGTCGGCTTGCCGCTCGCCTTGAATGGCTTCTCTGGGAGTTCCTTCTTGGCCTCCTTCTTCGGGCTTTTCGCCAACATCTGCTGAAGGTTTTCCACCTCCAGTGCTTCCGGAGGTAGCCGTTGCAGGCCGCGGTTGTACAGGTCGGCCAGCGTGCCTAGGCGTTCCTGCTCCTGCGCCACGTATTCCGGCCCGCGGTCAATAACGGCCCGCGCTGTATAAGTGGCCTTATTAGCCTTGCCCGCGCGGGCAAGGTCCACGCCCGCATTTAGCTCATTCAACTGGCGCTGGTAGCTATTCCGGGTGCGCAGGATCTGCTTCGGGCTTAGATACATGCCATTCCAAGGTTGCCACCACTTTGCCACCGCGGGGTGGGAGCGGCTCAACATGGCATAACCGTCCGGCAGTAAAATGCCCGAAGGCTCCAGCCGCTCACCTATTGCATTCTGGGCGGCCCGCATTAGCGCCATAGCGGCGCCGGAGTTCTGATATTTCGGGTTAACCTCGATTAGGGCTACGTTCCAACGACCGTCCGGCGCTTTTTCCAGCTCGATGCTACCCATCGCTGGGCCGAGTTGCTTGGCGGGTTGCTTAACCGCGGAGAGCTCCAGGTTTCCGGGGTTGCCGTGCACGACGAAATAGCGGCTATCTTCCGAGCCGCCCTTCGGCCGCCGCGGGTCAACCTGTTCCCGCACCACGAGGTTGCCGAACTTAGTCAGCTTCGAGGGCTGCCATTGGGCTGCCTTCTTCAACTCCTCGGGGCTTTGCTTGAACCGGGCGAGTGCTTCCTTCGCGCCTTTGACCTTCGAGGCGTAGTAGTCCTGCCACAACTTACCTTGTTGCGGCGCCGTGGGATCCGCTTTAGCATTGGCCAGGCGCTCTTCAAAGTAGCCGAGCATCTCGGTGAGCTGCGGCTCGGTGTAGCGGCCGTAATCGAAGCGGGTGCGGCGGGGTTGAAGGGCTGCGTCGGCCTCCGGAGAAGCCTCAGGAGCTGCGCTCGGCCCTTCCGGCGCACCTACGGCGCCCGGCACTTCTTCGGTCGCCCTCGGCCCCTCCAGGGCCTTAAGCGGTGCGCCGAGTTCGCGCGTCGGCTCAACGACCGTGTAGCCTTCGCCGGGGACGAGGTCGATAAAGCTGAGCGGTTCACCGGGCGCACCCGAATAGGGCTGCCCGCTATACGGCGCTTCTACCTCGGGCGTAATTTCCGGGATGCGCGGTTCGGCCTTACCGCCGCCGAGCACCGCCCCCGCCCCGCCGCCCAAGATGGCGCCGAGCGCCGCGGACTCCGCGACGCCTTCCGTCGTTGCGCGGCTTGGGTCCGTGGTTTGCTGCGTGATAATGTTCTGACCGAGCTGGGAGCCGCCTTCTTGGAGCCCTTCCTCCAACGCGCCTTCCGCCGCTGCGGCCGCGCGGCCGAATAAGCCGCCGCCCGGCACGGAGCGGGTTAGCGTCTTCGCGATCGGAATAGCCTCGGTGAGGCCCAGGCCCGCATAGCCGAAGGTTTTCAGGATGCGGTCGAGCTCATCCACCTGGGCCGTATCGCCCGCGGCGCGCGCCTTATCCTGCGCGGCCTTAATTTCCCGCGTGGCTTCTTCGAAGCCTTGCGAGCCGGTCGCGCTGCCGCCCATCGCCGCAACCACGGCCGCCGCGGCTTTCGGCCCGGCCTTGAGCAGCGCGGTCACGGCGCCGCCGCCGTAGAAGGCCCCGAGCTGACCCACCCCCTGGGCGAGCTGCATGGAGAAATCGTTCTGGCGGGCTACGTCGCCGGGGAACATTCTGTTCACTTCCAGCTTCGTATCCTGAGCCCATTTTAGCAGCGCGTTATCGTCGACCTTCTCGTCGCCCAGGTAGCCCGCTACAATGCCCGCGAATTCCGGGATGCCCAGTACGGCGCCGCTAAAGCCTTGCACCACGTTCTCGGTGCCCGCCCGCAGGCCGGTTTTGGTTGGGAGCGGCGCGCGGCCTGCTTTCATCTCGTTGAGTGCGTTAAGGTCCGGTAGCGTGGCGCGCGTGGTATTGAGTTGCGACTGGTAGGCGCGCGTAGCGTAAGGCGAAGGCGACGCCTTAATCAGCGCCTCGAGGTTGGCAATGCGTTTCTGGCCGTTCTCGTAATCCTTGTATTGTTGATCCAGCCAGGCCTGCTGATCGGCCGGGCTCATCATACCGAAGCTCTCACCTAGCGTGCCCCGATATGGCTTCGGCGCTTTCTCCCGCGCAGCCCAGTCGCGGGCATCCTGATCAAAATAGGAATGTAGCTTACCGTAGCGGTCTTCAGCTTCTTGCAGCGAGGAGTAAGAGGGGAATTTATCCCAGCCGACTGCCCCCACATTGCGGAAAATTCGCGCGCGTTGGGCGTCGTCGTTCATATCGTAAATTTTACCACCCCAGACAGTCGGGATGGTGTAGTAGCGGCCGTCTGCCTCTACCGTTGTTTGTAAAAGTGTGGAGCGCGATCCGTCCGGATTTGTGACGCCACCCGGTCCATAAAGGTTGGTGAGGTGGCGCTTGTAGAAGTCCTGTTCCTGCGGATTAAGTTTTAGCGCCGCATTGGCCGCGTCAAACTGTGATGGAGGCGCAAATTTGCGCGTGGGCTCCTTCACGTCCGCGGCGAACGCCTTAAAGGGGCTGTACTCGGCCTGCGGGGCCGGAGAAAAGGGAGCCCGTGGGCTTAGAACGGGCTCTGAGTCTAGCGTCGGCCAGGAGTTCGACGCTTCTCGCTTAGGCTCAGGTGCTAAAGGCGGAGCGAGGGCAGCGGGTTCGAGCTCCGTCCGCCAAGGATTCGTCGCTGGTGAGGGAGCGATTGGCTCAATCGTCGGCGCCCATCCGCCCGGCGTTGCCGCTGCGGGTGTCACTGTATTAAACAGGGCCGGATTAAAGAGCAGCTCATCCCAATAACCCATTTAGGCGCTCGCTCCCAGATTATTGGCGCGGATATAGTCGTCTAACCGCGCCATGACAGCCTCGCGCGGGGCGCCGCGAGCAATCGCGTCTTCCGCCATACGTTGCGCTTCCTGAAGGCCCTGGAGCCCGGCGCCGCGGCCGGGCGTAGCGGGCGCCGGAGCAGCTGGACCCGCGGCGGGAGGCTGCGCGGAGGGCATAGGGGCCGCCGCGGGCTGGCGAGCGGGGGAAGGCAAAGCGGGCTGCGGCGCGGCAGCGGGGACGCGGGCTGCGGGCGCTTGCGGCGCCGGGCGCGCGGGCGTCAGCCCCTGGGCACCCTGGCTCGCCACGCCCGTCCGCACCAGAATACGGTCGAAGTTCCGGAGTGCATCAAGCATCGGCGTGGAAGCAACCTGCCGTAAGGCAGTCTGCACCTGAGCCGGGTTGTTAGAGAGGAGCTGTTGGGCGATGCGGGTCGCTACGCGGCGGTTAATCGCCTTATTGCCCAGGAGCAAGGCTGTGGCCAGCAGGCCGCCTTCCTCGTCGCCTTGCGAATAGCCCAGGCCGCCGACCAGGCCGAGCTCGACCAATTGGCGGGCGGTGGTGCTATTCCCCATCGCGCCGCGGACCAGGTCCATTACGCCTTCCACGCGCAGGAAGGTCTCCAACTGACGGGCGCGATTCGGGCCGAGGGCGATGGTTAGCCGCTCGCGCGCGTTGGGGGAGTTATTGATCGAATTAAGCAGCGAGCGACGGTCCGGATTATCCCGGACGCGGCTGATAAAGCGCGTCGCGAAGCCTTCCGCGAAGAGGTCGCGTTCTTGCTGCGTCATTGCGGCCAGCGCGCGGCGGGCGGCGCCACCTTCAAAGCGGCCCGCGACGAAATTCTCACCCGCCTCCAGGGCGTTCTGGGCCTGGAAATAGGTCTGCGCCGTACCGCGTGCCCGAGCGAAGTCCGGGACCATGCGGTCCAGCTCCGCGACCAAGGGGCGCCGCAGTGCATCAATATCCCGTGCGGCGGAAAGGGCGCCTTGCCGCTTCAGCGTACCAATCTGATCGTCCAGATTACGCTTAACCGCGTCCCAGAATTCCAGCGTATAGCCATTCGGCCCGCGGGTGCCCGTCGTCCGGCCGCCCGCCGCCGCGGCGCGGTTGCGCACGGTATTGGCGGCCTGGGCCATCGCCGATTCCATGGCGGGGGCGCCACTGAGTTTGGTCAGGATAGGGCTCATCAGCCCGTTACGGCCTTGGCTGTAGGCCGCATCATAAAGCGGTCGACGTGCATTGCGGGCCGCGATTTCCAACGCCTCACGCGTCGCGGGCGCATTCGGCCCGCCGACTTGACCGGGACGGTTAACCAGGTCACGGATAAAGCTCTCGGCGCGGGTGCTCTGGCCTTCCAGCCGCTCGTCAATCAAATTACCGATCAGAGAGCGCGCTTCGGGGGACTGGTTCGCGGCAGACCGCGCCAGAGCACGCGTCGCCTCACCGCCCGCGTCGATTACGCGGAGGTCTTGGCCTGCCCGGCCTGCGGCGCGGGCTTCTTGCGGGGTTAGCGGCTGGCCGCGCGGGAAGGCCCGGTCGGCGCCCACAGCGGAAGCAATATCGCGGCTAGCCTGAGCGTCCGGCGCCAGAGCCGAACGCACGCGGTTAATCGGATAGCGGGCCGCAGCGCCCAGAACAGAGGCACCTCCGCGGAGGATGGGCTCCACGACACCCGGCAGTGCAGCGCCGAGGCCCGCGGAGACGGCCGCCTTAACCGGATCAATGCCTTCTTGCGAGCCCACGCCCGCGGCCAGGGCGTCCTGTGCGACAGAAGCTGCACCCATACCGCCCGCGCCGAGCGCCGTTCGGGCCGCAATGGACGTGCCCGCGCCTGCGGGGCCGAGGAAGGGCAGCGTCGCAATGGTCTGTAAGCCGAAGTCGCCTACGTCCTGGGCCGAGAACCCCGGCTTGTTCAGGTAAGCGAAGTCCGTCATGCCCGGCGCTTTGAGTAGGAGGTTGCCCTTAGCATCCTTCTTCTCTTCAAGCCCAGGGATGCGGGCTTTTAGAATATTGACTTTGCCGGTTTCAGTCGGCGCGATCGCGGCCAGGCTCAGCGTGGTTCGGATATTGTCCAGGCCCGCTTGGTCCTTACCGCCCGTGTCATTCCGATAAGCGTCGCCGAATTCCGGCCGCTCGGCATAAGCGGGGTCCAGCCGCTCTTCGCCGGTATAGGCTTTGCGCAGCCCTTCAGCGGTGCGCTGAAGGAAATTCGGCTTGGGACCCGCGGCAGGAGGCTGCGCGGAGGGCATAGGCGCCGCAGGAGCGGGCGTAACAGGCTTAGCCTCATTTAGCCAAGGCTTCGCTGCGGGCGCCGAGGACGGTGCAGGGGGAACGGCGTCCGGCGTAAAGGGATTCGGGACGAGACCCTCGTCCTCATCCTCCGCCACGGGCGCAGGACCGACCGGAATTGCTTGATTCAGCCAAGGCTTCGCCATGGACCCCTACCTGGGCTTGGTGTGCTGGGTACGCTTACCCGCTTCGTCAATATCGATGAATGTGGCGCCGGGTTTCAGGGCGTCATAGTCTTCCTGCGAATTCACCACCGGCCAGCGTTCTACGTCAGTCGCTCCGCCGCTGCCAGGCTCATTGTCGCCCACTCCGGCCATGTCATGGGGAGCCGGACCGAAATTTGTTGAGCGGCCACGAGGATTTTCTTCGTCGTCGCCAATAAAGCCTTTCCAGTTTCCGATATTTGTCTTATTGACGGAAAGTGTTCCATCCGAATTGCGGGTAATAACCGGATTGGCCGTAATATAAGAGTCCCAAGCATCTTGTGCTCCTTCCAAGGAACCGCGACCTTTACTGAGCCAGCTCTCGAAGAACTTGGCTCGCTCAATCTGACGCTGCGCTACAGCTTCCATACCGGCCATCGTTTTATCGGCGGCAGCGTCTGTCATGCCGAACCCTGGAGTGCCTCCAGCGAAGAGGGCCATTTCGCGATCAGTGATGGCGCCCTTCGTCCGTTCCGTGAAGCCCAGCTGGATATCCAACTCCTTCGGACTCAGTGCTTTAACGCCGTCTGTTAGGCCAAAATAATCCGTCCACCCTGCAATCGTGCTCGCGGGGCCGGGGGGCAGGCCTTTCAGCGCGTCCGGAACTGTTTTGCGCAATTCCCTGATCTGCTGTATTGAGCCAATCATCTCGCGAGCACTGTCGGCTTCGTTCTTATATTTCTCTACGCGCTTCACATTGGCCGTAGCCTGAGTCCGCGTTACGGCCGTGGCAGAGGGGTCGCGTTTACCGCCGCCGATATATTCGATATTGGCGGGGCCTTTTTCGTTGTAGAAGAACTTGCGGGCCTGACCGGATTCCGGGTCGTAGTCCTCACCGAGCTTCCGCTCACCGCCGCCGAACAAGGTCGGCAACACGGTTTTCAGGATCTCTGGGTTGCTAGCCGCGGCCGTGGCCGTGTCCACGTCCAACCCGCGGCTCATTAGTGCGCGGATAGTCTGGTTACGGACCTGACCTTGCCGCTCTAGGTCGTCCACAGCCGCCATACCACCGCCGATCGCGGGGAGGATAGCGTCAGAAGTGCCCAGCCCGCGCAGGAAGGCGGAGATCTGTTGGCCCGTCGAGGGGGGCGCAGCCCTCGGTAGCGTGGCGGCCGTCGGAATAATGCCCGGCGCCCGACCCGCTCCCGGCATAGCGCTCGGCGCGGCAGCCGATTGTGCGGTGGGGATGGCGGCCGTCGGTCCGAATTGCTTCATCGGGCTGTAGTTGGGGGCACCCGTGGGTTCGGGTGGCGGAGAACCCGGATTTGGGCTCAGCATATCCGTCTTGGCGGCCGTATTCGATTGCTGCCCGGCCGAGGAAAGCATCGGGGGTGGCACCAGGGACGCCGTCATGCGGAACTGATCCGCCGCAGATTGCGGCATTTTAAATGGCGAGGCTGCTTCCGCAGGGAGTTGCGTCTCCGCAGCCTGGGCCATCGTCTGCATTAGCAGGTTGCGCAGCTCCGGGTCCATGGAGAACGCCGTCGAAGCATTAACGTATTCCTGTTCGCCCGCCATCTTAGGCCGCTCCCCGCTGCATAAACAGCTCATCCTCTAACATCGGCCGGGGCCTCGGCGCGGGCAGGCGCGCGACGTTCCCCTCAACTTGGTCGAGGAGCCCAGGGCCTTCGCCGCCCGCCAGCATGTCCGCAGACCGGCGCGTCGCCGCGTCCATATCCACATATTTGACCCGGCCATCGTCGGTACCCGCTTGCGGCGCATCATATTCGTGCACCGCTTCGGGCGTGACGTTCTCAAGGTCTTGCGCCGAAAGGCCGATGCGCGTGGTGTCCTCGCCCTTGTATTTAAAGCGATAAATCGGCGTACCATCGGCCAGCGTGCCAATTTGTTGCAGGTCTTCCTTGAGCCGTTCGTCAGACAGCAGCTTAGCGCCAACATTAAACCCAGTGGTTGAGGATGAGCCGGTGCCACTCTGTTGCTGGCCCAACTGGGCGACGGGCAACAGGAGCGAGGCCAGCTGACCGTATTTCTCATACGGCGCCGAGCTCTGCACAGCGTCCACGTTATATTGGCCGAGCGGCCCCCACAGCGAAGCGTTCGTCGCCGCGTCGGCGATCGGCAGCGCGCCCGCCCGCGCTTGTAGCGCTGCGGTGTCAAGGCCCTGCATGCCAGTGGCCGTAGTATTGCCCGCATTGAAGAGGGTATTCGCGGCGCCGAGCTGATTGGCTTGCTGCTGGGTAAACAGGTTGGCCAGGATCGGCAGTTGGGCTTCGGTAACGCCGGAGGCGACCGATTTCTGATTCATGCCACTAAGGTCGCGGCCCGCGCCCGCAAACTGGGCATTAATGCGTTGCTGGACCGAGTCACCGACGTTGGTCAACATTTCCTGGATATACGGATTTTCCTTAAAATCCAGGTACTTCCCTTCGGCATACGGGGTCAGTACGTTCTGCAACGCACCGTAAGCATCGCCCAGCTGGGAGGACTGGCTCTGCGGCCCGGTAAAGAAGTCATTCGCCAGGCCTGTTAACTGGCCGGCAAATTGGTTGCCCTCGCCGTAGATATTGCTGAGGTCGCCCAGGGCGCTTACCTGCGTGCCCGTTAGTGGCTCAGTAGAGAGGTTGCCCACTCCGCCGAGATAGTCCTCCAAATAGGGAATTGTCGGCTCCCAGGGGTCTTGCTGGGAGCTCGATTTTGATTTAGTCTTGCTGGATCCGAATCCGAAGCTCATGAGCTTAGCCCCTTAGGCCGCAATCCGTTTTTCGAAGAGGTACGTGCGGCCGTCCTCAGCGCACCCGATGATGTTTAAGTCGTCCACCAGCGCCTTATAGGCGGCTCGTCCAAAGAACCGCACGGCGCGGCAATCGTTCATTTTCGCGAAGTCAATAACCAGGGCTTCGATCTTCGGCATCCAGAGTGGCAGCCGGTCGCCGCTCAGCCCGCAGACGGTCGCGAAGCCATGGCCTTCCTCGGCCACGCGGAGGTCACTAATCCAAATGCCCAGGGGGCGGAAGGGGTCGCGCTGGTAGGCCACGCCGAGCCAGGCCTTCCCGTTAACCACGGCTTCGACGAATTCATCGAGTGCCAGGTCGGAAGCCTTAAGGCCGCGCAGGATGTAGTAGCCGAACACCTTGATCACGTCACCAATCTGGCTCCGTGGCACCCAGGTCACGGTAATCGGCTGATCAAGCAATCTACCCAAGTGTGACAAAGCCGAAATTCCTTGCGCCCGCACTCGAAGAGTGGGTGATAGTGAACGCGCCCGCTTCACGCGCGCTAACGTAGAGGCTGCCCGCACCCCATTCCGTCGCCGCCGCTGCGTTGAGCGGAATCAGCAAGGGAATAGACTGCGGACCCGCATTCGGCGCCCGGACCACCGTCGTCGTGGCAGGCGCGACGGCGAGCGTAACCTCCCCGAAGCAATTATTTCGGCCGGAAAACAGGTCTTGAATCGCCTGAACAATCTTGGCAACGTCGCGCTCACCAGGAACCGGATAATTGCCGCTCATGATCCACCCGCTCCTCGGGCTTCCGGGATAAACCCCTTAAAGTACGTCCAAGCTTCTGCCTCGGGAATACGGCCCTTTATTCTCAGGTATCGCCCCTCTACAAGCTGGGGGCACATTCCATCATCGTTAAGCTCCGTTTCGTCAGAATACGTGGAAGCAGAATTTAAGTTAAACCGTATGCCGATACTACAGAAAATCTCCGGGGAATCAGACAACGGCCAAACACCGTTCACGTCCAACACCGAGCCGGGTACCGAATATTCGGCCGTTTCTAGTGTCGCCTCCTGAAAAGGCCCGGTGAAAAAGGAAATGATATGAGTCGGCGCCGAGATGGAGAGCGCGGGCAGCGTTGAAGTAGAGATGTCGTCCAGGCTGAACGGCAGCGCGTCGAGGCTAGCCGAAATCGCGTCGAGGTTTTCCAGCGTCAGGCCCGGCTTGGCTAGCGAGGTGATATATTCGCCGTCAATCTCGAAGGGCGTCCAACGGTTGAGCGCCCAATCGTAAAGCAGCGCCTTATTAAAGCGGCCCATATTGCCGCCCGTGATGGTCTTATAGACCCAAATCACGACGTTGGTGGTAGGGTCAGCTACGCCGATCATCAGCTGCGGACTGGCAGAGTCCCATTCCGCATAGAAGGTACGGTCCACGCGCTCTTTACCGATCGGTGTTAACAGGCCCGCCGCGTCGGACTGCACAAAGCCCTGGGCCGTAAGGAAGAAGATCTTCTCGCCTGCGGCCACCAAGGAATACGGCGCGTTTAGTCCACGGTCCTGAGCGACGCGAATAATCTGGAAGACCAGCTCCGAACCAGGCACATAAACCATGCGCCGGATCGCGCCTTCCTGCAGGATCATGCCGTATTCGCCGCCCGCCACGCCGCGATTCAAGCCACCGTCGGCCAGGTCTTGGAAATCGGAGAAATTGTCACCGGCCGTCCAGTTGTCAATTTCATTCAGCCCCGACCATTGCACCCGGTAGGGCTGGTCTAAGAGGCCAGAAAGCACGACAAATCGGTTAACAACCGCGATATAGGCGGCTTGCGGCGGACTGCCACCGAGGTCTGCGAACGCTGAAGAAGAGCCGAGCGTGAAGCTCTGCACAACCTCGTTCGCCTGGGTGGCTAGCACAACGTTATTAAACTGCGCGAATTGCCACTGAGCCGTAGAGCTCAGCGCGGAATAAGCCAGGCCCCCCTGGGAAACATCGTCCCAAGTGAAATCCGTATTGTCCATGAGGTAGAGGCGGTCGACGGTCGCAGCGAAGATCGCCACCGATCCGTCACTCCGCCGAGCGTAGAAATAGCCGCGGCAGGCGGCCGGGAGCGCCGCTGTATAAGCCTGGGGTGAATTCAGCGGGCCATAGCCATCCGCGCGTGGTTTGACATTGAGCAACGAGCTCGTGTAAGCTTGGGCGTTATGGTCCGAAACGTCGGGCCGATATTCGCCCAAGGCGAGCGGAAGTGGCTGGGGTGCGGGCATTAGAACGCCATGGCCTTAATACGACCACCCCCTGTTTTGGTCTTGCGTGTAGTGCGAACGTTGAGCTGCTCCAGGGCCTCATTGACGTTGGCCGTCATTACCTGGGCTTCTTCCACGTTCCGCAGGACGTGCGTGAATATCTCGTATTTGGCCCGGCTGCGGATCAGTCGTTCCGCCGTGGTCATCCACGGGTTGCCAGTTTCCCCGTCGGTCGCGGGTTCAGCTTGCTCTAGCACCGCGCCAATGCGCACCGTCCAGGCCTCATTGGGCACCGGATAGAGCCAGAATTGTTCGTCGTACCAGGCATACCAGCCCGGCTGACCGAGGAATTGCGGCGTGGTGCCACTGTCCTCAACATATTTCATCGTTTCCGGCAGCAGCTCAAAGGGCTGGTCGCCGATCACGATAAAGGCGTAATCCACCTTAGAAATCAGTCCGATAAATGCGGCCTGTGCGGCGCCGTAATTGGGCCGCAGAGCAATAGTGTCAAAGGTATTCTCGCGGGTTTCATTGAAGAACCAGCGTTCGTGCTCATACGCCTTAATGGCCGTAGAGATAGCCGCCGCGATTTGCGTGGTTAAGTCTGTGCGACGGAGCTCCGACGCGATCCTTGCCTTCATAATGGCGAGCGTGGTCATGCCTTACCCCTTACGCACGTAAGGGCTGGCCCGCCGGACCAGCCCTCTTATTCGCCGTTAAGCCCCTAAGAAGGCTTAGGAGAAGTTCTTGTCGTCCAGGATGTATTCCACCCAGGCGCGACCAATACCCGTGGTCGCGGCCGTGCCGGTCAGGTCAACCACGGCCACCAATTCGGTGTCCGCGGCATAAGGACCAGCGTCGTTCGAGGTGGCCATCTCGTCCGTCGGAATCACGCCGACCGTGCCCAGGGCCAAGTCGGTAGCGAAGCCGTCCGGGTCTGCCGCCGTGCCGAGGTCCAGCACGTTCGTGGTGCCGGCATTAAAAGCCTGAGAGACCACCACGCCGCCGCGAATAACCGTCGCGCCGATCGGTGCGTAACCCAAGGAGAGCGTCAGGCCGTCCGAGGCGAAGGTGAAGTCGGCCGCCAGGTAGTGGACCTGGTGAGTGTGGTACTCGCGAGCGACCGTTCCCGCTGTATTCGTCGTCATATCCGTGTTTCCCTTATTGGGAGCCTAAGAGAGGCGCCCGTTCTCCGCTATCAGCTTGCCGCTGCCGCGTAGGTTGACACGACGACCACGCCGAAGTCCGCGCTGTTGAACACGGTCTTCTTCATGCCCCAGATGGACCAGGCCGAAACTTCCAGCTTGCGCTTGTGGTCGAGCAGCTCTTCGTTCCAGCGATACTTGCTGGGACCGTAGTTGTTCTGACCGTAAGCGATGACGCAGGCCTGCGCACCCAGCAGCACGGCGCGGCGGGTATTGCTAACCGCGGCCCCAGTGGAGCTGTTAACGCCGAGCGTCACGTCCTGCGAGGAACGCAGGATCACGCCGTTGTACTCGCCCAGGGCGCCGGTATAGATGGGGTTGCCAGAAACCTGGCCGCCCATCATCGCGGCTTTCTGGATATCCATCCACTGGCCGGAGGCCGAGTTGGTCCGCATGGACGTGACCTGATACGGATGCAGGTACATCACGTATTTCGGCTGGCCGCCGATACGGATCGGCCGGACCATGTTGTTGCCGACCTTGGCGTTTTCCACGGCCGCGTCGATCAGGTCGAGCGTGAAAACGTCCGAGGAGGTCAGCCCCTGGTCATTGGTCGCGGTGCCCGCCCAAATCTGGCGGCCCGTGCCCGCCGGAGCGGTCGCGGTATTCAGGCCGGTGTACTTCAGGTTGGTCTGGGCGTTGTTGCCGCAAACCTGGTTGAAGAACGAAGCCGACTTGCGGTCCGCCCACCACTCGCCCAGGGCGTCACGGGCCTGCTCACGCAGGTCGTACTGAACGCGCTGCGCGTCGATGGTGTTTTCGGAACGCACGCCGACAATATGGCCGAGCTCGTTGATGAGCAGGTTGTCGGAATAGAGGGAGAGAGACTCGCCGTTACCTTCGGCCGTCTCGCCTTCGGTCTTGCCTTCGCCCGTCAGCCTCGCCCGCAGTGCGATTGTCACCCGGTCGCCAGCGCCTTTGCGCGGCTCGGTTTTCAGCTGGATGATATTGTCCTCGCCCTCGCCAATCAGCGGAGCGATATCCAGGTATTCGCGTTCTGCGACTGCCAGGGAGCGGGACCACAGCTTGACCGCCAAGGCGTCATTGACGCCAAATGAAGTCGTAGCCATTGTGGGAATTGCCCCTAATAAGTGTTGAATTGTTCCCAAGTTAACAGCAGTGACGCCTGCTTAGCGCGGACAGAACCTTTAGTAGCGCACTAGGTTCTGAGAGTGGGAACACACTTACGGGGTTGTTCTACCGAAGCGGGATTAACCGCAACAATAGCAATAACTCAGATAAAATACTGTGGCAACAACTATTTACGTAGCTTCCGTAAAAATAACGCCGCCGTACTCTCGGCGTACAGGATGTAAGTCCCATCGCGGAGTGTGGCGATAGTAGGATCGCTCGTCACGCAACTCATCGCACGTGGGTAGTATCACGCCGCCCGTCTTTGGGTCTAACCTCCACCTATTGGCGATTTTCAGCACCTCTTCTTCCTGCAATTCCAGCCCGTATTTCTGGGCGAGCATTACGTCACCTTCTACCAGGTCGCCTTGCGGTAAGAAGCACAGCTTCTCAACGGCGCGGTTATCCGCGTTGACCCGGAAGATATTCATCTGGCGGCCGTAAACAATCTTGTAACGGTGACCAGTTTTCCCGCCGATCACGAAGAAGGCGCGGATCGCCTTCCAATCGACCAGCTGGGCGGGGGTGAGGTTCTCCTCCAGGAGCTTAAGGCCCTTTTCCTGTGCGGCTTTGCGGCGCGCGGTTTCCGCCACGCGCTGTCCTTCCTGAGCCGCAATTCCGACCATTTCAGCTTCAGTCCACTGAGCCCCACCCATCATGCGGCGCAACTCTTGCTCGGCGCGCCGCGAGAGCTCTAGCATCGCGGGCGCTATGGCAGGCCGCTCAATCGGTGTAAGCTCATAAGCTTCCCGCCTCAGCTCCGCATAGCTAACGGTGTCCACCGCCTCACGCTCAGCAGTACAATAGTAATGCTGATAATTCTGGCGCCGCTGTTGCTCTGCATTGCGATGCATACGCGCGCGGTGGCGTGCTTCTTGAAGCGCATAATGATGATATTGGACCTGATCATCGGGGAGCCCCTGGCGCTGCGCTGACTCGTAAAGCATCCGCGCCGCATGGACTTCGACGCTCAGCTCGCTGTCATTACGGGCTTCCGCGAAGACCTCGCGGATTCGATTTTCCACCTCATTTTGGGTTGAGCCACCGTACTCACCGCGCATCGCGCGGCGCACTTCCAACAACATATGGCCGAATTGGTGGCGAGGATCGGCGGCCATATTGTACTCATGGCCAGACTCCATACGCACGGAAACAATCACGTCACCGCGGCAACGATCACCCGATTGGCTAATTTGTATACGGCCGAAGGAAGAGATAAAGCCCAGGGCGCGGAGCTCAGAGTGATAGGCTTGGCCCGCGAATTCCGGCCAGAACTGCGCGAAGGCTCGGTGGAGCTCGCGGTTGTCGACGTGCCGCTCGTACCGCATTAGGCGAGCGAGGCGCGTAAGGTCAACCCGGTCAGCATAGGTCTCACCCGCAGGGTTCGCGACTAACTGCCCCGGATCGACAGTAACGCTATCCGCCGACGAAGGGGGCGTGGAGGGTGATGGTGCGGTTGGCGTCGAAGGTGCGGGTGACTTCTTTCGAGCCGTCCGCGTTTTCCGCGACGGCGACGTATTTTTTGCCACCCACCAGCTCCTGAAACCTGTCCATAGCCTCAGCGACCTTGATCTCATCGGTTAAGTTGATCCGCGTATCGCCGCTGCGGTCCATAACGATCAGCTGTTTCATGTGCGCCTATGAGGAGTTAGCGGGTTCCCTAGTCCGGTAAACATCGGACTCTCCAGCAAGGATATGAGGTCGTAAAGCCGGTTACTCGACCAAGAAACCCAGAAAACGATACGCCGCCCCGGAGGGCGGCGCTCTGCTCTTCATGCGTGATTAGTGGCGGCTCACCGAGCCGTGAGCTACCTTGAGCGCGGTCGCTGCGCTGACGCGGAGGCAAGCGGCGCGGAACGCCGCCCGGCGCACCTGCTCCAGCTTGTGCAGCTTGACGGTAACGTGGAGCGCACCGCGGTCCACTTCCGTCCGGACGAAGGCGCCGAGCTGAATATTCGGGTCGCCGGTGAAGAATGGCAGGTCGAGCGTCAGTCGCTCCGGAACGCGCGTGGAGCCTTCCACGTTGTCTTCGTCGGCATAGCTGATCACCTGGGCGCTATTGGCCCGCTTGATCTTGGACTGGAATTTCACCGTGCGGGTCTGCGAGAAATTGGTGATCATATCGTAGAGCACCGCGCCTTCCGGCTCCAGGATATCGTCGATATGCTCCTCGACGAAATCGGCGAAGTGGATCTGACCCTGCGGGCGGCCACTGATACCAGCCCAGGCATCCAGCTGCGGGGACGTGGTGAGCTGCAATATCGCCTTGTGGCTCAGCTTACCGACGGAATGCGCGCCTTCGGCGCCGGGCGTGTGGTAATCCAGAACGGCGCTGATCCGGAAATTACCCTCCGAGGCGAACAGCCGCGTGCTGGCGCCCTTGAAGGCATTGACGTAGTCGACGAAGCTTTCCACGTCGTAGAATTCCGGCGCCGACGAGATATATTCCGGTTGGTCCGGCCGGAGGTGCTCGAGGGTGTGGTCGTCCGGAACGATAACGGCCTTACCACCGCCCGGATGGTCGAAGGGCACCAAGCCGCGCGTTACCAGTTCTTCGACTTTCGAGGCCAATCCGGCCAGGTCACTATTGTGCGAGCTCATATTGAGCTAACTCCTTAAGTTTAAAGGGATAAAAGCCGAGCTCGCGCTCGGCTTAGGGATGGGGAAATGCCGGCAACAACTTAAACAGCGGCGAGTTGCCGATTCGCCACTTCCGCGCGCGCCTCATCCTGCTTGGGTGAGGTACGGGTCAGCGAGCCATCGGTCCGGGCGAAGAAATTCGACTGGTCCGGCATGGCTTCCGGTGCTTTGGCGGTGATTTTGGCGTCGACCAGCGCCTTACCGCTACCGTTCGGCTTGACAGAAAGCGTCAGGGTAAGCGTACCGGGCTTCTGGTGCTCGTCCACGGCTAGGACCAGCGCAGCGAGCTTTTCCGTGGCGGCAGCACTCACGGCGCCGTAGTCCAGCTCGCCAAGAATTTCTGAGAAGGGACGTGGCAAAGGGAATACCTCCTAACATAAGGGAAGAAAATCCTTACCACGTTTTTATAGCCGGGCCAAGTAGAGCCGCGCTCTGTTTAAGCGTGGGCGTGCGGAGGCATCTTGGCCTTTACTGGACCTTTCTCGGGCTGGTCTTGAAGTTGCATAACCAGATTGGTTAGCTGTTCGACTAGCAACTCGCGGCTCGGTGCCAGAATTGTTCCATCTGAGCTTGTACGCTGCCGGAAATTAGCGTCCACATAATTCAAGAGGGCGAGTTTCACGTCCAATCGCTTCAGCGGCGGCGCTTCAGCCACTTCCGTAAGTTCCAATGGTCCTTCCTCGCGCGCTAATGCTGGGCGGCCAGAAAAGCTAGAAGCCAGCCCGCCCAATTTATCCCCGGCCCGGTCCATCGCTGTGCGCAGCGGGTTGCTCGCCACGTCGCCTTTGTGCGTATCGACTGCCATAAATGTCCCCCGTCGGTTATTGTGCCGGCGAGTTTAGGCTACACGGCCCCCCGCGTATTGTGCGAGAAGCGAGCGAAGTAAAAAGCGAAGCCCCGACGTTGCCGTTAGGCAACTAATTGCTCAAGTTCGCTAAAGCCTGCCTGAAAATTCAAGCCGTTACGGCCCATTATTGCATTCGCTACTTCCCGTTGCCAATAATGACCCATTGTCGCCCAATACATCTCACGGCGTTGCTCGCGCAATTGGTCTGGATTATAGTCGACAACTCGCCCCCGCGAACGAATTTCTAGTGGTCGTTGCGGCGCCACGTCCACCTCGATGGTTTCTGGGTTGGCGCGACCTTGTAGAAAGGGGTGGTTTACGCCTTCCGTCGTCACAGTAATCATATTAGCCACGCTAAGGATTTCCCGCTCGGCGCCGCTCTCTACATGTAGAGCGAGCGCCGCAAGCTGGTCTAGGCAAGGCGTGCCATCAATATAGAAGCAAATAGAGCCCAGGGTGGGGCCGCCCGTGGCCTTCACCGCGATATTAAGGCAACCATGCCCGACCGCGTCAATACTCCGTTGTTTCTCCACGGCGAAAGTAAGATCTTTGCCCCTCAGCACAACAGCGTCACCGCGAATAAATTTGTTCACGTCTTTCGGACCGATCAGCGAGGCCGCGAAATTCGCCGCCCGGATCAATTTGCGCCGGTCGCGCTTCTTCTCACGGCGGCTCGAGCGGTCAGAACGAATAGAAGTCCGCCCGTACACCTCCTGGATCAACCGAATGCGGTATTCCGGCACGGGCAGCGTCGAATCATCCTGGTTCTCCAGCAGCTCGAAGAACGCTTCTTCCTGCTCCCGCGTCCCGACCTTCGTCCCCTGGGCCATCCGTTTCATGCGTTGCGCCATCGCCCGGCGCCGCGCCGTATCGGAACACCGCCTTACATAGTTACGGATGAAACGTGGAGATTTGAGGCGCCGAGCCATCTTCTTGCCCGGCATCCAGGCCCGCCAGAGCCCAGGGCGGGGTGGCTTGCGATACGCCTTAGCGTAGCCGCCCTCACACATATCGCCGACCGCCCATTCCGCCAGCCAATAGGCTGCGTCCCGGATTTGTAGCAGGAAGCTGAGCACGGCGGCCCGGATCAGGCCGTGCCGCACTTCGTCGGGCACGCGCGGCCAGAGCTCGTCCGCATGGGCCAGGAACTGATCAATCATCTTGGGGCGGACATTCTCATTGCTAGTCCTGTCGCCGATGACCGTGATCTCACGCTGATTAAACTGGTCCACAATACCGGCCAGGAAGCGCCGGTCGCCATAAAGCATCAGCACATAAAAAGAAATAGCGTCGATTTCCATCGACGCCATGCTATCGTCCAATTGGGATGCCACCCAGTTGGGCATCCGCTCCCGTTGCGGTTTCATTTATCCGCCGCGCCTCTGCTTAACAGCCACTGATGAGCTTTTCGCAACTTCTTTCGGGTCTGTTGCGCGCTTAACCGTTCGGCCACGTTTAGGGCTCTTAACGATTGCCGCGGCGCCAGTATCAATGAAAGCGGCCAAATCCGCATCATCAATAACCACCGCGCGATTATTCCGAGCTTGTTCGGGGTCGTTGAGCTTGGTCTTCCGCGGCGGCGCCAGGCCGCCCGCCACTGGCTCCACGATGAAGAATGTGATCCCTTCCGCCATTTTCTTGGCAATAATGGCTTCGATAACAGCATCGCTTTCTTCCGTCCAGATGATGGTTACGTCACCAGAACGATTAAGCAGGGTGAGGGAACGTTCCATTAACAGGCTTGCCTTCCGCGACATGTTGGTACGACCCGTTCGGAAGTTGCTCCCACTTCCGTGCACGGTTGATCACCATCTTGGCATTAACGGCCGCTTGCAGATCAATCCCCAATGTTAGGGCTAATCTCTCTAAGAGGAGCAAGGCGTCGGCGATCACTAGCTTCGCGGACGCCGCATAGCTATGCGGGCTGTCCGTGGTATGGCAAACTGAGGAGAGGTCGTCCAATACGGAAGTAAATCGCCGCTGGAGATTAATGGCCAAGGAGTACTGCGGCACCCGCTCCTGGCCATGCGGGCCGACCGTCGGGACGCGGGTCGGAACGGTGATGCGATGCACAACGTCCAGTAGGCCCGCAACTTGCCACATCATCACGCCGCAATCTGCGACCTCATCGAGGATGGCTTCCATCGGAGCGTCGTTTAGGACCGCGCACATCGCCTCGTTAACTTCCTTAGAGGCGCGCGTGGCGATCTTTAGCGCGGTCCGTTGACCAAAAGTCTCTCGGGACCAGGCAAGAATGGTGTCAGGTGTTTCGTCGATCAATGCGAGTGCGGTCATGATTTTCCCAATATTCTAAGAGCGTATCACAGTGCTCCAGGCCACATTCCATGCGATTGACCCAATTGCGAGTCAGCCCAAGTTTCTCTGCCAACACCCGTTGCGAAACCCGTGCCCGCGTCCGGAGAATACGGCACCATTCATGCGGATAGAGCGCCATCCGCCGAACATCGTCCGCCGCCTTTTCTAAAACCTGATAGTGTTCCCGGGAAACGCCCAGGGCGGCAGCGGCAACGTGTTGGTCTACGCCCTTTCTAAATCGCTCAATGCGCAGCCGCTCTCCCTTAGAAAGCGCGTAACCTCGCTTTTTGCGGGTGGCATTGCCCTCAGGTAGTACAAAAGCTCGTCCGCTACCGGGCATCCGCGCCAAGACCTTACGGCGGCGCCGAGCACCTCGCTTTTCACTGTCCGGCCCAGCCTGAAGGCTGACCATAGTCCCGGAAGAAGATGCCATTCTTGCCCTATTCTCGCCATGACATGCACGCGGCCCCCCGCCGCGACGCGCTTATACAGGAACGTCCGTTGCTGCGGTACGAATTTCGGGAAGCGCACGATCGTTGTTTCCCGTTTCGGCCACGCCGCCAGCCATTTTAACTCAATCCAGCCCTCTACATAATTAATGTCCGGCATACCGGGCTGCATTACGTTCTCAACAAACACGCCATGCACCGGCCGGAGCAGTTTTAGGAGGGTAGAGCGGGCAGTATCTTCAGCCATTCTTCTAACGGATACGCATCGCAAATAACATGGGCTTCCTCGTAAAGCTGAGCGGCTTCCTCATAAGAAGCGCGCCACCGTTCGTTAAAGCTCAGCGCCAACGCCTCCACGCAAACCACGCGCGCAATGCCCGCCTGGATCACTGCCGCCGCGCACTGGCTGCAAGTGCCCGGCCGGAGCGCGGGCGGCCAAACGTAAAGCGTGCACCCACTCGGCCGCTCCGGCGCGGTTAGAATGGCGTTGAGCTCGGCGTGGACCACGCGGAGGTATTTCCGCTCGCGATTCTCGTAAACCTCTGGGCCGTCGCTGCACCCGCGCGGAAAGCCGTTAAAGCCCAGGGAGAGCACCGTACAGTCGGGCCGAGCGAGCACGGCGCCGACCTTTGTTGATGGGTCTTTGCTCCAGGTCGACACTAGCCGCGCTAGGCTAAGCATCCGGAAATCCCACTTCCGGCGCCGATCTTCCCATTCGCCTAAAAGGCTCATTTAATCTCACCCCAGTTGGGTCCGAGCTCCACGTCAACCTTGAACGGCACAGAGGTTCTCACCACGTTCTGCATAATATCCGCAATCGCGCGGCCTTCCGCCGAGTCCATCACCGAACCGTCTAGCTCGTCATGAACTTGTAACGCAAGATGGTGGCCCGCCCTGTCCACTTCCACAATCGCGGCCTTACACTGATCGCCGGAAGAACCCTGAATCAGCCGGTTTAGCCCCTTGTATGACCAGTCATAATTGCCGTTCTCATCCTTCGGGAAGCGGCAACGGCGCCCGAGGACGGTCTTGATATAGCCACGCTGCTTGGCCACCGTGGAGCAGGCCTCGCTGAGCTTCCGCACGAACGGTGCATTCTGGTCGAAGCGGTCTAGCACCAGCTGACCTTGCGGCCCCGCGGCGAGCAGGCGGCGTCCGCCTTGTTTCAGCGCGTCAGCGCCTTCCGGGCTATCTTCCTCGTACCACCGGCCCTTAAGCACCACCTTCACCGTGGTGGGATATCCCAGGTCCATGCAAAGCTTATAGCCGCCTTCGCCGTACATAATGCCCAGGTAGACGATCTTGGCCTCCTTGCGGGGCAGGCCAGTCAGGTCGGCCATCATCTGGTGGTTATCGGTGGTGGGGTCTTCGTTATAGCGCCGCACCATTTCGGCGGCGCCCTCGAGTTTCATTGCGGCGGCGAAATGCGCGCACCAGCGCGGCTCTTGCTGGCTAAAGTCAGCGCAGTACCAGGTCGCGCCTTCCTCCGGCAGGTAGATGGAGCGCCACTCCTTCGCGAATTCGTCGCGGCTGGGCTGCTGTTGGAGGTTCGGGTTCTCGCAGCTCATCCGCCCGAAGCGCGCGCCGCGCAGCCCACCGTCTTCCCGCTCGCCGAAGATTTGATTCAGCGTCGTGTGGATACGACCGTCGCACATATGGTCCCACACCGACTTCGCGAAAGTGGTGCGGAGCTTATTCACCTTGCGTGCCCAGAGGATAGCCTTCAGGACGGGGTGGTCCTCGCTATTCAACAGGGCCTTATCAATCTGCGGCGCGGCCGTCTTAGCCGTGGTGGAAATAGTAATACCCGCGCTCTCCAGCGCTGGGGCGAGCGCCCGCGCCTTCCACACGTCGCCGAGGTCAATACGGCGCCCGGTTTCGTGGTAGACGATATCGAGGGCTTTCTGCTCTTCTTCCTCGGACCACTCCTCAATCCGCCGCAGTCGGTCCTGGTCAATACGCACCCCGCGCCGCCGCATTTTGACCAATACGGGTAGCAGGGCTGATTCTACGTCCCAGATGCGCCCGAGTTCCTGTTCGGCAATATCCTCTTCCTGCCGCGCGAGGACGCGCAGGGGCAAGTAGGCGTCCTGCTCGGCGTAAGCGCCCACGTAACGCGCCGGGAGCCGCCAGAGGCCACCCTTGGGATCTACGTTAAATTCTGCGGCCGCCTGCCGCAGTAGCGTCTCATCCTTCCCCTCCATGCCGTAACGCTCGGCTACAGCATTAAGGTTGTAGCTCATATGGAGCTCATAAATCAGCGCTGCGGCCACCATCGTATCGCGGAACGCCTGCGCACGCCGGAACACCACCTTACGCTTCCCCACGCGCTCTTCGGCGAGCCAGTCTAGGTCATAATTGAGGTGGTGACCGACGACCTCACCTTCGAAGTCCTCCGCCTGGTCAGCCAGGTAACTCCAGGCTTGGACGGGGTCTTCGACGTTATCGCCGCCGAGGTGAGCCACGGGGATGTAATAAGCCGGGCCGTCGTCGATCGCGAAGCTATAGCCTGCAATATAATTGCTGGAGGGCTTGCGACGGACGCCCGGCCCGAGCTCGCGCAGGTCGGGGTCGCGCGTTTCGATATCGATAGCGACGCGCCGCGCCCCGCGCCAGGTCGCGGGTAACATAGAAAGCGCCGGGGGCTTCCAAGCAGCCTCCGGCGCGAACAAGTTCAGTTGTAACGTGGTGCCCCGCTTAAGCTGCTGGGCTTTGCTCAGAGACGCCATACTGGACCAAAATGATTGACGCTATTACGTCCATTACATAAGCCAGCTCAGCGCTATTCCATTCTGAGCAAAGCACGCGGAAGCATTCCTGCTCCTGGTCTTCCATCGGGTGGCGTGCGAAGAACAGCACCAACGCTTCCACCGGAACGGCGCCACGCGCAGTGCGGGCAGGGATCACCCCGCCGAACGGCGTTTCCACGGGGGCGTTGCTCAATTCGAAGAGCTTCTCCACGTAATGGAGCGCCTTTTCCAAGTCCTCCTTGCCATTCTTGGAGCGATGGCGTGCGATATATTTGGTGGCACAACCCTCAAGGTAACCCAGGCCGTAACGCTCGACCAGGTCCCAATGCTGAAAGTCGCCGCCCTGGGCGTAGTGGCTACCACCGACCTGGCGACTATTCGGGCTGTTCATTCAGGATATCCTCCAATGTTGTTTCGATCGATGCTGCAGAAATTTGATGCACGATTTGCCAAATCGGTACCGGCACCTTCTCTATCGCCTTGGCAAACCAGGCATAGAGAACGACGCAAGTCTCCTTAAATGCCAGGTTGCCCAGCCGGTATTGCTCACGGCTAAAGAGCAAGCATTCCAGCTTATCCACTGCCCAAAGCCAGTCCTGCTCCTCACCGGAGAGCAGCTCCAGGTTGACGCCAAGGTGGCGCCGCAAGAACTCCCGCTCCAAGCTGTCATAAACCGTGCCATATTCGGCGTCCGCCCGCAGCACCGGGCTGGGCACGTCGCCAATATATTGCTCGGCCATATCGTGCCACAACACGGCTTTGAGCAAGGTTAGCGTCGGATTCGGGTGGAGCAGGAGAAGCAAGGACACCACCCCGAAGGAGTGGTGTCCCAAATTCTGCTCGCCAATTAGCGTCTTCGTATGGAAGCGCTTAACGTAACTGCCTTTACGCAGCGTTGCTATTCGATCCAGGGTCGACTGCAGCTCGCTCGCGGTCCATCCGGCGACGATGGAGCCAGTCTTTGCATCCGACGCGCCAGTCGTCGGCTTGGATGCGGTGGGCGATTTCGAAGGCGTCGTCATAGCGTTGCTCTCGGTAAGCCTTGTGCGCATCCCGGAGAGGGACGGCAGTGCGGGTGAGGAAGGGGTCCGTCAGCCCGTCATGTTTGTTTATCCCGCCGCCGAGGAAAATGGCTAACTCCGCGTCCCACGCTATGTAGTCTGCGCGGTTATCAAATTCTTGCCGCTTCATCATCGGAATCAGCCCGTGGAACACCGCCCCGCCCGGCCGATTGCCGCGCTGAAAAGAACTGTCCACGTAGGGGTCCCAGATCGCTTCCGCTGGGCCATCCGGAACCTTGGCAATATTTTCCCGGAGGCTGTGCCCTTCGTAGAGCCCCGTCCGCTCGTTCATCACCTTCTCGTAAAAGCCCCGATAGGCATGCCAATTGAAAGAATTCTGATAGTATCGTCCAATGCTCACGCCAATAGAGGAAGCCAGGTATTCTAGCAGCATGCTCATATGCACAGCATTACTGCCATAGGCGCCCCAGAAAATATCGTTGGAGCGGCAATTCACCATCATATCTAGGCGGTTATGCCGAATGTTCAGGAAGATATTCGTATTGCAGGGAACGTCTTTACTTCCGTTGTCCGCTTTCATGGAATCAACGTCCGCATCCCACATGGAAATTACTGTCCGCCGATCGTTCGGATCGTTCCTAAGCCGCTTAATAGCCCAGGGGAGCTGGTCAAAATCAAAATAGCTGCGCCAGCGACGGCCGTAACTTGCCGGTAGCACCTCGCCGTCGTCACTATAAGCCGCCATCTGCTTGGCGTAAGTGGCGAAGAACTCAACATCGTATCTCCCCCCGAGAAAGCCGAGCCCTTCCATAAAGTGGAAGAACGGGTTGGCGTCGCGCTCGTGCCAGAAGACCACGCGCTCTTGCGGCTTGCGATAGACAGTCATCACCGGGTGTTCCATGACGAACACCTCGCCATTGCGGGAGTCTTGGCTCACGCCCGTAGAAGTCAGCAGCACGTAAAGCGCCGTAGGCAGCGCAACATGGACGTTGCGAATATCAATGACGTAGGGGTTCGGCGTCGACCAATCCATGCTTATACCTTCTCTTCAACTTCAGCCCCTTAAGGCCCCGAAGATATTTGCTTACCTCGCAAAACGCGAATTCGACTGTGTGCAAATTCCACTCCGGCCAGTCTTCCGGCCAATAGCGCGGGCGGCGCGAGGCTTGCAGGAACACGTCCATCACGTCCATCATCACCGCGCGGTCCTTTTCCGAGTGGCGATTGTAAGCGGCGAGGTTGTTATGCAGCAGCAAGCCGATGCCCGCGGCGCAGCCCGGCCCCGGATTGGTCCAGGTCATCAGGTCATTAGCGTCTTCGAGGATATCGGTATGGATTAGGTCGCAAGCCACCTCAGCCGCGGTAAAATCACCCATATAGGGGAATTTCCGGATAATCTCCCAGAGGCCGCGCTGTGAGCGGTCAGCGTGGCCGGTATTCCAGTGCCATTGTAGCAGCTGCGGCTCGCGCAGCTTGGCCTGTTCAATGATCCACAACACCCCATCCAGCTTGGTCATGTTCGGAGGAGTCTTAATGATGTATGCGCCGGTAACCAGGGGCAACATATCTGGGCCGCGATATTCGAGCAAAGTTTCGCGCCAGGCCCGGAGGTTGTAGTCCTCCTTGAGGAGGAACGGCTTGAGCAACTCGCCCGTTTCAATGCGGTTAAAGGCCCGGAAGGCGATCGTCGCCACCATCACCCGCGGGAAATGTCGCAGCGGGTCACGAATATGCTCACGGAACCAGGTGGTGGTTTTATCGTCTTCGCGGAAAACGTTGGTGAATCGCCAAGTAGAGAGGACCGGGTCGGTAGTCCAGGGGGCGGGTTCCCCGGCGCAGCGCCGAAGCAGAATAGAGTAACGCTCTCGGGCGTAATCGAAAAATCTGGTTAAATGCTTGTCAGTTACCGTGCGAATATTTGAGCTCACCTCGGCCTCCGGTCAGGACATTCGGATAAGGCCATCTTTATCCCCCAACAGCCTTGAAAACATCTGTCCAACCGTTCTTCGCGTTCCTTCGGCGCAACACGGTGCCCGCGTAGCGAAATTTCCTCCGCGCGGCACCCTGAATTGCAAAGCTTTAGGATATTCGCCCCGCGCTCACACTCTACCGTGATGTCCGGGCTGTCCAGCCGCTGAGCCAGCGCCAGGCCCGCGCTGGCCACCATGAAGCAAATCGCCCAGGCCATAACCTTTTCCGGGGCTGCGGATTGGCTTTTAACCATGCTCTAAGCTCTTCTATGGGGATGTTATCGACCGCGTCTTCGTCCGGGCCGATACGATGGGCAATCTCTGCACGCACCGGCCCGCCCGCGCGCGGACCGATAATAATGACGTTCGTACCGTCCGGAGATCAGTAATACTGGGCCATTACTCATGCACCTTGCGGTAGAGGGCGCGTGCAGGAATGTCCCATAATTTCATGTACCCGCGTTCCAGTTTCTCTGGATCGTCGACGTAGCGCAGCGCCACGGTACTCGCTGCAGGATCAGCCTCGATATAAACCGCCGAGACAATCCAAACCCGGTTTGGATTGAGCAGCGCGTCGCCGACCTGCACGTCCTTAAACTCAGTCATGCCGCTAAAGCCCCCTGCCGCAGCCCCAGCAGCTCTAGGATCGTCGGAACGCACTCCGCCCGGCTAACCCGCCGCACCGGAATACCGCGCTCCTCGAGCACCTTGGAGGCCCGTATAACCTCGGCGTGACGGCGGATGGTATTGTCTGGGTTAAAGGTGTTCGGATCCTGGCCTTTCCGGGCGCGCCGCTCTTTCACCGAAGCCAGGCACGTCTCTAGCGACTCGGTGAGCTCCAGGACGGTGAAGTCCGTCTTGCCGAGCCGCTCCCACAGCGCCGTAACCTGCTTTTTATCGTGGCTGAGCAACAGCCCTTCGAAGAGCACGTGCATATATTCATGATGGCGCTCCCAGATCATGTTCATAATAAATTCGTAAGTGGGGAGGGTGTCGCACCCGCCGCAATCCGCGGATTCATAATTACCCAGGACGGCGACGTCCCGGTGGCCAGGAAATTCAGCAATGTGGTAAAGCGGCCCCTTGCGCTTCTTGCCGAAGATGGCGGGGTCCGCATAAACGGGCGTGACGCCCGCTCGGCCAGTTTTAAGCGCCCCCTCAATCGCGAGGTTGAGAATGGCCCGCATGGCCGTAGACTTACCCGACCCGCTAGTCCCACGCACGTTTATGATCATTTGACGCTCCCCTGCAGAGATTTAACTTTCTGCTTAATCAGCCGCCTCACAGCCGGAAAGTGATCGGCGCCGCAACGATTGCACTCCCAGCCGGTATCCAACGTACCGCCACACAGCACGCAGCCGGTCGACTTTGTGTCAAAATCCGGTGGAAGGATATCAATGGCGAACCCGGTCCGATCCGGAGGATTTTCAACCCATTTGGGAATCACGTCCGCTACCCCATAAGGAGTATTATCGTACCCCTAAGCGGGGCTCAGGGAGTACGATAAGACCCGTTAACCCTACGCCGCTGCTTCTTCGCCCGCGGCGCCCGCCGTCGAAGCCGTCGCTTCGGCCCGCAATTGCGCGACCTCCGCGTCGCCCGCTTTCTGCGCCTTCCAATATTCGGCGAACCGCCCGGAGGCTTCCACGAGTTGGTGCATAATTTCCAGGAACTCGGCCGTGCCGGGCTTCTGGAACATCGGGTCGCCGATGCGCGGGCTCTGCTTCGCCAGGAACGCGCCGAGCGGCCGGGTCTTGGCGTGGTAAGTGCCGATTTCCGCGTCGAGGTTGGCATCTTTCCAGATTTGGTCGATGCGGCCGAGCTGGCCCGAGTCAGCATAGAGGATCACTTCCGCTTCGCGTAGCATCTCCACCGTCACGGATTGCGAACGATGCGCTGAAAGGTCGAGCCCCTCATTTTCCAATGCCCAGTCGCGCACCTTCTTAGGGCAGGGCTTCGGCTTTTCGGTCGGCGGCTTAAACCCGGCCGTGATTACGTCGGTGAGCCCGGCTCGACGCATTACCGCAGCGGCCAGCGGCGAGCGGCAAATGTTACCGTGGCACAAAACAAGAACTGTCATGCTTCGTCCTTCTTCTTAAGACGGTGGCAACGCTGGCACCAAGTTTTGGCATGCCCGTCTACGTCATGCCAGCTCCCTGGTTGGTGACCAACGCAGCAACACCATAACCAACGCGCTGTAGCGACTATGTGGTGGATTGCACTAAGTGCCTTCGCTTTACCAGTCAAGCCGACCAAACCCACAACAAACAGAGCAATAAGCGCTAGGCCCTTCGTCCTCTGCTTCGAGGGGGTCGAAGTCTGGGTCAAACTCTTCCCCGTCCCCCTTGCCAGTACCTTCGCATTCCGGGCAAACAACGACGGGCTCGCCTTGCTCGTCAAAAGGATGCTCTAGTGACCAGCGGGGCGGGGAAATCACCATTTCATCCGCGCGCCCCACTCGAAATCGTTAAAACGTCCTTCTTCTATCTCGTTGATATTATGAGCGATTTGCTTCTTCGTCCAGGTGCCGTCGTGCAACGTGGCCCGGTAGCGGATCTCTAGGGCGTGTTGGTAAGGCTCGAATACTGGGAATTTATGCCATTCTGGCCGCTTTGAGCCACGCGAACGGAACACATCCCAAGGGTTACATTCTTCCGGGAAGCTCCAATCGCTCAGCGCGCATTCCGTATAAATCTCGCACCACAACAAGCTATGGCCCAACTCGCGCTCATCCAACGTGCCCGGGAAGTGACGAAACTCAATCGTATCCGTTTCCCGCATTTGCCGCAGATTAACCGCGCAGCGCGGCTGGGCATGCCACATCGGCCGCCCTTTACTATCCTTCGGCACCTCAAGCTCAAAGAACTCCTGTGGGCTGGAAGCTTCCTCGATCTGATTGGTCGCACGCTCCGGAGTAAGCAACGTGTGGTGCGAGCGCTTCCGGCGCCGGTAGCGGCGCATCGCGCCGTGATATTCCTGCTCGACGATATAATCCGAATATTTGGGCACCGGGATGGGCTCGACCAGGTCGAGCATGCGCCAAAGCCAAAAACGATTGTAGCGAGCGAAGCGGATCAGCCCCTCAAAGTCATCCTTGAGGCCCGGAACCCGGATGTGGCAATGGAGGTTGGAGCGATAATTAACCTTAGCTTCCGGCGCCCAGAGCTTAATTCCGCTCAGGCAGGTCATCTGTCCAACGATTGTTTCCGTCGGCGGGGTATTGATCTCGCCGCCGAAGGCGTAGAGCTTACCCTTCGGGTCATTCGCGATGCCATTGCTATTGACAATGGTGATATCACGGTCGTCCCACTTAAAGCCTTTCGGCAGCTCTTTTAAACGCGGGATATCAGCGAGCTCGTGCTCCGCTCCGAAGGTGTGCCCTACCAGCCTCATTTTCGACCCCGCTCTTCAAGCCACCGCGGCAAGTCTCGGTATTCGATTTCCGTCGCTCCGGACCTAATCGCATGCGCCTTCTTACTCAAACAAATATCGTAATGCGACCAAGAAGCGTCCATTCCCGGAGCTTCACAGGCCGGACGTTGATGCCAACGCCTCGCAACACCTATTTTGCGGGCCATGGCGTGAAGCTCCTCGTCTGTATCGGCGAACATATGACACATGATCATCCGACCAAACGGCGCGCGCATTGTGTCTACAAAAACAGGCATCTGCGGCACCCCTAATTCGTCGCCGAAGCAATCTTATGCGCCGCCCAGGCCGCGCCCGCCGTGCCATTCTTCGCGCCGCCCGTCGCTATCCAAAGGCCCGGCTTAACTTCCTGCACATAAGCCGGGGCACCCAGCCCGCGGATATAGGGGCGGCGCCCGACCAGCACGGTCGGCTCAATTGCCACAAGCCGTTGAGTGGGCTCGTCCAGCTCTTGCATATGGACGAAGCGTGCGCATCGTTGCTTCGAATCGTCTAGGCGCTTCGCAGTCAGGTCAAAGACGGCCGTGCCGTCGCCCACCCAGAGCTCTCCCGGATAGCGGTTCGGAAGACTAACGAGCTGCTTATACGGCGCCCAGGGGCGGACGGAAACGCGCGACTCCCGATTAGGGTCGCAAGGCCACGTAAACGCGGCGCCGAGCTGCGCGCGCAGGCCGGTCACTTTTAAGTAGTCTGGCAAGATGTCGTTGCACCAGCTCCCAGTGGCCACTACCAAGAGCTTCGCCGCATGGCATTGCGTCCTTAAAGCGTCGCCATGCAACGATTCACTTTTCTCGATCGTCCGGGCATATGGTACACCATAATCCTCCTCCCAGTCGACCACGGTAACTTCTTGTTTTACCACGTTATCGGGCTTCGTGGTGGAGAAGATGGAGCCCGGCGCCACCCACCATATGGTGGAGCGCTTCCCCATGCCCGCCACGGCCTGGATAAAAGCCTCGATTTCATGCACGCCATAGCACTCGTCCAACACGGCCATAGACTGGGCCTGTTCGACTTTACTCATGCTGGTTAGCCAAGACGGCTTCATGAGGCATGCCGCGGGCTTCGACCCGGCTTGTTCGAAGCCCGCATCGAAGAGGGTAACGTCGCGGCCCTGGCGCTTCAGGTAGCGGCCAATAACGCGGCCGAAGATGCCCGCCCCGATAATGAGAACGTCGTATTCTTTCATTCCTCCCCCCTCAGGAACGGTTGCACCGGGAAGCGAAGTGGCTTCCCCTGCGCGCCCCATTCTGCAATCTTCTGCAATACAGCGGACTCGTTATGATTCTCCCGCATCCATTGCAACGCACCCTGGCCCGCCGAAAAGCCCATCGTGTAAAAGCTGTTCTTCCCGCGCGTTACACCGACAACATGAGCAATCTCAGCGTCCGGGAGCTTCGCAATAAACTCGACGCCTTTGTGGACCAGCTGAATGTCGCACAGCACGAGCTCGTCATAGGCGAACTCCGCGCCTTCCCAGAAGCCCCGCGCGGCGTCGCGAGCGTCCATTTCGTGAAGCCTCATGCCACGACCTTTTGCGGAACCTTCGGCATCGATGATTTAAAAAACGCCGCAACCTCACTCACCTGAGCCCAGGGAACGAGCCCTTCATGGATCTCGGTAAGGTCATTGTAGAGCGGATAGTGGCCGTTACAGTGGGATTTCCACTTGCAGAGGATGCTCTCGACCTCCTGGAGGCCGATCGGCCGGTCGTAGAGGGGCGGCGCCGCGTAATCAGCGAAGTAGGCTTCCAACCCCTCGAACACCGCCCTAATGGCCTCCGGCTTAACCTGGGCCGCCGCGGGGAGATTATTGCGCTGCCGGACCAGGCGTTCAGCCGCCTCCACGGGGTCTTTGTAAATCGTCACGTCGTCGTAATTGAACGTAACCTGTGCCAGGCCCAGCCGGTCGATCATATCGGCGAGCTTGAAACTGATCCAATTGCCGAAGCCGTGTAGGGAGAGAATACGCGACGTGACAGCTCGGAAGGACGTTGCGACGCGCCGGTCGCTCGCCGGAGTGATCTCCGAGAGGAAAATCTCCGGCCGGAAGCCGTAGCGATTGTGCAGGTACTGGCAGGAATTGATGGCTTGGGCGCCGCGCCAGTGCCGCCGTTCATGGCCGCGTGGCCAGCGCTCGCCCGTGGGAGCGGCTTCCTCATTCCGGGCCGCCTTCATCAACTCTTCGAAGAAGGCGTCGCCCTCAAATTCGGAGATGTAACTAGCGGCGCCACAATGGTAGAGGCAGGAATAAGCGAGCAGCCACCGCGCCAGGTGGTCGCGGCTCAGCACGTCCGCGGACAACATTGTGTATAACGCGCAATAGACCGGGTCGAGGTCATTGCTCTCAATGAGGATTTTCCCGAATTCCTCAATCGAAAGGCGCGGATAACTCTGCATTTATTCATCATCCTTGTCGTAACCAACATAGTGGTAGGTTAGCCGCCACTTCTTCTCATGGATCAGCCGGTTCAGGATTTGCCGCTCGTCGTAGCCGCGCAACATCTCGCCAATAATCGGCGAGCAATAAGCGTCAATCACTGCACGGGCCAGGGCTTCATGTGCTCGGTGCTTCTGCGCTTCCCAGCTCTTAAAGCCGCCATAACCGCTCAGGCCGAAGTCATTCGCCGCATGGGTGAAGCCGTCCGGGCGCGTAACAATCGCCACGACGCCTTGCGGCCTAGCCGGTTCCTCGGTGGAATCAGCGGCCGGGATTTCAACTTCTTCCGTCATCGAATGTACTCCCGCATCTGCGTTAAAATCTCGTCGCCCACATAAACCACTTCCGCTTCGCCCGGCTCGCCCCAAGGCTTATAGAACAACCCTCCATAAGCGGGCGGCAGACCCAGCCGAACAACGTCCCGGAGGTCTTGTTCTAGCTCGAGCGTGAGACTAATCTTCTCGTTAAGCTCGGGCAGGTCGCCGAAAGGGATTACCGTCGGCAGGTTAAGTAGCCGCTTAAAATCGGTAAAGTTATCCAGGCCGTCGCTCCGGTCCCGTTGGCGCTTCATATGTTCGATCATCGCACGGCGGGCGAGGGCGGGGTCGCGGAGCTGGACGAGGGCGATAAAGGCGAAGCACCCGCGGCGAATGCCATTAACCCGCCGCCAGTGTTCTGAGCCATCTTTTTCGTTCCGGTCAATCAACTCGAAGCCGAGGGTGGTCAGGTCCAGCGCGCCCGTGCCACCCATCGGCATCTCCCGGCCCGCGCCGACCGCGCCCGCCCCTTCAATAGCGAAACGTTCCAGAACCCGCTGCCGCCCGGCGCCGCGGCGGGAAGACGAGCGCACCGGATAGTTTTCCATTAAACGGACCAAGTCCCACAGTGCACCTTGCAGCAGCGAGGTATTTGCGGCGAGGCGGTTACGCCATTGCCACTTCTGGTAGAGGCGCACAATGCCCAGGGAGACCGCGACTAAGGGGAGCAATACCCAAAGCACGTCGGCGTCGAGGTCGAGCCGGAGCAGGATTAGGCGGCCGACGAAAGCGGCGAGCAGCGTAAAGATGAGGAACTCCAATACAACACGGGTTGCTAGCGTCATGGACTCCTCCCCACCCCTATAGCTTCCTCGCTATGGCACCTCCCGAACCCGCGATCAGGATATGCGCCAAGATCACCTTCTCATAGAACACGTGGTGGTGCGCCATAAGGATCAGCCACCGTAAGTTCGGGATCAATCGCGGCGAGCGCCAAGCTTCCATCGGGAAGCGCATGAGCAGCTCGTCGGTTTGCGCCCGCGCATCGTTGTATGCTGTTGTATCGCGGGCCGCGAAGAAATGCAAAACGTGCTCGCGGTACTCTACGCAGGCATATTCGCTCCACTCCGGGTCAATACCGGCTTCCTCGATAGCCTCCCGGCGCATGGCCTCGGCCGGGGTTTCGCCCGGCTCTACACGCCCGCCGAGGCCGTTCAGCTTCCCTTCCTGCCAGGCGGGCCGCTTCTTTTCGATCAGCAATACGTCCAGGTCTTCGGTGTCCGGAAACAAAAAGCCCACCGTAAAGTGGGCTTTCGCTGCTTCGACGACGGCGCCATTTAGGCCGCCTTCTTCGCCTTCCATGCCGTCCAAGCCTCCTTGTCCATCAGGTAGATAATCCGGGCCTCGCCGACGCCTTCTTCGCGTAGCGCATAACCCACATAAGAGTGCAGCAAGCGGACCAGGCCATAAGCACGCTGCTCAACCCGGTGCGGCTTCTTGCCCGCGCGCTTATCCCATTCGGCCACCAGCTGCTCAATGCGGCCGAGCGTGGCACCCGTCAGCAATAAGTCACGCGCTTCCGCCCGCAGCGAGCCGGGATTAAGCGTCTTGATTTCCGAGAGCGGCGGATAGTTGAACACCTTCTGGCGGCGCTTCCGCTCCGGGGCCACCACGAAGCGCGCCCTGGCCTCCGCCTGGATCGCCTCAAGACGGCGCACGGCCGTCGCTTTGTCTTTAAACCGCGTAACCGCAGCTCCCCCCACCATCGCGGCGAGGCGGTTGTACTGTGCGGCAATTTCTTTGATTGAGAGTTCTGTAGAAGCAGGACGAACGAGTTCAGCGCTAAGCATTTGATTCCCCTCCAGAAAGTGGGGATGTAACCAGCTCTCCCCACCGCAGAAGTAACTTTACTCTTGCTGAACGCAGAAGTCAAGTCGCTTGTTTAGCATAGCCTAAGAGAGTTGAGGGGAGCGTTGCCGAAAAGCCTCGCTACCACCCGGAAACATTAGCGCCCGCGGCCCAATTCGAGGAAGGCTTGTGCAAAAAGCTGATCAATCAACGCCGCATCGGCCGCGCTAGCGCCGCGCACTACGACCTTAGGTGCCTTCGGCCCGGCCAGCTTCGGGGCGTCCGGCTTAGCCTTAGCCACCAGGAACTCGTAATCCGCCATAATCTCGCGGGACATCTCTACCGTTACGCGGTCGGAGCGGATCAGCCGCAATTGCATCCGGATTTCTTCGAGCTTCTGCATAATCAAGATCTGCACGATATTGCGCTGATCCGGGCTCTTGCGGCGGAAGCGCTTCACCACGCGCCGCAGCTTCTTCTCCTGCACGCGGTGTTGCGCAATAATGCCGTCGATCTCTTTCAGTTTGGCGTCCATGACTTCGAGGCAGAGCTTCTGCATATCGTCATACGGGCCGTAATTATGGCCGCCGCCCAGGATCACCTCATTGAGCGTGTTGCGCAAGAAGAGGCAGATGCGCTCATAGCGCCGCTCGTCTTCTGTCGGTTCGGCGTGATAATCGCCAGTCTCGTCGTAGCGCGCCCGCTTAACCGGGTCTTTCAGCACGTCATAGGCCAGGGAGAGTGCCTTATAAGCCATTTCATCCCCGCCCATATCAGGATGCGCCTTTTTAGAGAGGAAGCGGAATGCGGCTTTGATTTCGTCTTGCGTCGCATTGCGCTTGACGCCGAGCAGCTCATAGAAGTCCATATCACCCCTCCCCTTAATGAAAATGGCCCGTTTCAACAGGCCATTTCCACTATACAGGGTGTTGCACCTTAAAACTGTGCCCTACAGGGCCGCGCGCGGGCACGGCACTCCCAGATTTTAGGCCAGGTGCCCTCAATCGGGTCACAAGCAAACGCCTTATTGCGCGCCCGGCCCCAAGAGGCATAGGAATTGGAGTAATCAGCGCGCACTTTAGCCGCCCAGCTGCGCAATGCCTTACCTTCAGCCCGCGGCCGGATCCGTGCACGTTCGCCATAACCCGTCACGTATGGCTTACAGCTCGTGCCCGAATCGCGCTCGTAGTCACGGTCGGCATAACTCAAGTCACGCTCCGCATACCGACGCCGCTGCGCTGCGTAACGACGGTTCTCCTCGGCCAGGGCGAGCCCCTCGCGCCGTTCGCGGCGTTCCGCGGCCCTGCGGCGCTCCTGCCGCTCTTCAGCCGCGTATGCCCTTTCCTGAGCCGCTCGGCGAGCGGAGCGCTGGGACCGGCGATAACGGTCATAATCATGCAGCTCGGCTTGTTCCCGGCGCCAGCGTTCATAATCGCGGCGTAATTGACGCTCATAGCGGGTAGAAGCGGGACGTTCGCCGTAATATTGGGCGCTATATCCGGGTTCCGGACCGTCCGCCACGGCTGACGCGGTGAATAAAACCAATGCGAGGAAGGTAAGAAGAGCGTATTTCATGTTCGGGCCTTTAGTTATTGGCGCGGCCTAAACCGCGCCATTCACTTTAAGCCAGAATTTTTAGCCGATCACGGAGTAATATGCGGAAATTATTCGGCTTTCAGTGTAATATTGAACTCTTGGGCGATGTTGAGCTGGCCGCAGAAGTGTTGTTCGCTGGGTTCTGCGTCCTTTAACGTGTAATTGCCATCCCGGCACATCTGGTCGATCGCACTATCCAGGAGCCGCCGCGCGAAAGGCGTGATCTTTCCTGAATCGTCATAGAAATGCGCCTCAACACGAGCTTTAACGCGCGCTTTTTGACCTTCACGCAGTGTCATTCGGTAATCCCGTTCTATTGCGTTTACTTCGACCATAATGCACCCGCCCTGGCAGCTTCGTTCATGAACCTCCTGATAGCGGACAGCCACCGAGATGAAATCTGGGGGATATTTCCTATAATCCCAGAACGGCATCCGTTCGAAGACGTAGCGGGTGCAAGGCATTTATGATGCTCGGCGCGCCAGCGTTACGGCAGGCGGCCGTCCCACGCCATTCTCGCGGCGAATGGCGGGCAGGTTCGCCCAGGTATAGCGGGAGTTGTCAGGCCACGCCGTTAGGAAACCAGGCTTGAGCGGCGGAATCGTAATGCGGGACTTGCCTTTCTTCTTGCGCTTGATAAAGCGCGAGCGCCTTACAACTTTCCCTACTCGCATGATCGTTCTTCCCAATGAGGTTTACCTTGCGAGGGTATGTAATCGCAAACCGCGCAATTGCATTCTCCCCAATAGAATTCGAAGGCGCCCCAAGCGACTACGCCCAGAAAGGGGAGGGTGAATGCGAGCCACCATTTTGCCGCTTCCATCACTTCCCCTTAATGTGCGAAAAGCCAGAGCTGTTGTAGCCCCGGCTCCCGCAACCCAAGTGTGGAGAATTAACCTACCACTGCGCACCGACGCCGACCTGCCAGCCGAACTGCTCGAAATCCATATCCGAGCCAAGCTTAGCATTCAACGAGAAGGTCTCGTCGATCCGTCCGATTGCTGCGAAGCCGAGGGCCGTCTCGTCACCGAAGCCGCCGATCGCGCCGAAAACGCCGAAGCGCTTCTTGTCGCTCAGCCAGGCGTCGGGCATGGCCATTGCGATAGCAAGGCCCTTTTCGTGCTCGTCGAGCCGAGCGGTGTGTTGAGAAAGCAGTGCGTCGTGCGCGTTCAGGCGCGTTTCGTGCTGCTGCGTCACCTGTTCCAGCGAGCCGATACGCTCATTGTGGTTCCAGAGCTGCTTCTGCTGAGCCCAATCCCAGGCATAATTATAGGCAATCGCCGCGTTCTGCTGGGCGTTCTTCTGATCGACATAAGTTTTATTGGCCTTTTTTCCGATCTCAACGTCCTGAGCGTCGTTTTCACTATCGACATAGGTTTTGTCGGCTTTGCCCTCGATTTCCGTCTTGAGGCCGGGGGCGAGATCTTCTTTCTTCACTGTGCCGTTGAGGATTTCCTCCGTGGTAATCGCGTCATTGGCAACATTGATATTTTGCTGAACGCACAGGAAGCCGCAACTGTCCAAGCTCCAAGCGCCGTCATCCTCAGCCCAGGCTGGCGCCGCGGCTAGCGCAATTACAACAGCGAGCAAAATACGCTTCATGGTCTTCTCCTAAGAAAAAGGCCAGAGCGTTATGCCCTGGCCCGCCGTCTTAAACTGTGCTGGAGTATTACCAGCCGAACGTCGCGCTGTTGATGCGGTAGGTGGCGCGCAGCTTGACGGTATCGTCCTGGAGCTTGGCGTCATCCGTGTACTTGGTGATGTCCACCCAGTCATGGACATATTCCAAGCTCAGCGAGATGTTCTTGGCGACCTGGTGCTCGACGCCGCCGCCGAGGCCCCAAGCGTCGAAGGTTTCATCGAAAGCACCAGCCGAATAGGACTTCTGGCCGTAAGTGCCTACGCCGTAGAAGAGCGTGGGGCCAGAAGTAAAGCCGAGGCGCGCGCCGATGGCCCACTCGTCTTCCTGGTCGACGGTCCCACCACCACCGAAGTCGAGCGATTCGTCGGAGATGCCATACTGGGCGAAGATGCCACCCAGCAGGCCACCACGGGCC